TCCGGATGATTACAATTCATTTATTCATACTTATTTGGAATATACATATGGTTTACAGGCTTTTACTTTTTTGTGCAATTGGATTTGTCAACACAATGAATATTTGCTAGATAAGATAAGTCCTCCTTTATTAGAAACATCAAATGAAACGATGCAATTAGCAAACCATAGTTTAACACAATTAAATGTTATTCATAATAACAAAAATAAATTATCATCGTTAAGTTCATTTTTGAATAATTGTATGACGCCCATGGGGAAACGTGAATTTGTAAATATATTAGTTCATCCTATTACCAATATAGAAAAATTAAATTATGAATATGATTATTGTGAATATGTTATTGAAAATGAAACGTTAATTGATAGAACACGTGACCATTTAAAAGGGATTCATGATTTAGAGAAACTCCAACGTCAGATTTTTTTAAATAAAATAACACCTCGTAATGTGAATCAAATATATAAAAATGTGAAATCGTGTCTAGAATTATGGAAATATATAAATACCGACCATAAAGAATTGACCATGTATTTTACCAACAATGCAGAAATAATGACTTCGTGTAATACAATTTTAGACCATATTTCTAGTTCCATAAATATTGAATCGTTATCTAAAAATGAGAATATTCACGAAAACATGTTTATTCCTGGTTATAATCAACAATTAGATAATTTGTTGGATAACGTCAATAAAAGTGAAACACTTATAAATCGGTTTATTGCATGTTTTCAAGATATATTTATTAAAACAGAAAAGAAAGATGTAACTTATGTAAAATTGCATAGTACAGATAAAATGCCTCCAAGTATAATATGTACTCAAAAAAGAAGTACTATATTTAAAAAATATTTAGACGAAAACGAAAATATACGAATTATTCATAACAATCGTACGATAGTACTTGATAATAATTTTACTTATCCTAAATCGACGGCGGGAAATGTATGTATTCATCATGATAAGATTCATAAAAACTGCGAGATATATTTTAGGAAAAAACAAGAATTAATCAATCATGTAGAAGAAACATTTTATGCATTCTGCAAAGAACTGAAGAATTTCCGCAATGAAATGATAACTATAGTAAATTTCATAATTCAGATTGATATTCTACAAAATAGGGCATATATAGCGAAGAAACATAACTATGTTAAACCAACATTAGTAACCGGTAATAATAGTCGTATAGAAGTAAAAGGGTTACGCCATGCACTAATAGAACAACTAAATGTAGACGAAACGTATGTGAAAAATGATATTTCGTTAAATGATGAGCGAAGCGGGATGTTATTATTTGGTACAAACGCAGTAGGTAAGACAAGTTTTATGAAAGCATTGGGATTGGTAATAATCATGGCACAAAGTGGATTATATGTTCCATGTGATTCAGTAAAATTGGTACCTTATGGTAAAATGTTTACGCGGATATTAAATAATGATAATATGTTTAAGGGACTATCAACATTTGCTGTAGAGATGAGTGAATTACGAGTAATATTACAAAATGCGGACGAAAATAGTATTGTATTGGGTGATGAGTTATGTTCTGGAACTGAATATGAATCGGCAACTAGTATATTTGTTTCGGGAATTCAATGGTTGCATAAAAAAAATAGTTCTTTTATTTTTGCTACACATTTACATAATATTACAACGTTTGATGAAATTAAAGAATTGGACAATGTAAGCATGAATCATATTAGTGTTAAATACGACAATGCAAATGATTGTTTAATCTATGATAGAATTTTAAAGGACGGACCTGGTAATTCCATGTATGGTTTGGAAGTATGTAAATCGTTACATTTACCTATGGAATTTTTGGATGCCGCACATAATATTAGAAATAAATATATGAATAATAAAGATTCATTGTTAATGCCTCGCTCTTCTTATAATGCAAAAAAAATAAGGAATGTTTGTGAAGTATGTAAAGAAAACCAAGCAACAGAAGTACATCATCTGATGCATCAGAGTAGTGCAAATGAAGATAATTTTATAGGACATGTACACAAAAATAATGTGGCTAATCTGGCTAGTATATGTGAAGAGTGTCACCAAAAGATTCACCATGAAAATCTCGAAATGCGTCGTGTAAAGACAACGAAGGGTTATACTTTCTCTTCATTAAATTAATTTCGTATAATTATATAAATATTTGACTAATAGTTATATAATGGAACGTCTTGATGTGCAACAAAACTTTTATGATTATTGTAAAGAGAAAAATACATCGAATATATATGAAATAACAGATACACCTGATACTTTATCGGGATTCAATAATAGTCATCTAGTTTATTATGGTGCAAAAGGTATTGGTAAATATTCACAAGCACTATTTAATATTCAAAAATATAGTCCGACACAACTAAAATACGAGCGTAAACTTATAGTAAATTATGACAAGCAAGAATATATTATTATGATGAGTGATGTGCATTTTGAAATTGATATGGAATTATTAGGTTGTAATTCAAAAACACTATTTTTGGAAATTATAAAAAATATCCAAGATATTGTACAGACACGTAGCAATAAAATAGCAATCGTGTTATGCAAAAATTTCCATTTAATACATAATGAATTATTAGAATCTTTTTATAGTTATATGTCGCAAATGAATCAATCATACACTTTATTATATCACATTATAACTGAGAATATAAGTTTTATACCCGATAACATAATAAATATCAGCAAAACATTTCAACTATCGTTACCATCAAAAACAATAATGCTAAAAAATATTAAATCCATACCAAAAAAATACGATATATCTACAACAAAAAATTTAAAAATAATACAAAATGAAAATAATATTGAAACATTGGAATATAAAATACAAAATTGTATAATACAACAAATAATTGATTTTGAAAATTTAAATATGAGTAAATTTCGTGATATTATATACGATATGTTGATTTATAATATAGATGTTCATGAATGTATAGGAAATATCGTATTATATTTATTTAAAAATAATTATATTCTTGAAAGAGATTATTATGATATAATGATACATGTATACAAGGCATTTAAACAATATAATAATAACTATCGTCCCATATATCATTTAGAGAATATTTACTATTATTTAGTAACTTGTGTGCATGGAAACAAAAATGAAGAATGATATAAAATTGAATCGATACTACAATTTATTTGAAACAACAGAACAGGAAATGAATGAGGATATCATTCACAAAAAATATAAAAAACTTGCATTGCGGTATCATCCTGACAAAGGTGGTTCAAATGAAGAATTCCAAGATTTACAAGAAGGTTATGATACATTATTAATAATATGTCGCATACGTGAAGAAGAGAAGAAAAGTGATTCGCAATCTTATTTATTTTCTGTTATTAATCAGTTAACCAAATTTCATAGTAAATATCAAGAACCTATTGAAAAAATTGCCGATGTATTATTAAATAAAATTGGCAATTTTTCAATGCAATATTTGGAAACATTAGACATACAAACGTTGCATAAGATTTATATTTATTTATTAAACGCACAATTATCGGATTATGTTAATAATGAAATTATAGAAAATATTCATCGTGTCATTGAAAAAAAGAAAAATCGCAATATTATTTTCAAGAATACATCATTAGAAGATATGATGGAAAAGAATGTGTATAAATTCAATTACAAAGAAGAAACATTTTTTGCTCCATTATGGCATAGTGAAATAGAATTTGAAACAGCAACTGGCGAAGAATTTAGTGTTTATTGTATTCCTGACTTACCAAAGCATGGTTGGTTAGATGAAAATAATAATTTATGTATATACCACAAACTGAATTTTAATGCTGAATTATTATTAAGAGAACAAATTATTATACAATTAAATAGTTATTGTTTTCATTTACCAGTTGAAAAAATAAACATAAAAAAAAGCCAAATCATTAAATTAGAAAAACAAGGGTTATGGAAAATAGATGAAAATGAAATGTTTGATACTACTCAGCGTACTCATGTTTATATTTATTTAGATTTAGTATGAATATAGTTATTGGGGGTAAACAGGCATATTATCATAATAAATAGCGTTATTATCAAATTCATGAAATAGTGTCCTTAACGTATCCTGTGTCAATTCAGCTCCAGAAATCGATGTTTCATCGATACAATTGTTATCATTAAATCGTAGATACAGGTTGTATATCTTATTATTATGAAGTGTTCGATACAATGTATGGTAACATGTCGACATACTAGTAGAGCCATAACAGACAAATTGTTCATCATTGTCAAAGAAATTACGAATCAATTGTCTTGCGTTAGGAGTTTGTGAATGCGATAGTTGTGGAAAAAGTGCATTTACATCTGATAGATTATTTTCATTTTGAACAAAAGAATCGCATTGTTCAAGGAGATATTCTGTCATAAGTTCGGGGTTAATCATTTTATTTAATAATATCAAAAAATATTAAATAAAATCAATTTATAGAAAAAATGCATTTTAATTAAAATGCAAAAGAAAATGAAAGGCGCCCCTTTCTACATTTAACAATGCGCATTTAATCATATATTACTATGAACCAACAAATATTTAAATAATATTGTTGACTGGACGGCGTCTGTCCTGTAACTATCTCACCCCAGTTACTAGGAGGTGTCTTTATAAGGGAAACAACCAGCCCTCGTGCACGGAGTGGGATTCGAACCCACGAAGCTAACGCAACAGGTCTTAAGTCTGTCCCCTTTGACCACTCGGGAATCCGTGCTTGGTGCATCTATTGGGGTTCGAACCCAAGACCTTCGGCTCATAAGACCGATGCTCTAACCAACTGAGCTATAGATGCGAGTATGCAGCGAGTGGGATTCGAACCCACGAAGCTAACGCAACAGATCTTAAGTCTGTCCCCTTTGACCGCTCGGGAATCGCTGCACATTTTTTGTAATGAATCATGTATTTTTTATTTGTATTTTTTATTTGTATTTTTATTTGTATTTTTATTTTTTATTTGTATTTTTAAACTGCCTTTTTGCGGACGACCTTCTTCTTCTTGACCTCAGGTTCAGGAGCTGGTGCGGGAGCTTCCTCCTCCTCCTCTTCGGCTTCATCGTCAGATTCGACCATTGTAGAGGGTGCTTCATCTCCTGCATCACTAGATTCCTCAGTTGCTGTCTTTTCCATGGTAGCAACATCATCATCATCGAGTGCGATTTGGCAAGTGCCAACAATAGTTGTCTTAGGGCGAATCTTGGCTTGAAGAAGGCGCCAAGTTACACCGAACTTGCCATTCGCAAACCAAAGACCACCGCACTTAATAAGAAGACCAGCTTGAGTTCCCTTGGTAAGATAATCAAGAGGAGTCAATGAAGTGTCAGGGTCGGGGAACAGGCGTTCGTTCTTGACATCGTAGACCTCGCAATCCCACTTATTCGTGTCTGCGTAAAAGGGTGCCTTTACGCGAAGAGTAGGAGAGCGAGTCATGTCGAACTCACCAGTCTCCTTGTCCTTGCGGTACTTAAGCATGGGAGTCCAAAGTGCATCGACAACATCGGCTGTCATCTTGGGCTTGCCGAACCATTCCTTTGCGTTAAGAACTGCATCGGCTTTGATGCGTTCCTCAAAAGCAATGAGGTTGTCAAGAAGTGTATCCAACTTGGTGTTGGAACCGCGGTCAGGGAACTGAAGAGTTAGTTCGTAACGCTGGTTACCTTCATAATCACCTAGTCCGTAGGTAAGCATAAGAGGCACCGAAAGATTCAATGCTGTCTTAGAAGAAGGGTTATAAATTCCAACTGACTTGCCTCCATTCGTGTTAACACGAGGTTGGTTGTAGCCAAAGGCGTCAGCGGTAAGAGTGTTGTAAGTAAGAATATCAGTTCTGCTCATCTTGTATATATACTAATGTCATGTGTCTTTAAATCCATTTCAATTTTTATTTATAATACCTGGTAATGGTGTAAAAATATAATATTTTTGAGCGTTTTTACACTTTTTACTAGTAAAAAATAAAAATTATGAGCTCACCAACTCATTTAGCGATTTTATACGTTCTCTTCACTAAAATATGGTATGGTAAATGAATTAAACAAAAGAATATATCTCTTAAATATATGGAAGAAACAATAATAGAAAAAAGGCATAGATCTTGTTCAAAAGGGGATTTGGCAAAAAATAATGAAGAAAATGTAGTGATTAGTGCAAAAAAACGCATAAAAGATGAAGATTTCTCTATATTAAATGTTGAGAACTATGAAAATCTGGAAACTTATAATTATAAATCGGCACATTTGAAAATGATGTTAAAGTATTATAAACAGCGTGTTTCTGGAACAAAAAGAGAAATGCATGATAGATTATATATTTTTTTGAAAAAATCCTGTTATATCATAAAAATTCAAAAAAACTTTCGAAGACATATAGTCAAGCTCTGGAAAAAGTGTAAAGGTCCTGCCTTGTTAAAACGCAATTTATGTACAAATGAAACAGATTTTTTTACATTGGAATCAATGAAAGAAATAGATATTAAACAATTTATTTCTTTTCAAGATGACAACTTTGTATATGGTTTTGATATATGTTCAATAAATGAATTATTTAAAAATAGTAAATTTGGAATAGAAAACCCATACACGCGAAAAAAAATGGCTAATAATACATATTTATTGTTGAAGAGAGCAGTTCAACTACAAAAATGTTTAGATATGCATGTACAAGAAGAGATAGAAAAGGACGAAATTCAGAATATTTATAGTAATGAGAATATCCATCATCGTGTAGTTGATTTATTTTCAAAAATAGATAGTTTAGGAAATTATACAGACGTAAACTGGTTTTATTCATTAAACAAGAGACGTTTAATCCGATATATTCGCGAATTGCACGATATATGGAATTATCGCGCCCAGCTATCAAACGAAGTAAAATATGATATATGTTATCCAACAGGAAACCCATTCAGTATTAATGTAAATTATTTAACAGACTCCGAAAGTATCAATTATGTCCAATATTATACATTGGATATTATCAATAATTTCATAACAAAGGGAAGACGCGAGGATGATAAATCTTTAGGAGCATTTTATGTGCTATCGGCATTAACACTAGTCAATCAAGATGCAGCCAATGCGTTGCCATGGCTGTATGAATCTGTATGCCATATGGCCAATTTTTAAATTACGTTCGTTAAAATAATATTTATACACCTTATTTAGTGTAAAAATATTAATATTATACAAATATATAATTTATATAGTTAAAATACTTAAAAAGGTAGCACATTACTATGTATAATGGCTCCTACTAAACAAGCTAAGACTACTAAATCCACTGCTCCCAAAACTCCTGCTAAAGCTGTAAAAGCTACCAAAGCTGCCGCTAAACCTGAACCTGTTGAAGCTGCACCTGTTCCTCCTACTCCTGTAGCTGCCCCCGCTACTAACGAAGTAGTAGAAGCTTCTGCCGAAGAATCCATCGGCGAACAATTCTCCCAATTCATGTCCAAACTTCAACAAGTAGCTGGACAATTCAGCGCTCTTCGCAAAGAATTTGCTCTTCTCGAAAAGAAATGCACACGTGAACTTCGTGTTGCCAAAAAGCTTAGTGCCAAACGCAAAAAAGGTGGTAACCGCGCCCCCAGTGGTTTCGTCAAACCTACCCTTATCACTGACGAACTTGCCACATTTCTTGGAAAACCCTCTGGAGCCGAAATGGCCAGAACCGAAGTCACCAAAGAAATCAACGCTTACATCCGTGCCAACAACCTCCAAGACAAAGACAATGGTCGCAAAATCAACCCCGATGCTGCCCTTGCTAAACTTCTTAAAATCTCTGGTGGGGACGAACTCACTTATTTTAATCTTCAGCGTTATATGTCACCTCATTTCCCCAAAACTGGAGTTGCTGCCGCCGCTGCCGCTGCCACCGCTGCCACCGCATAAGTGATATAAAACAAACAATTAAATACTGATTAATTAATATATATTATTTGATATATATTAATTCGTATTCATTATACTAGACAAATTTTTATCCGAACAATGTCATGCGCCCAATAGTGTATTCTATCTCTTTCATTTTTTTCGCTTTTTTTTCAAAAATTTTATTCATTTTAATTGTTTTGTTACTATTAATATGTAGTTTAAAAAATCGTATCCATAAATCTTCGCATTCATTCGAAAAAACAATATTGAATGGATTATTCATACATTTTGATAATATGCGAATAAAATCATTTATATTGATTAAACATATAGATTTTAAAATATAATAGCAAAAAACATTTGTATTTTCGCGATAATTTGTTGCATTTCCTTTTATAAGAATATCATATGTAAAATTAAAATTATTCATTATTTTATTTGCCTGTATAATAGAATATTGCTGTTCATATGCGATTAATGTTTCCATATAATGAATAAACATAGTTGGTTTGTTTATTTTTTCTGTTAGTGTAAATGAATGATACGCACATGTCCACAATGTTGCCCATGTTTCGCAGTATGTTTCAAATATTTCATAATCGGATTGTATGCGAAAAATATCTTTAATAGATATTCTCAACCCTTGAAAATTATTATTATGAAAATCAAAATTAAACGTATGAAAACTTTCGTGCAATAAAACTTTTTTCCATTCTTCGTATCTGTAAATAATTATTTTATTTCGTTTGCTGCATCCATACGTGTATGCAGAATTCACATGTTTTGGTTCTATTTGCGCATTTTTTTCTTTAGGTAAATATTTTCGAAATGGTGTAAAAAACAAATATACATCTAAAATAGTGCTGCAATTATCAGGTGCATATTTCGTAACAATAGAAAACCATGATTTAATATAATTAATATCATCATCATTAAATTTGTGTTTGTAGTGATAAACGTGAATATTAAATATTCTATTATTTGCTAAAAAATGATAACATGTGTAATGAGTTTTAGTAGATAACAAATATTCTTCTATTACTTTTGGAAAAAAACGACTTATCTCTATTATATTGAATAGTTGATTTTTGGTAAACCCTATATTTTTCCTATGACTATGATTATGATTCATATATTTGCATGATACGTATGATGTTTTTAATAAATTATACATATTATATATCGTCTTATAATTGTATTTTTCAATTTGAAATTCATTCAACAAATTACTTTCAATATAGTTATTATGAATATTTGTTATTGATGAATCCATGGTATTATAATAAAAAAAGATTAAAAATTTATTATAATTTTAAGTTCTAATAATCTATTTCTGTTCAGTAGTTTTTTCGATCTTTTCTACAAAATCGAACATATCGTAGTATTTAAATTTTGATTTACTAGTTAAACTTTTTACATCTTTGACATTTGTATTTTTAACGATAGTCATTTTTCCGTTTAGCGACGCATATTTATTTTGTGTTTTTAAACAATGATAACCTTTCGTCATAATAATAAATATATTTTCACATAATTCGTCACATAATGGTTTTGTTCCTTCTTCAAGAATAGATGCATCGAACGATAATTGCAATTTCCAACACAAATCGAACAAACGTTCATTTGTAATCTTTTCTTTAATGCATAGGTTCACGATAAATGTAGTAAAAGCCCTGCGTGTACTATTAATTAGATTTTGATTGCAAAATGCGTCATAATCATCATTATCACTAAAAGATGTAATATTATCATACATTTCTAGATATTTATTAAACGATTCTTCAAACAGAATTTCAAACAAAGGGAATCGTTTTGTTAAATCACAATATAATTCAACGTAAATTTCAGAATAAAACGCATTATTACTTGCTGTTTCCAATACAAAATTGGCTACTTTAATAAGTTCATCTTTACTGGTATCATTGTCTAACAAAAGTTGAATATTTTCAGAAATAATATCTGCAACATTTTCGTAATTATTGCTAGACAGCTTATTTAATTGGGCGCGAATATGACTAATTGTTTTGTCAACCCCTTCTGTATTGTTAAATATTGAGCTAACGTAAGGCGCATTTGATATATTTTTTTTCTTGGATGTTTTTGATTTGGGAAATATCGGTGTTTTTATATAACTAGGTGCACCTACTTGGTCTGAAATTGTAGAAATAATATCTAATGTTTCTTGTGGCAGTGTTAAATCGAATCCATTGTTGCGAATAGTAATAATATCAGCTTCACTATATATTGAGGTCATTATGTATTATTAATAATCATAATTATTTTATTTTTATATCAATTTTTATTGTAATTAAATATTTTTTACATTGTAATGTCTTTTGAGTTTGATATATCAACATAATTTCTCTTCATAAAAATAATGGAACTCCCCAATAGTTCGTCAAATACACAATGGAATAAGGAATCAATATCTAGAAAATTCACACCACCAATATATTTTTGTGAAGAGAAAAGTGAACTTGATTCGCATATAAAGACAGATTTAGAACTAAATTGTGGCGATAATAATCTATATAATAAAATATTTATTCCAAAGACAATTGCAGGAAGAGAAATAGTGAAGTGTTGGGATAAATATTACACAAAAGACAAGAAATTTTTAAAAGATACTCAAAAAATGATAGACAGAATAGAATATGAAACAAACGAATCATGTGATAAAATGGTAGAAATATATGAAGAGATACAACAAGATACAAATTTTTTAGATAAGTACAATTATGTTGATTGGAATTATTTAGAATTTTTAAATAATTCTTCTTATTTTTTATGCTTTTTATCTGTTTATAACATATTTAGCCCTTTAATTGCTCTATGTTTACCGATTATATTGATGATTGTGCCATTTATTATTTTAAAAATCCAAGGTATATCCGTAACTTGGTCTCTGTATGTAAATACTTTGATGTTTTTATTCAAAAATAATGTTATTGGACAATTATTAATGAATTTTAAAAGCGTCAGTTGGGATAAACGTGTGTATATGATAATATCATGTGGCATGTATTTTATGCAGATATACAATAATATTTTATCATGTTTTCGTTTCAATACGAATATGAAGAAAATACACAATATATTCGATACGCTAAAAAAATATAACAAACATACTATTAATGAAATAGAGAAAACAGAGAAAATATGTAAATCGTTATCCAGTTATAAAGAATTTACAGAAATATTGTTAAAAAAGAAAGAACATTTGATAGAAATAACTAATGAGATTGAAGATATTGAACAATACAAATGGAACGTAAAAGAAGCAATGAATCTAGGCATAATAATGAAACAATTTTATAAATTATATAAAAATGAAGACGTACAAGAAACATTAAATTTCACATTTGGACTTCATGGCTATTTAGAAAATATGCAGCAATTAAATAACTTAATCAAAACGAAAGAATTACATAATTGTAAATATAATAGTAAAGGCAAAACAACTTTCACTAAGGCATTATATCCATTGGTTAATAAATCATCAAGTGTTACCAACGACTATAATTTAAATAAAAATATGATTATTACAGGTCCTAATGCTTCTGGTAAAACAACGTTATTAAAGACAACAATGATAAATATAATTTTATCGCAACAATTTGGATGTGGATATTATAAAAAAGCATCTATTGATACATACGATAAAATCCATTGTTATTTAAATATACCTGATACTTCGGGTCGCGATAGTTTATTTCAAGCAGAAGCTAGACGTTGTATGAGTATATTAGAGTATATCGAGAGTAATAAAAAGAAGCGTCATTTTTGTGCATTTGACGAATTATATTCGGGGACTAATCCTTATGAAGCAGTTGCAACTGGTGTTTCCTATATCGAACATCTATCTAATTTAAATAACGTTGATTTAATGTTAACAACACATTTTATTGATTTATGTAATCATTTGACAAAAAATAAAAAAATAGAAAATAGAAAAATGAATATAAACGTTTTAGGAAACCGCGAATTTGAATATTTATATAAATTGGGCAATGGTATTTCAGAAATAAAAGGAGGTGTAAAAGTGTTAAGAGATTTGCATTATCCATCATCCATTATTATGCGAAGCGAAAATATTCTTGATATTAGTTAATTTACGTTTATTTACGGAACATAATTTATCATGAAGTAATAAATGGATATATTTGCTATAGCAGGAGTTGGAACAAACTTCATGTTTTCTTTAGGCATAATTTTTGTAATAATATTTGTAGTATTTTATATACGTCAGCGTTTATCTAATTTTGACCATAAGTTAAATTCTATGTTTCAGCTAATAAATGCAATGGCTGAAGAAGTAGATGGATTAAAAAAATCAAGTTCACAAGTATCTAGTGGAAACAATATGAATAAATGTGTACCTGACCCATCCGGTGCATGTTTGCGTGACCCAATGAGTATGTCACAACTAATGAATCCAATGAATAGTCAATTATTAGCCGTATCTGACGACGAGAGTGATAGCGATGATGAAAGCGATAGTGATGATGAAAGTGATTATGAAAGTCACGATGAAAAGACAATCGAAATATTGGGCAACAAATTAGAACATGAAGGTCAATTAGTTTTCGACGAAGTTACAAAAACAAACACTCCTATTGAAATTATCGATGAGGATACACCTATGCCTGATGGAAGTGACGTTGAAGAAGTAGATGATGAAAGTGAGGAAGTAAAAACAATTCAAAATGTACAAACAATAGATTTTAAAAAAATGTCGATAAAGGAATTAAGACATTATATAGAAGAAAATCAAATAACTGAACAAGATATTAGTAAAATGAAAAAACAAGAATTAATAAATTTATGCGTGTAAATCTTTTCTTGATGGTATATATATATGAGCTGGAAAAATAGTTTCACCGGTAGCAACAATATACATTTAGATCATCCACCTTTAATGAATGATGGACGCAATTTTACAACAATACATCCTGATAATCAATTAAATCAAGATATTTTGGTTGAAAATAAAATTATGTCCAATAATGATTATCGCAAATACTTAACTAATAATTCTGAAAAAATTATTGCAAATAATCAATTAGAATCATGTAGTATGAGTAAATGCTTTAGAGATTTCAAAAAACCACAAGATAATGGTCAAAACCAACCATATTTCTTTTCGTCTGCTTTTGACAATACAACACCATTTGGATACGTTGCAAGTGATATGAAAAGTATATATTTATCACGTGAGCAATTACAATCGCGTAAGGTAGCACCTACGCTAAAAATTGATAATTAAATTATATAAACATACAATTACAATTTATATAATTAGATGCCGAAGTTTGCATTACATAATAATAAAATAATATATCCGTCCGATTTATACAAGCAAAATATAGATGTAGAATCTAGTTTTATGTGTTATAATTGTGATGAAAAGCTACTATTACGACAATCGCGAGGAAAAAATGAAAAATATGTAGAACATTTTTATCATCCAAATCCTTCACGTAATGGTACACACATAGAATGTGAGAATATTCATATTGATAAAATTCGTAAAATGGGAGATTGGCATTCTATGTTTTCAAATAGCTTATTAAAAGAAGCATGTGAAATTTTCCGTTCTAATAAAAAATCAAAACATTTTGTAGATGGTTATGATGAAAAAAACAACCTTGGAATAGAATTTCAAAATTCTCCTATTCAAACCGAAGATGTTGTAAACCGCGAAAACACGACACCCATAGATTGGATTTTTAATGTGGAGAAACAATACAAAAAATATATAAATATTGGAAAATATATTGCAATAGAAATACCTTTTAAATGTTGGCAAGAGTCAGTAAAAGAATGTAACAACAATGTATTTTTATACACCGGAAACAAAGAATGGTGTTGGTTAACAGATAGAAATTCCTACTTTTTGGAAATAGAAGGAGTTAGAAAGCATGTATGGATTATTTTTAAAGACGATATTGTCACTTATCAAGATGTATTCGAAAACACATGTTTGGAAAGTATTTTATCTGAAAACGGAAAAGACAAACTAGCAGAATTATTTAACCAGCAAGAAAATATGGAAAAAGTAGAAATTGCGTATGCGCGCTGTCGCGAATCAATGTATTTACTTGACAATTTACATCGTCACCATATTCAAGTATATAAATTTCCAAAAAATAGTATAACAGCAATTAAATCAGTAGCAGGAAGTGGTAAAACGACAACTTTACTTGAACTAGCAAAAATACATAAAAAGAAACGAATTCTTTACTTAGCGTTCAATAAAAATTTGATTACAGAAATTCAAGACAAACTAAAAACACAAAAAATAACCAATATGTATCCACGAACATTTGATTCGTTAATGCGAAGTATATACACAGAGCAAAAGGGAAATCCACAACAAATAGATGATTTGCGACCAAATACCCTTCATTTAAAAGTGAGTTGGTTTCAAGGAAAAAATTGGCGCATTAAAAAACAATGCATTGATTATCTAACTAAATTTTGTAGACAAGTTGAATTTACTGATATAGAAGAATACTGCAAAGATAGATTTGGAAAACCAATGCCATTATTGAAAATGATATGGCAAAAAGTAGTGGCATCATATATTGTAACATTTGATAGTATTCGTAAATTGGTACACATTCATAAATGGGCGCGTGAATATATTCGTAGAAATTATGATATGATATTTATTGATGAAGCCCAAGATTTTGACGATTTAATGTTGGATGTATTGTTGAAAGATACTGATGTTCCAAAGTTATTTGTTGGAGATGCAATGCAAGCCATTTATCAATGGCGAGGTTCAATCAATGCGTTCGATAAATTACCCGAACATTCATTATTTATGGAATTTTATTCAACCTTCCGCGTAGGTAATCCGGCATGCGATAGAATACGTGGTATGTTTGATAAATGTTGGATGATTTCGAAAAGTAAGACACCAACGTATTTTGACAAACATTTCGACACGAGTGAACCTTACGTATATCTATTTCGCTCGTGGAGATTTCTCCTTTTAGCTGCACAGGAAGAATCAAATATTTATATTTATGGTTATAATGAAAAGGAGCGAATGATTATTTCTCTCCACGAGCGATTAATGAAATATTCTTTATCAGAAGAAGAAAAGCAAGATATGGAGGATGATTTACCAAATTTCTTGTTATCTTATAGTGCTCACCAACTAAGAGAACTATTACAAAAAGTAAAATCAAATATTGTACAAAAAGAAAAAGCAAATTGTCTTATGTATACAATCCATAGTTTTAAGGGTTGTGAACATAATAATGTAAAATTATGCGAAGATGTTACTGAAGAGGAATCAAATTTGTTGTATGTTGCATTAACGCGTGGAATGAAAAAAATTAGTTATTTTCATGATTAACTAAATAAAACAGACTATTTAACTAAACCGATTTATTATCTGCGTTAAATCGTTTTCGGTAATTTTCATTATACAATGGTAACAAGCGAGCTCGTTTGATTTGTATTTCGCGAAGCATTTTACTTTCTGCTTCCTTTTTTTCTTTTTTATATTTTTTGCGATTGTAAACTAACATAATCCATCCTAACCACATAATAGTGAACAAGTTTATTTTTTATACAAATAAAATTATTCATAAAATCAATTTTAAGTAAAATATCGAATCAATTAATAAATGAAACCATTTGTTTCACAATCTTTTCACCACCTAATTTGGAAGGTTCTAAATTATCAGCAAAATCTTCTTTTCGGTAAAGCAATTTATCTAATTTCATAACCTTGTAATTATTATTTTCAGCATATGCTAATAATTTGTTATTCCATATATGAATACATTTTTCATATACACTATTTTTTTTATTATATGGAACGTATATATTACATAATACGAGATTGCATTTAAAGTCGTAGTTTTTTAAAATATTTCGGTAATCTCCAAATATAGTATCAACAAATTTAGTTATTTTTTTTTGTTCTTCATTTGTATTTGAGCTGTTTGAATCTTTATATGATAATATATTATTGCCACCAATAGAGATAAATAATGTTTGTTCATCGTCATCTATCGCTTTTAAAGATTGTTGTAATTGTTTATTAATATTTTCTATTTTGGCACCATCCATTGCGTAGACTTTTGCATTTAAATATTCATGTTCATTTAATAAGTAAGGAATACTCGAGGTTGTGCTTACATAGGAACGATTATCAAAAACACTATCACCTAATACAACAATATCTCGTTTGCTTATCATAGATTCAATGTTTTTTGAAAATGATGAGTTAGATAAACGAATTAATGTAGTAACAAAGAATAAAACCAAATATATCTGAATAAAAAAACGGATTGTTGCTCTTTTCATATATACTAACAATAATTAAATTATTCATTTTTAAATTCACCTACATTGATAATTTGTGATTTAAGTACATGGTAACTATCACAATTTGGGTCAAGAGATAAAGCATTTTCCATATCTTCTAAAATATTGTTTTTTACATGTATATTTTTCTTTATTTCATTAATAATCATTTTGTTATTCATAATTTCATGAAATATTTCGCGCTCTTCATCATAACTAATTGTTTTTACATTACCTTTTAAATGCAACAAAGCATATTTTTCAACTCCCAAATTGTCAATTACTTTATTTATTTTAACTTGATTTTCATTCATCAATCGTCGAATTACATATTTGGTTAACTTTTTACTAGAAGGATATGATTTTTCGTAAAATTTCACACTCAAAGCTAAATACAAATTACTAAAAATATCCGCCATATCACCTGATAACATTTGTTCACGTTTCAATGCCCCTCCTTTTAATGCAATAAAATTGGTTAATGCAGCGTAGTCAACGATTTGTTTTTCCAACGAAGAGGATAAACAGAATGTTTTTAAGTAAAGACCTACGCTATGACGAACCATTTCAGTGAGTTCTTTTTGAAAATCCTTGCTATTATCTTGTAAAATAGAATCTAAAATAGAAAAAATATGAGGGTGACTTTTATTCAGCCCTTGTCCAAAAATAATGAGCGAACGTGTCAACGTATTGGACCCTTCTACTGTTATTCCTATGGGAGCGCTGCGATAAAACTTCTCCAGCATATTACTATAACCCAGACAAATACCAGCACCACCATGAATATCCAATGCTTCATTTAATACAATTCTACCTCTCTCTGTTGTCTGTTGTTTCATAATAGCACTTAATACAGCAGGCGAATTACCATCATCTAAAATGGTATTGGTCAATGCAACAGATGATTGAATAACCCACGTATGATAAAAAATATTGTTCATTTTTTCTTGTATTGCCTCCATTTTTGATAATGGCATACGAAATTGGTCGCGAATTTGTATATAATGATACATTCCAAAAGCAGCAACTTTACTACTGGCATTTGCAGTTGCAGGTAAGCTTACACCGCGTCCCGCAGATAAACATTCCATTAACATCTTCCACCCTTCGCCGATATTATCTGAACCACCGATAATTTGGTCCAATTCAATATATATGGTTCCTTTGATAGTTCCATTAGGAAATCCAGCATTCATTGGATTATGATGTGTTTCTTGAATTAACCCATCATGTTCTCTTTTCACCAAAGCTAGGGAAACACCTGTTTTACCCAATAAATTTTGCGGGTCTTCCAAATTAAAGGCAATTCCCATTAAATTTGCCACTGGTGCCAGCGTAATATATCTTTTGTTTAATTTTAGTTTTATCATTTTTTTGCCATCTTTTTCAACAACGATTCCGGTATCAATGCTTCCTGTAGCATCAGAACCATTATCTGGACCAGTTAACCCGAAACAAGGTATGAATTCTCCATTTGCCAATTTAGGTAAAAAATACTCCTTTTGTTCGTCTGTTCCGTATAACCCAATTAGTTCACCTGGACCAAGTGAATTTGGAACCATTGTAGCAACACCTAATGCTGGGTCGACACTTGCGATTTTTGTTAAAATGTCAGATAATTCGCTGACAGATAATTTAATTCCGCCGTATTTTTCACTAATTAAAAAACTAAAAAATTTATTTTTTGCCAAATATTGTACCCATTTATTATTATCTTTATTTGGATATACAGGACTATTATCCCATTTTTCAAATAAATCATCTAACATACCAAAAGGAACTCGATAAGGCAATTTCGTTAGTCTAGGTAATTTTGCTTTACCCTGTAAAATTTGTCTATCTAAAGATGTATTACCACTTCGCAAAGCAGTTAATTCTGTTGGTGAAATTTTAGGAACTTTGCTTTTAGCAAACTTAAATATTCGTTGCATATTTTTATACCATTAAACCATGGTTAATTTTTATATTATTTAACAAAAAACATGTAAATACAAATGTAACATTTTTTTTATTTTTTAGGTTATTCTGCTTTTTTGCGGGTTTCGGAAGGGGGATTAGGGTCACTTATTTTATTCTTAATTTGGTCAGGAACATACGTTAAGATGCGAGTTGTAAGTGTAGTTCCAATTAAAATCCACATATTAGTGATAACATCAGAACCTTTAGTGGTAATCCACAATATCCCTCTACAATAAGGAGTTCCTGTAATAAATGGTGAAATAAAGAAACCAGTAAAGGAAAGATGCGTACAATGATAAGCATAAATATTTGCTGCTACAAAATGTCCAACAATCCATAATATATAAATGGCAGATGGATACTTTAGCCAAGACATATTGTTTAGCAAAGTTGTACCATAATACTGACACTGATTCATAAATTCACGCATGTTCGTCATAATTTTCTATAAATAAAATATTGTGGTCCATTTTTTTTCAATTTTTATATAATATTAATGTATAATGGACGCTTTAAAAAGTTTAAACCCTTTCGGAAGAAAAGAAGAAGAACAATATATGCCTGTTGAAGGTGAACAAACAGCTGGACGTCGTAGAAGACGCGCAAGACGTTCTTCCAGAAAATCTAAACGCGTTGCTAAAAAATCTAAAAAATCAAGAAAATCTAAAAAATCAAGAAAATCCAGAAAATCACGCAGACGTTAAGTGCAAAGAATAGTAAATACGCTCAAAATATAAATAAATAATAAACATTTGTTAATTTATTATTTATACACTTTAGAAATAATTATTTTTTCGAGCGAGTCCTTTTAACACGACGTTTTTTAGTGCGCGTTTTGCGCTGACGACGTTTTTTTGAGCGTGTTTTTTTACGACGCGTTCTTTTTTTTCTATTTCGTCCGCCTAAATATTCATTAACTTTATCGCTCATTTCTGGAATAAGACCCAAATCATAATTTGTAACCTTTGATATATCACTGGCCCATAACAATTTTATATCATCTGATACTTGAGGCCCTCCATTAATCGAATAATTACTAACACGGAATCTAGGGTCATAATTACTATCATCTGATAAAGCATTTAGTCTACGCAATGCTTCGCCATCAAATGTACCGCGTACAATATCATTATCGTTGAGATGAAAAGAATAACGTTTATTTACTTTGAGGTCGTCCAGTTTATGTAATTTATAAAGGGGGTTTTCCATTTATATAATATATTTGGATAAAAAACATAATCACATGTAAAAAACATATTTCGCCAATCACAAAATACATTTTTTATTTTTTATTATTATTTAGTTCACTAATAATTGTACGTTGTGTATCACTTTCAAGTGAAAATTTAAAATCCCCATCATCGTGTATTAGTGCAACATTTCCGTGTCCATGATGAATTAATCTAAAGCCGTTTAAACCTGTTTTGCTTACAAGCATATTATATTTTTCGTCATTTAATGGCAAAATCGAAGTAAAACTTTTCATACTATCTATATTTATAACCAAATTGCAGTTTATACTTTTATTCAATTTTTATTAATGCATGTTTTTATTGGGAAATTTTTATTTATAGTTGTAAAGTATAACATGTCAGTTGGTTTAAAATTAGACGATGGTAAGTATCTTTTGGTAGGATCGTTCATGGATCGTAATAACCCAACAAGTATTGTTGTTGTTACTGACAAAGATGGTATTCATAAATTAATTCTTCAATATGATTCTGGAAACAACATCGATTTTGTTTACAATGAAGATGTGAAAAAATATGGAATGGGTTTAACAATTATTGAAAAAAAAACAGATACAACATATATTGTAAGTGATTTTATGGGAATCGAAGGAACATTAACTAGAATTGGTGATGAGATAAAAGAAGATATATATAATTTATCTGGAACAAATTATGATGTAGATAAGCCAACCAAAGCAATTGTTACAAAAACCAACAACACAAGTCAAATTAATATAATCGCAAAGAATGGCATTCAAACAACATTAGATTATGACACAGCTACCGGAAAGTATGGTGCAGTATTGGAAGCATTTAAGCAAAGTGATGAAACGTATATTATAAAAGGTGGAAATTACAACAATGGAAAACTAGAAATATATGTTTATGGTGAAAAAATAATTCCAGGCCGATATATATTAAATGGTACTAAATATACGTCTGGAACAAACGTTGAAGTGGTTGTAACAGATGATGATTTATTCGTTATTTTAGATTCAAATGGAAATATTCTTTTAGATTATGAAGAGAAATACGGGCGTTATCAAGACATTTATGCAAAAAAAAACGTGAATAATAGATTTTCTTATACCATTACCGATGATTTGGGTAATACTGGAACTTTATTTTTATTGCAATCACGCATTTCTGAAGGGGAATATACAATATCAAATGGACTATATAATAGTAACGAATTAACGAGAGTAACTATTCTTAGCAACTTTGACATTATGGTTATCAAAAATAGTGAATCGCAATTTATATTAAAATATAATCAAATTACTGCAAAATATGGTGATATTTATGCTTATAGTAATGCAGATAATAGTTATACGTTAAAGAAAGATTCGGGCGAAACATCCATTTTAAAATTAGTTAATTTATTTGAAACACAAAAAGTAAAACGTGGGAATGTGTTAGTAGGTAAAGAATTAATTCATTCTACAAAAAAAGATGAAAATAGTAATTTTATCCTTTATTTCAAAGCAAATGATGAAAATTCTATACTAGATGTTGGTGGTAATACAGATGGAACAAAAGGGTTTATTGTGGTAATTGTTTACGATTATTATAAAAATCACTGGCGTCAATTAGACAGAACTTCAATGCAAAATGGTTTTGATTATCGTGGTAGATACGTAGAAATAAAAAATAACAATATTAGTGAACCAAGTGAATGGGATGGTAGTAGTGCTTTGAAATTTGAAGTATTATATATTAATTCGACCGCAGATAATTATGTAGATGCAATTTACTATATCAATAATGAATTCACGCGATTTACAGATATTGGTGCGACCGACGAAGATAATAGTTCTACGAATATTAGTGACGTAAGCATTAGTTGTAGAGATATGAACAAATTAATTACAATGGTTCAAAACACACAAGGTTATGTAGATACAATAAGAACAATAAATCAGAATCCATATGATGGAAGAAATATAAGTTTTAGTAATTACGTCGAATCTGGCTATAATGCTGCAAACGAAGCATATGAGGAAATCAAAAAATACAAATGCGAAACAAAGACAGCACCTATTTATCAGCGAAAAATAAAACAAAAGGTATCAATGAGATTTGCTAACATGAAGTAATCTATTAAGCACTTTCAAAAATACATAAAGATATAATTATTGTATTATTATCATAATGACTACAACATATACAATCGAACCTGAAAATAAAAATTGCATATACGAAGAAGAACATTATTGCAAACAATTATCTACTGGTAAACGCGCTACTATATTATATACTAAAAATTGGCGTTGGGGGTCATTTGAAATTACCTTAACAGATGAAGAAAAGGAAGAAGTTGAGAAAAGCGACGATATTTCATTGAATTCTTATGGTGCTTCATGCATAGAAATGAGTGATGGTTGGTTTTATTCTACCGAATTAAAAAATGAAAAGAATTTCAGCGAAGAAGAAAAATCGGAAATATTACTATCGATATGTAGTGACGAAGAAGAAGATGTATGTTACAATAATTGCGATGTGGATGTTATGGAAGAAAATGGATGGTATTTAGATGATACTGAATATAGTATTGTATCCGGATGTATTCTAGAGTAAGCAATGTCAAAAAAATATTATTAATTAATACCATATAATATTAATTACTAATTATTCAAACCAACATATAGGTCATAAAAAAATATTTATTTATATATTTTACTAAAATAATTAATTCTAAATCTAAATGTAGAGCATATGAAGTGAAGGGTTCATCTTCTTATCAAGCTTAATAAGCTTGTCAACAATGTCTTTGGTCACTTTGAAAGGAAATTCTACTTTCAATGACATTTCTGTTTCAAACAGATTGGTCTCGGGCTTCATCAAGCGATACAAATTTAGCTTGGTATAAATAATCTCCATACAACGCTTCAAGTTTCTCATACCATCTTCTTTGTTGGTATAGTTTTCGATAATATGCTCGATAACATCATCTTCGAAAATAATCTCGTCATCACTAAACTTGACTTCATCGCGAATCTTGGGAAGTAAGTGCTTATCACATATAATCTTCTTTTCCTTTGTTTCGTATCCCTTGGTCTGAATACGATACATTCTATCACGGAGAATAGGATTGACCTTGGACTCGTCATTGTAACTGAAGATAAACATACACTTGCTCAAATCGAAATTAATTTCTGAAAAGTACTTGTCGTGATATTCGCTGTTCTGACTCGTGTCTGTAAGATGAGTAAGAATACCAATAATTTCTTCACCTTTAGGTGTGTCACTTACCTTATCCAATTCATCGAAATAAATCACTGGGTTCATGCACTTGCTCTTCATCAAGATATCAACAATTTGACCCCAAGTACTGCCCTCGTAAGTATAACTATGACCTTCCAGGAAACTACTATCTGTTGCGCCACCGAGTGCAATAAAGGCAAATTCGCGTCCTAGAATTTTGCTGATGCCTTCTTTGACAAGTGTTGTCTTACCGGTACCCATGGGTCCTTTAATTGCAATTGCACTCCCAATTGCTTTAGGATTAGTAATAAGTTGTCCAACCATCTGCATAATCTGCATCTTGGCATCATTGAGCCCATAGACAGCTTCATCGAGGATATTCTTGGCGTTTTCCATGAAGTTATGGCAAGCTTCAATGCCATCGTTGCGCGAAACAGGAAGTGAATGGTAAACACCAAAAGGAATCTTCATAAAAGTATCAATCCAGTTTTTCACTTTATAGAATTCACCTCCTCCAGGCTCCATGTACCGAAGCATATTGATCTTCTTCATGGCACATGCCTTAAAATGAGTCGGCATATCAGATTCAAGAAGACTAATACGATATGGCTTATCAACGGAAATAATTTTGTTGATTTCCTCTACTTCCGTTAGAATCTTGGTTTGCTCTTGAATGGGCATACTTTTAAAGAATACAAAATCGTTCATATTTTTCTTGTTTGAAATAAGTTCGCGAAATCTTGTACTATTCTTGGTCTTTACCTTATTGTCCTTTTTTTCTTGGTTCTTTTTGTAAGTTTTAAGTTTTTTCTCGGAAATCTTAATTGCATCGCGAATAACCATGGAATCTACATTATTCTTTTGGATTTCATGAAGCTCTGCAAGTAGTTTTTCCTCTTTTTCAAAATCAATCATAACATCATTTTTCTTACTTACCTCTTCCTCCTCCTCTTCTTCATCCTCCTCCTCCTCTTCCTCATCTTCGTCCTCATCCTCTTCGTAATCCTCCTCATCTTCGTCCTCATCCTCGTAATCAGAATCTTCTTCAGAATCATAATCTTCGTCATCATATTCATCATCCTCTTCATCATACTTTCCGCGGCGACGCAGACTTTTAGGGTCAATGGAAAGAACGATGTTTACTGCTTGGTTAGCATCTTCTTCATCTTCCTCCTCGTCATCCTCACTCTCAGATTCAACAATTCTTTTTTTAGATTTCTTAATATTTTTTTTGCCTTTCGGACTTTTGGCATCTTTGGCACGTTGAAGTTCCTTCTTCGCGTGTTTTGAAGGGAACATCTTGTGCAAGAATTTCTTCCATTGAACAGGGTCCATAATGTCCTCGTCTTCACTCTCTGCTTCTTCCAATTCTTCTTCGCTAGAAGAATCAGATTCAACAATGCGCTTCGACTTGGTTTTTTCCTCTTCGCGTGAAGAATTTCCTTTAAGTTGCTTGCCTTTGTTATCGTTAGTTTTCACCATTTTGACTTCTTTTATAATTCAACATTCCGTCTTTAAATATATTTCAATTTTTATATAAATATGGTAAAAATGTACAACCAAAATTTCTCGAGAATAATAAAAATCTAGCGAATATAATATAATGGACAATAATGCGAAACTAAAAATACTTTTGAATTCTTTAAAAAGATTAAAGAAAGAAGCGATTTATTATAATAAAGAACTAATTGATAATGAAAATAAATTAAATAACATGATAAGAGAAAAAAAGGACAAATATGATATAAAAAAGCAGGAAGAAATTCTAGATGAAACAAAACTCATGATACCAAACGCAAAAAAACGTTTACAAAATAAAATAGACGAGTTTGAAAATTTCGTGCAAGATGCCCAATTCGATTTAAATTTAGATGAAGAAACAATGAAAGAAATAAACAATGTGTCCGAAATTTTAAAAGAGGAACATTAATTCAAAATGCGTTTTAATAATTTATTTTTAAAAACTTGATTCCATTTAAAAATAAAATTGAATTAAAACAATCTAAATATTATGTGTAGTATATAAGGAAGATGCCAAAAAATAACAATCTTCGCGCAAACAACAAGCAAACGGCTAAAATCGTGGGCATCCAGTTTAGTATTCTTTCACCAGAAGAAATACGACGTGCCTCGGTTGCCGAAATTACTTCGCGTGATACATATGATAATAACAAACCAAAAATTGGAGGTCTTTTTGACCCTCGCATGGGTGTATTGGAACCAGGACTCATTTGCCCAACAGATGGTCTTGATTATACACAAACCCCTGGTTACTTTGGTCACATTGAACTTGCCAAACCCGTATTTTACATCCAATATCTTAATACTTTAATGAAAATTCTTAGAAGTGTATGTTTTAAATGTAGTAAATTATTAGTTGATAAAGAAAAATATAAGCAAGCACTGAAATTAGAATATGAAGAACGTTGGAATTATGTATTTGCTATTGCAAACAAGGCCAAACGCTGTTGTGGTTGTGAAAATGAACCAGGTTGTGGTTATAAACAACCTATAAAATTTAGAAAAGAAGGACTAGCGAACATCTTCGCTGAATGGGAAACGAACGATAATATGTCACAAGAAGAATTGGAAAATTCTGTTATGCGCATTACTCCTGAAATGGTCGTAAAAATACTGCGGCGTATTAGTGATGAAGACGTTACATTTATGGGTTTTAACCCTCTATGGTCACGTCCAGAATGGATGGTATGTCAAGTGTTAGCCGTTCCTCCTCCTGCTGTACGTCCTTCGGTCAAACACGACGCACAACAGCGTAGCGAAGATGACATCACACATACTATTGTAAATATTATCAAAACAAACAAAATTCTTGAAGAAAAAATGAAACAAAATCCTCCTGCACCCGAGAATGTGATTGACGATTGGGCAACCATGCTTCAATACTATATTGCTACACAAGTAGATAATAAAATTCCTGGTGTAGCAGCAGTTGCTCAGCGTTCTGGTCGTCCATTGAAATCTATCAAGGAACGTTTGAATGGTAAAACAGGACGCGTAAGAGGAAATTTGATGGGAAAGCGTGTTGATTATAGTGCGCGTTCTGTAATTACAGCTGATCCAAATATTTCAATTCGTGAACTAGGTGTTCCATTAAAAATCGCCAAAAATATAACCAAACCTGTTGTAGTAAACGATAAAAATAAATCATTCTTGTTAAAATTAATTCAAAATGGTGCAGATAATTGGCCAGGTGCGAAAATTCTTGAAAAGAAAAATGGCGACAATATTTCACTTCGTTACGCGGATGTAAAAAATGTTACTATTGAAAATGGAGACATTGTTCATCGTCACATGATGAATGGTGATAACATTCTTTTCAATCGTCAACCTACGTTACATAGAATGAGCATGATGAGTCATCGTGTAAAAGTTATGAAACGCGGCGATACATTTCGCATGAACGTCGCTGATACTAAACCATATAATGCTGATTTTGATGGTGATGAAATGAATCTTCATATGCCTCAAGATATGGAATCTGAATCTGAGTTAATGAACATGGCCGCCGTGCATCATCAATTGGTGAGTCCAGCAAACAACGCAACTATTGTTGGTATTTTCCAAGATTCACTACTCGGTTCATTCCGTATTACGCGTGAAAACGTTAATTTTACACCACGTCAAGCAATGAATTTGCTTATGAATTATGATAATGTAAACCCTGAACTTTTGGAGGGAAAAAATAAAATAAAATATAATGAAGTATTGACGCAAATTATGCCACCATTGACACTTATCCATAAAAATAAATTATTCAAAGAAAGTGAAGATTACGAAACTTCCAACAATGTACTTGATATTCGCAATGGTGTGTATAATAAGGGAAAGTTGGAAAAGGGTATGCTTGGTTCAGGAACCAAAGGTATTCTTCATCGTGTAACAAATGATTTCGGAAATGTTCGTGCTGCAAAATTTATCGATGACCTTCAAAATATTGTTACAGATTACATGAATACTAGTGGTTTCAGTGTAGGTATAAGTGATTTGATTTCGAATCAAGAAACAAATCAAAGTATTGTTGATATTATTAGTAAGAAAAAGAGTGAAGTGAAAGATTTGCTTGACACTATTCATTTGGGAGTATTTGAAAACAATACGGGTAAACCCAACATCGAAGAATTTGAAATGCAAGTTAATGCAATTTTGAGTGGTGCTACAAAGGAGGCCGGCAATATTGGTTTGAAGAATTTGGATGAAAATAATCGTTTTGTTCAAATGGTCAATGCCGGTTCAAAAGGTAGCGACTTGAATATTTCGCAGATGATTAGTTGTTTGGGACAGCAAAATGTAAATGGTAAACGTATTCCTTATGGTTTCGATAATCGCACATTACCTCACTTTTCGAAATACGATGATTCAATGGCAGCCCGTGGTTTTGTAGAGAGTTCTTACATTTCTGGTCTTCGTCCGGAGGAATTATTCTTTCATGCAATGGGTGGTCGTGTTGGTTTGATTGATACAGCTGTTAAAACATCGCAAACAGGTTATATTCAACGTCGTCTTATTAAAGGTATGGAAGATTTGAAGGTTGAATATGATATGACCGTTCGCAATAACAAGAACAAAATTGTACAATTTTCATATGGTGATGACAATATGGATACAGTTCGCGTAGAAGGACAACATCTTCCATTAACAACCATGACTATGGAAGATGTATATCAACATTTCCATATTTACGATGAAAGTGATAGCAAAACATTTTCCAAACCCTTTACACCAAAAGTAAATTCACGTATGAAAAAACAAAAAGCAGATGTAATTAAAATTTGCGAAGAACGTGTAAATCGCTTTATTGAACTTCAAGATAAAATTGTGAAAAATATATATAAAAATACAAGTGATAGTCGAGTATATCATTCGGTAGCTTTCCAGCACATTATTCAAAATATACAGCATCAATGCAATTTGAGTGGCAATTCACTTGTTGATATTAGTCCATTGGAATGTTTCCAAAAAATAGAAAGAACAATGGAGATATTAAAAAATATTCATTATGCTCCTCCCAATCAGTTATTTGAAATATTGTTTTACTATTATTTGTCACCAAAACAATTACTATTGGTAAAACGTTTTAATGCATCTTCACTTCAGCTTCTTTTGGATACAATTGTAATGACTTACAAACGCGCAATTGTAGCACCCGGTGAAATGGTCGGTATGATTGCGGCACAATCTATTGGAGAACCAACAACACAGATGACATTGAATACATTTCATTTTGCAGGTGTAGCTTCTAAGTCAAATGTAACTCGTGGTGTTCCACGTATTGAAGAAATTCTTAGTTTGTCTGAAAATCCTAAAAATCCAGCATTGACCATTTCATTGAAAAAGGAAGATGAACAAGAAAGAACCAAAGCACAATCAATTATGTATAACATCGAACATACTAAACTTCAAGATATTGTATCAAGTATTCAAATATGTTTTGACCCCAACGATAGTAACACATTGATTAGTGAAGACGATACACTAATGTCACAATTTATGTATTATGAAAATATGATTGACGAATGTGCTGGAAACGTAAAAGTTGATGAGGCGAATGATAAATCCAAGTGGGTTATTCGCATGCATATGAATAAGGAAGAAATGTTAGAAAAAAATATTACAATGGAAGATGTACATTATGCAATTACTAGTGTACATAAAGATGAAGTGAAATGCGTATTTAATGATTACAATGATGATAACATTGTGTTTCGCATCCGCATGAAAAAACCTAAGAAAAAAGGAGATAATTCATTGGACCAATCTGATGAAATTTATGTATTGAAAAATTTCCAAGACAATCTTTTGAACAATATTGTCCTACGCGGTGTTAAGAATATTAAAAAAGTATTGCTACGTAAAGTACAAGAAGTCAAGAAAAATGAAGGAAGTTATGAAAACATTGAAAAATGGGTTCTAGATACAGTAGGAAATAACCTGTTGGATGCACTTATGCTTGATTATATTGACCCTACACGTACAACAAGCAATAATATTATTGAAACATATAATGTGCTTGGTATTGAAGCAGCACGTCAAACAATTTACGATGAACTGGTAGAAGTCATCGAATTCGACGGCACTTATATTAACGCACACCATTTGAATATATTGTGTGACCGAATGAGTTATAATACTAAAATGACATCTATCTTTAGACATGGTATTAACAATGATAATATTGGTCCTATTGCAAAAGCATCTTTTGAAGAAACACCTGAAATGTTTTTGAAAGCAGCGCGTCATGGTGAATTGGATAACATGCGTGGCGTATCATCGAATGTCATGTGTGGCCAAGAAGGTAACTTTGGTACAAGTGCTTTCCAAGTAGTTTTGGATATTGAACAAATGCAACAACTTGAACCAGTCCAATATGAGAAATTTGATAATTTGATGGATAATATGCCTGAAATGTCTGCCGAAGAACAACAAGAATTTTGCTCAACTGACCAAATACAGATCGCAAATAATATGAAACATTTAAATAAAACCATCCAGGATGATGATGATGATTATATGCCTAACTTTTAAAGCAATTACAAATATAGTATCTAGATAAAATATTTTATTATATTAGTATTTTTTATACAATTACATAAAAAAAATAAGTTTAAAGTTAATTTGTTATAGCTCAATAACAAATGAACGAGCAATTTGCAATTAATTTCGGTTTTAAAAAAGAACCAATACATAGTATTAACTTCATAAAAAATAAGATATGCGAACAAGAAAATATAGTACATTTGGATAAACCAAATATTGAAAATCGTGATTTATTTGATTTGGGAGATGGTCATCGCGTAACTAACTCATTTAGTCGTTTAAGCGTATATAGTTTTTTTTATTCTCCGTTTAATAAAAAATGCACTATTCAATCATTATCCGATTTATTAGATAATAGTTTTTACAACGACGAATCTAAAATTCATATTATTCGTATTTATACTAAAATCAAAAAATGCTATAACATATTTTCAAGATTGGCGAGAAATTTTAAATGGAATAAAATGAAAATATACGATAATAGTTATGACTTATGTATGAATAATCTAAGCGATTATAAAAAAACGACTTTAATAGAAATTGCAGAGGATAATGTTAGATATGTTTTTAGAATTAGTGATATGATTAAAATATTTAATAATGCATTAACTAGTAATTATGAAATGTTTGCAGAACCTCAAGAAATAAAAAATCCATATACGAATAAAGAAATATCACTACATAATTTATATAATATTTATTATACAATTAAATATTCTAATATTAATATGCCTACATTGGTCCATATATATTATTTGTCTAACTTTGATATCGATGAATTATTATTGAATAACGAAGAAAAAATTCGCGATATGTCTATTGCATCATATACTAAAAATTTAAATGGAAAAAAAATAAACAAAATCATTCGTGAAATGTTTGAGCATTATCGTTATAGTTTTCGTTTAAAAGTGCATAATGAATTTCCTATGGAAAAATTAAATGAAATATTTCTACCTTTTGTCAAATTATATATTCAAATTAAATATTCGTTGAGTAGAACAAAAAGGAGTAGATTTGTTTACATATTGAAAAATAAATTAATGTTATTTTGTAAACATGCACCATTATTTGGGCGAAAAATTATAAAAATAAATAATAATAAAAAACAATATTTTTTTAATAGTAATTGTAAAACATTTGATGAACTAAAAATTAATATAATTGAACAACCTGATTTTGGTAATATTGTGTATGAAGACGATTCAGAAACAAGTGATAGTGATTCATCGGAGAATAACGAAGATGACAATAATATTCAAAATAATATTGTAAATGAAACAAATACATTCGCAAGTGTTCATATGATTCAACATCCAAACTGGAATACAGCTAGGCAGTTAATTAATAACGACCCAATTTCATTGTATAGTTATAATAACAATACACCAAATAACACAAGTAATACAAGTAATAATGTGGAAGAAGAGTCAGAAATAGAAGAATCTGACGAAGAAGAAGAAATTCGCCCTTTTCCATATAATTATGACAGCCATTAAACATTGCTAATCATTTATAAAAGTAATAAAATTATAAACGATTTATTTTGGAACACATTTTTGTAATTTTTTGTTCCATTTAGTTCCTTTTGGACATCTTTTAGGTTTTACTTCAAGACGTTCTACTTCATTATTAGAATCACTCATTGCTTCGAATTGCGATTTATTCATTTTTAAAGATGTCTTTTTCAACGGACTTATACGTACAAAATTTTCTATATTATCCATGTGTTCATTAATATCATATAATTCTTTCGAAACAGGTAATACATAATCATGTGCATTTTCTTTATATTCTACATATTTATATAATTCATTATCATTATATATATCTTTGTCACCTAACATTTTTTGAGTTATTAAAATTTCATTCTTTTTACTTCGATGGTTATTCATAAATAAGTATTGGTCATCAATCGAAATATAATGTTGAACGCGATAATTAGTAACTATTTCACTTATTAATTTCATCATTTGATTTTCGTTGTATTTTATGTTTTCATGCTCGTATAGTTTGTCAAATAATTCTTTCAGGCGCACTATTTTCATTTTTTCATCTAATTCGTAATCAACTAGTATAGATTTATATTCATAGCTAATATGTTTATATTTATCCTTGTGTAAAAAACTTCGCAATTCTGTTTTAAACGTTTCATATTTTCTAGAATTCGAATATAAACTTTCTAATTCAGTGGGTAATTCATTTTTAGCGTTTATTTTATCATTCATCATTTCATCGATATGTATCATACTATTTTGATATGACACAAAATAATTATTTTCACCATGTGCGAATTCTTTATTACTAATTTGTTGAGGTAATTTTAATGGAACTAATAAATTATCACTAGTTTTAATACCGAACACTATGTTTTTTTCTACTATTTGCTCCACTGGTTCACAAGGTATTTTATTACGTGTAACATTATATATGTATTTCAAATTATCATATGTTGTATTAAAATCATGAAATTCATAATCTGATATATAAATAGAAGGCAAATAGTTTACAATGTTACTTAATTTACATGGAATGTATGTTTTATGGTATTCATCTTTATATTTATATTTACATACTACACCTGAAATGCGACCATTATAATAAATTACCTGATTCAATATTTCGATTCCATACTTATTCAATGTATTTATAACGTATTCTAATGTATTTTCTTTATAAACATATTTCATTTCATCAAATGACCTAACACCACAATATTTTTTTCTATCGTTTTGTAAAGCTTCAAATTTAATAAAGAGAGTGTGCAAATATTTATTATAAAATTTAAAACTATGTATCATAATGTTTTTGGATGAATTGCTGTAAATTGGTTCATAATAGTTACCATGTTTCATAAACAATATCGTTTGTCGTGATCTTTCAAATGTAGACGATTTATAAAAATTAGTGGGACAAATGAAATTGAAATTATTAGTGACATCCATATTTTCGGCTTCTAAAATAACAATATTAACACCTTCTTTAAATAATTCATTATTTGGCTCACAAATCAAATCATATAAATAAAAATAATCAAGTGAAGGACTTTTTTTAATAAAAGTCTTGAAATTATTATATGCGTCCATCATTAAATTGAATAATGGTTTGTTCAGTCGATTCATATTTTGATAAGTAATCGATTTTTTTATTTTTTCACTTATTTTGTTTTCTTCAGTTGATTTTCCGAATATTTGTATCAAGTTTCCGTTTTGTAGAGATACGAAACGATCTAAATCCAATGCATCTATCAATTTTTCGCGTACCTGTTTCACATCAAATTGTGGTATGTTACCTAATTTTAACTCTTTTTCGTTTTGTTCTATATACAATACTGAACCTAATGCAGATAAAAAGGAATTAGTATCCTTTTTTATTCCAAAACGTAACATACAGAAACTTTCTTCACATTTTATCCCCTCTCCATCCATCATGGCCTGAATATTCAATGGCAAATACCCCCATTTTTGAGGTTCAAGTGGAAATTTATTATGTTGTTGAATATAATTATATTTTTGTTTAATATTTTTTTCGTCCGTTTTTGTTTTCTTTTCTTCACTTTTTTGACTCTCTACTCTTAATGCATCGCTAGATTTTTTGTCTTCACCATTTGCCATACATCTAGTATTTATTACATCTTTTTGCTCCTTTTTAAAACAACAAGGTATACATGATTTTTTACTTACGGAAGGATAAGTATATTCATAATCACCATCTTTATTGCGATGTATTTTAGAATTGTTAAATTCTATAATTTCTGCATAACTATTGTCCATTTTTTTACATTTTTCGCTAGTCAATTTACCATTTTCCATTTTCACATCAGCAGGCTTTAAAGGAATATTTTTTTCTTCACACCAATATCTAGGACATATATAATAATTCATATGTTCTGCATCACTACCATAATGCAATGCTTTTGTAAATGCACTTTTATCTATGCTTTTCATTTCATCTGCTGTTAATGAAACAGGTTGACGTTGTAATGAAGACGGGCAAAAACGACTATATACCAATCCTTCCTTCTTATCATTTTTAAATAAATACGGATCCCGTTCTTCCATACGTTTTTGCAACAAATTTCGCTCCCCACCCAAAAAACTATCCTGGCTATTATCACTATTACTATTTCCAAAAACATCGTCGTCATCTTCGTCATCATTTCCAAATTCAAACCCTTTTTCACTTGTAAAAGAACTAGCACGCGAACGTTGTGATTGTCTATCGAATAAATCTTCCACTTCACTTTTATCGTCTTCAAAAATAAATCCTTCCTCTTCTTCTTCTTCTTCTTCTTTCTCTTCGTCGGCTATTTTTTCAGGTTCTTTTTTTGGTAATTGAATATTTCCTGTTTGTATTTGTTCAATGAATTTATTTGGACTTTCGGCAATTTTAAGAAGAGAAAATAAATAATATTGTAAATAATCTATCATTCCAATACTACTAATATTTTCAACCTTCAAATTGTATAAACGTTTTTTTGCATCTACTAATTCAAAAGTAGCTGTCATTTTCTTGGGATTTTTTAATCGAAACATGGGAATAATATAGAATTTAGTATATTGTTTTGTCTGTTCGATAATTTGAAAATACGAACTTAATGCATTATCTAATTGTATTAAATTTTTCATAACACGTATATCATCATTAATTATTTGACTATGCATTAATCTTACATTATCAACTATTACCGATTGCGAGAAAAAAGTTTGAAATAATGGTAATGTAACTCCACTATGATCAAAATACTGATTAATATATTCAATAATACTATTATATTTATCTTTTAACATACTTTCAAAATCATGTAATTCTATTTTTTTTCCTTTATTGTCAAAACGTTTATCATCAAGCAACTTTTCATTATTTATTGAGATTTGTACATGCCCTGTTTCATAAATTTCAATAATCATTGGGAAAACATGTTTATTTAATTGATGTTCACAATAAATACCAACATAACGCTTCTTAGCACTGGCCATTTCAGTTTGAATTTTTTGCAAATATACACGACGTAAAATAGGTTCCTTATATTGGTTGGTTGCAATTTTAAATAATTTTTCTTCCTTCATACCTGGATTATATTTTGTTAAAAACACATGCTTTTCGTCATTTGTAGGCAATATTTTAAACAATGTTTCCAATGAAATATACATTTTTTTTTCAGGTATTAAAATAACCTTCATATGATCTATTTTTGCCTCCTTTGAGCCATACGAAGAATGAAAATAATAATGTATAATATCTTTTGAACGGAAACTACTTTCCATTTCTTCATTATCTTGCTTTAATTTTTTACGAATACTTGTAAAAGTTTCGGAACTTATATTTTCATCTTTTAACATTGGATAATACAATTCCACGATTTTCTTGGTAGTATTTGTAAAAGATGCATGAAATGGTATACAAAATATATTGGTAGAACTTAATAAGTATTGAAATAATGGTAAATTCGGTGTAAATTCACTTGTATAATTGAAAACATCCTTTTCATATTTATGTGGATTATGAAAATATTGAAACCTGTGTTGCGATTTAAATTGTATTCCAAGAGGTTGTTTTACACTTTTGATATGTTCTAATAATTTCATATCTTTCAAATCAAAATATTCGAACAATGTTTTTTCATTTTCTATTACACTTTCTTCAAAGCTCTTATCTACATTGCAATTTTCTAAAAAATATAATAAACGTTCTTTTGAGATATAACCTTCGTAAGTTAAATAATCAATTACATTATCATAATTAAAATCTACCTTTGTTTCACCATACAAATATAATTCTTGGTATGAATACATATCATTTATTTTTGATATTTTATATGATATTTCTTCCCATGTATTGCTATTATATATGCTTTCATTTATAAATGTTACATTAGTAAAATCCTCCTTCATATATTTGTAATCATTTTCACTAAATATAATATCAATAAACTGACTTTGTCTAGGGTCATTTTTGAAATCACGCTCGATTTTTTGTAATTTACTTAATTCTATATTACCAACAAAAACAAAAATATTATAATTATTCTGTTCTTTATCATAAATGAAAACTTTATATATATTGTCACTCATATATATCAAGTATATAAATTTATACATTAAAAATCATAATATGGATTATCTTTAATAGTCATGCCACAATATTGTTGTGGTTTTTTTTTATAATCTACAGGTTGGTAAATGGAAGCCTCCTTTGCATTTTTAAGTAAAAATTTAAAATTTGCCCAAAATTCTGGTTTATGACCTACAGATTCAGTCATTACATGTGATAACTCATGAAATGCTACAAATGTTAATGTATCTAAATCTATTAATTTATTTCCTTCTTTTGTTGTATTTAAACAAAATGCTATTTTTTCACCTTTATTTTCACTATATGCGGTTAAACTGCTTGTTGGTAATGTTTCCTGAATTGTTTTTGGATTAAAATTTTCTACTAAACGTTTTACGTCAACGTTTGTAGGGTGTTTTTCACCAACATATCTAACTAATTGTTTGCATCTTTCACAAGCTTGAGCTAATAAATCAGCTGCTAATTCTAGTTTATTGCGTTCACGTACACAATATTTATTACCATCAACATCTGATACAATACATTTTAACTGAAACATGTCTGATTCTTTATATATTTTATAACTTAATACCATGACTAAAAATATTAAAATATATGCTAAAAAATTAGTTTCCAACATATATTTTGGTAAGATTTATATTTTTTCATAATTTATAATTGAGAGCTTATTGTTGTAAAGCAGGGGCTGAACCGAGTTCTAAAGGTACGCGCATGGTATCTGCTTCAATTGTTGTGTTGTGCCAAGGACCTACGTTTACTTGAGGTACAGGAGGGTCGGAACGTAATTGTTGGTTAGCATTTCTTAATGATTGACCAACAGTGTTTATTCCAATATGATGACCAGCTTTTAAGAGATTTACGTCAGATAAATCACCTTGTCCTACAGGATTAAGACGTGCCCATTCACTATTAGTGTCTTGGGGTAATAATTCTTTGGGGTCTTGAAGTGAATCTTGAGTATTGCAATTTGCTAGTCCAGGTGTAGAAGTTTTAATATTTTCAACTTGAGCAAAATCTGCATTGGTTCCTAAAGGACCAGCAGGATTAACATTTGCGTTATCCATTACAGGAGCATTTCCTCCTTCACCATTATAAGCACGATTGTTTGTCATGCTATCCATAGTTGCAGATTTTGATCCAGAATAATATCCAATTCCCATGATACCAATTAAAAGAGCAATTAACAATAACATATTGTTCGATACGAATGATGTTACTTTTTTAATGAGTGAAGCCATTATATATAAAAATGCTATAAAAAAAAATTATAAAATTATGTTGAATTATCATGATTGTTTCATAAAAATATTCTTTTATGTTTCTACTAAATTTTCTTCGTTTTCATTGTCATCATCGGAGAAACTTTCTAAACTATCTGCGTTACTTTCTAAATCACTAGTATGAATTGTTGTATTGTCATCTTCATATTCTTCATCGCTTAATTCCATTGTATCTATTAAATATTTATCCTTTATATTTTTAGCTTTCAATAAAGCTTTCAAAGCAGTTATGCGGGCCTTTTTTGCCTTTTCTTTTGCTTCTTTATATTCCTGTAAATACAAATCCTGTTTGTTTTTTAAAGTGATTGTTTCTAAATTATCAACATGTAAATCGATTTCTTGTAGTTCGCTCGGTAGTTCTTGATTTATTTCTAAATGTTCATTAATATCTGCTTCATTTAATGATTCTTCTTTTTCCTCAACAATCTTATTATCGCCTAATGTTATATCTACTTCAGCTAAATTGTTGTCAATATTTAAATCTTCAATATTTTCAATGGAAATTTCCTTAACTTCTGCTTCACCAATTGTTTCATTTTCAATATTAGGAGTATCAATGTTTAATTCTACTTTATTTTCTTCCTCTAAAGGTTCAATCGTTTCTTCTTCTAAAGGTTCGTTTATGTTGACTATTTTATCAGTTTCATTTGTAACATTTTCTCTTTGAATACCAGAACCACTTTGAATTAAACATTTTGAAAAGGTTGAATTATTATTTAACACCATCATTTGTTTCATCTCAACATAAATTTGAAAATTTCTCGAAGAGAATTTAATTCCATGAATATGAAGAATGCTAACAAATTCAGTGTTTTCATCAACAATATTCATTTCTAATGGATTTTCATTTTCATCAAAAATGCTTAGTTTTGAGGTTTGTAACATGCGTGGACTATTTAACATGGTTCTGCATAAGAAGAATTTACCTGATTTGAAACTCCTCAATGATGATGTAAATATATTTTCAATATCATCTGGTTCTACATCTTCATGAAACCAACTTTTTCGCTGTTCGTAAATTAACTTTTGTATTCTTTCTTCTAGATTTTCGAACCATGATAATAATTCTCTATTTTCAGATGAAAACATTAAATCACAATAATATCTTTTGGATGAGTTTACAAAACCTTGTTTACTTGTACATTTAGGCATTTGAATCATTAGTTCGTTGTTATCCGACATAATTTTCGAGAAATAACTTTGCTGTTGCAATATTACTGGATTAGCTAAAGTTATTCGGTTAAAATTAAAAGTATCATTTGGAAGTTCAATATTATTAGACATATTATCATAAAATAAAATATTTAGTCGTTATTCACGCAAATATATATAATTTATTTAATGTAATATGATGAAAAAATCATTTTTTCATGAAATGGTCGCGTATTTAGAAACAGAAGATGTAAAAAAAGAATTACATTTCATGCTGCGTCCTATTATTGATATCATTATTCAGGAAATACAGCCTTATATTTATTTAACCATTATTTTTATTAGCTTGTGTTTTCTCTTAATTTTAGGAATATTTATTCTTTTAATTCACAATAAATATGTTTATCGTCAACACTTATTGTTATAATTTTTTTCGTTTGTTATATTATAATGAGTGGTGTAATGGGAGCTATGGCACAGAATGTAAGAATGCCTAATTTAGGTATTAAAAAAAGATTAACAGGTAGAGTTGGAGGAAAAAAGAGAAGTGCTAAAAAAACAAAAAAAGCCAAAAAAGCACGCAAATCTAGAAAAAACAAAAAAGCCCGCAAATCTAGAAAAGGAGGTTTCCCCGGTGCTATTGAACAAGCTATTGTCCCTTTCGGACTTCTTGCTGCTCAAAAACGTATGCAAAAACGTTCTAGAAAAACTCGCAAAAACTAGATGACGTTAGAATATAAACGTTTATAAAAACATAATAAAATAGTTTCATTATATTATATTATTATGAGTTTCGAAGATTCAATTAAAACATGGGTACAAATAGATAACCAAATGAAATTACTTCAAGAAAAAGTAAAGGAATTACGTGAAAAAAAAAATGATGTGGAGTTCCAAATTTACAATTACGCAGAGGATAATAAATTACAAAATGCGGTCATTGAGATTAGCGACGGAAAATTAAAATTTTCAGAAACAAAATCAACTAGCCCATTAAGTTTGAAATATGTGGAAAAATGTCTCCATGAAATTGTAAGTGATGAAAATGTAGTCAAGCAAATTATGAATTACATTAAGGAACATCGCGAAACAAAGGTAGAAAGCGCGATTAAGCGAAGTTACACTAGTTCTTAATTAAAAGATTATATTAAACCCACTTTAAGAGTATTCTGCCTTATGATTATTATGTCTATTGTAGTAGAACATATTATTATATTTGTAGTTGCTATAACATTTTTTGGGTATTTGGTAGCTAAATTATATTTTGAAGATGATTGAAACGCAATTTAGTTGAATAAATAAGTATTAAATCTAATTAACATATATGTACGAGGAAATAAATGCCAATCAGATACAAACATTTGTAAATGATAAAAAAGAAATAGAAAGTCAAGGGATTGTTCCATTTCAACAGCAAGGGGGTGAAGGAACATTATTATCTTTTGCTGTGCCTGCAGGATTATTTGTTTTAAATCAATTATATCAACCCAATAAAACAGCTGAAAAATGCTTAATAGATAAAAAGGACAAAATAATTGATGATGACAATTTTGAAGTTTTTTTTAAAAATAGTGGGTTTGAAAAAATAGAAAAATCTAGAAAAAAACGTAAGTCAAATGGTAGCAAAGCACGTAAATCACGTAAAATGAGTAAATCTAAAAAATAATAACATAACAATTATAATTATTTTATTATTTATAATTCAACATGATTTTCACCATCATGTATCTGTGAAATAGTTGTATCGCTTTCGTTTTGAATTGTATCCTCATCACATAGACCTATACAACAATCTGTTAAAAAAAAGCCCACGCAAATTGATACAAAAAATATTATGATAAAGACAAATGCTATACTATCAGCCATTAACTTATGTTTTTACTACCTATATCTTTACGTAGTTTGTATAAGACTTTATAATTTTCTATACTCATTCCATGTTGAAGAATTGAATGGTGAAACTAAAATACTATTTAGTCTATCTTTGTAATAATCCGCCCGCTTATCAATCGCCTTATCTTCACGTGTTTCGACGGGTATATCTGCTTCCGATTGTTGTTTCATTAATTCGGCCTCTGTTTCAGTCATTTGTGGTTTTACACCATAACAATTTGCACCAAATCGTACAGCAGGATTATCGATGAAACCACCATTCACACCCGGACGTCCACAATCGTGTTCATGACCTTCTTTTTCTTGTAACGCATTCCATGTACTTTTTTGTGTTGGGAAAAGAGCCATCTGTCCTTCTGACCATCCATAACTACACCATTCGCCACCATCGCGATATGATTTTTCTACTTCATCGTATGTAGCTAAACGCGCACCATGTGCTTTGCATAATGCTTTTGCATCAGGGTATACATAATGATTTCCGGGAATATGGAAAACTTCTTCACGTACGCCTAAATCACCTAGTCCGTCACCTAGTTCTGTAATATTTACATCTATTTTTGGATTATTTGTAAAAAAATCGCTTAATGTAGTTGTAATGTCTACACCGAAGAAATACATTAAACCATTAATTAAAATTAAAAATAAAAAGACACCAAATAAAATTATTTCTAAAATACTTGTACTGGTTGGTGAACCCTCTTCACCAGTTCCCTTTCTTAATGTTAGACTAACTAATACTAAACCTACTAATATAAGAATTAGCGGACTTGTTAAAATATTGGTTATAAAATCGTACAAATCCGATGATAATGTTGCTGATTCTACGGTTACTCCGCTCATATATATAGATTAGATGGTTTTTTTTCTGTAGAAAAGACAATATGCTTTATTTGATATTAAATCTTTTGTATTCGTTTTGCTAATATTTGTATCGTTCATATGATACCAATTATTATTTTTCGTTTTTATCATACATGTGTAATGTCCTCCAGCCATTGAGCCACTATGATTGCATATTGCAAACAAATCATATATATATGATTTTGCATTATAACCTTCTACATATTTTGATAAATCACAATTCTCAATTGGGAAATCGATTAAACTATGGTTTTTTCTTAAGTTTGAACCATGAAAGCGTTGAAAATTGACAATCAATATATTTGGTAAACTCCAAAAAATCGTGCGCCGTTCGTGAGTTTCATCACCTGATTTGGATTCGTCTAAATATGTTTGAAAACATTCATAAATATTTGTTTCCATTTTTCCCGAAGGGATAGGTATATTCAATACAAAAAATGGTTCTGGTAAATATTCAATGCTATTATCCTCTTTTTTCTTTTTTTCATCACAGATAAAACCATAAAATAAATCTAACATTTCGCTAAATTCTTTTTCGTAAAATTGTTTCTTTGATTCAAAACATTTTTTAGCCATAATATCCTTTTTATTTTTTGGAGTTCCTTCTATTTTCATATTTACCTCACGATGTAATGACTCGTGAAAACAATTTATTAAGAAAAATAAACATTCGCCTACATCATTTTGGTCGAATCCTGTAAACTCCATTATTTTTTTCTGTTTAGCTGTTTGATGCAATGCTAACAAAAAACGTCCTGGTTTAATAATACAATTTTTTGACCATAATAACTTTTGTAATTCACCATACTCATGCAATAACTGGCTTTCAATATTTTTTTTCATATATTTTTTCGTATTTTCTTTATGTATTATTTCATTTAATTCATGACAATGACTTAAAGCTTGAATACAGCTATTTAAATAGCACGTATTACCTAAATTAACTAATCCAGATAAACCATCTCCTGATGACATTTACTTATTAAGATAAAATTATTATATTTAAACAATTTATAAATATAATATTATATTAGTATAACATGTACAATCGAAGAAGCAATTTAAATACGGATAATAATAGAATAGCTATTGTAAATGCATATATTGAAAATGCTAATAGTAATCGTTCTATTATACAGCAAATGACAGAATTAATGACGAATCAAGAATCGATGTTAAGAGACTTAGTTCAAAATGGAATTATGTTAAATGGAAATAATAATGCCTTTGACTCATATTCTACTAGAACCACAGCTAGAACAGATAATAGAAATTACACCCCTCCATTATCTCGCAGAAGAGCGAATAGTGAAACAAATAATATTAATGTTCCGCAAATGCAACGTCCTAATTCACAAAGAACATCAAGAAGTTTCAATACCCCTGCAAGACAACCTGAAGAAAGATTGGCAAACATGTTAGTATCCATGATGATGATGCCTTCACTTACAGGTGAAACAAATGAATTAACAGATGACTTTTTAACACCTATTATTGTAAGACCTACGCAACAACAAATAGAACGTGCAACTGAAGTAATTCGCTATGGTGATATAACAAATCCACCAAATTCTACATGCCCTATAACATTAAATCATTTCCAAGATAATGTAAATGTTACACGTATTATGTATTGTGGTCACATATTTAGTGAAAATAGTTTAGATAATTGGTTTCGCGAAAATGTTCGATGTCCTATGTGTCGATATGATATACGTAATTATACTGGGAGTAATATTGGTGGAAATGGTAGACGCGATATAAACGCATCAAATATAAATACTGAAAATCAAGAAATAAATGATGATAATAACATGACAAGTTTGCTCGATGATATAGAAGTGAGCAATGAACCAGAAAATAGTGAAAATATAGTTCAGGAAGAAACAATAGAAAATAATAATATTGATGGTGATACAAATGTCAGACAATCACCAATAAATACTCCTTTCCCTAGAAATGCATTTGCTGGTTTGTTTACGAGTAGTATAGATAGTGGCAATGATGTTTCTAATATTCTAAATACATTCATGTCTGATTTACAGAATGACTCATTATTCACTAATTTCTCCGACCAAACGCGGAACGGACGTTTTGATGCTTCAGGCAATTACATTTTTGAAACATATATACCTATTAATTTCAATGGACATTTGAGTAACAATACAAATAATAACAATTAACTACTTTCTGTATCGGCCATTTTTACACGAACGCTTCGAATACGTTTAAAACAACATAAATAATATTCGATTTTTGTTTGTCTTTCGGCTACTTCGATGATCGAAAGTATGCGCTGTTCACTTTCAGACCAATTCTCCATAATAAATACTACTATAATAATATTAATAATATTTATTATCAATTTATATAGCTATTACACTCTTGAAGATTTAAAAATGTCCATTAATAATATAATAGTATCATGAAAGATAATCGTTGTGATATACACAAAGAAAAGTATAAAGATAATTATATACTATCGCCATGTAGAGCTATATGTAAAATATGCAAAAATAAAAAGGTACATGGATATAGTAATCCCGACCATATATCCAATCCATTTGGATATTTATATTTATTTCCCGAATTATGTGATAATTGTTCAGAAGAAAAAAACAAATGTAAATGGTGTTACCCGATAACGTATTAAAATACAAATTGAAATAACTTAAACCTACTACTAGATGTAGTATTATAATATGTCTACAATCAAAAATTACAAGGAGCAATATGCATTCGCAAAAAAAGCAGCTATCAAAGCAATCAATTCAGGGCAAAATGTAGTTCTATGGGGGTCAGGTGCTAATGGTAAAACGCATCTCATGAATGAGCTGAATGATTTTATTGAATGTAATGATTATGCAATGCTTGGAGAACCTTCCAAAGGCGACACTAATTATATTAGTGAAACAATGGATTACCTTGATAAGGAAAATTGGATTCTGGCAATGAATAATCTCGAACATTTGCAATGTTCACTTAAAAATAGTGCATTCGTACTAATTAACATGAGTCAATTTAAGTATCCAAAGTACGCTAAACTTCGTTCTGGGCGTGCATAATTATCTGTTAATTCTATAATTATTATAAATTGTAAAATATGCAAAAATATTTTACAATTTTTTTATCTTTTGCCTTTTCTTGTTTTCTTGCCCTTTCTTGTTTTTCTACTTTTTCTTGTTTTTCTACTTTTTCTTCTTCTTCCACCTTTCATGGTTGGTTTATCTTTTGGAACGGATGGTAAATTGTATAATGATACTTGCCTCTTTCTCTCTTCTACATCTTTCATTTGTATTAATTCAAATGTACGTTTTGAAATTTTTTTATCAAACGCCAAAAGGTCATTAAATAGTATTACAGAAAATTTATGGAGAGATATGATTTCATTCGATAAACTAACTGAATGTATAGTTGATTTCTTTGCACTTGTAAGTATTCGATTGTATTTTTTTATTATATCGTTATATAATTCCCGATACCCAATTGCTTTTTCGCTTAAATCAAGACAGCAATTGTATTTATTCACAAGTGATTCTAAACTCCTATTGATAATATTTAATACAGAAATTGACCCTTTCAGTTTTTCCTGCGTTTGATTGAATATTTCTATTGTTTTTTTATTCATCGTTAATATATTGATAGATTAAAATAAAAAATATGTAAAATATTATTTACTTATTCAAATAATTATCTAGGTTGAAAGAAATTAGTTATTGTATTATTTTTTTGACGCAGTAATTTCTGCAAGAATGGATCGAACAACACTTTTTTTACTTCACTCGACCGATACGATTCCCTTTTCTTCATCAAAGCTTCACCACTATATTCTTTATCATAATTCACCATGACCTCTTTCATTTTTTTCATAGTTAATGGTTTACGTTTGTAATCAGGTATTTGTTCTAAAATAAGTGCAAATAATTGCTGGATAGGTTTCATGATTTGATTTGTTATGTAAAATTCATAATCAAGTGGAACTTTATTGGAAGTAATATAATCCGGATGCTCTATTTTTTCACCTTGTAATGCTCTTTTATCATTATGAACAATATAAGCAAAAGGTATTCTATCACCCGCACTTGGCTTATTACCTGGGTCACGCGCACCAATTCTATCAGCCAATACTTTATGAGCAATCTGCTTTGGATTCTTGTAATGCGAACGCAATGACTTACTGATTAACAATTTATCCAACGCCACTTTTCCATCCACTAAATCTTGCAACATTTTCTTTAAAAACTCAACCGATTGTACTACGTTTTGTTCTTTCATCAAAATGTCGATTATACCACCATAGACGTCTTTAACAATAGGGGCATTATCACGGCGTTTCAAAACAATACCCATACTTTTCTGGCTACACTTATTTACATCTGTTTCATATAACATCCCAACATAACGCTTCTTGGAAAGCAAGCAAAACGGCATAAATGTTTTTTCATATTCCAAATCATGTGGCTTTTTCAAAAATTTTGTAGATAATTCTCCCGCTGCAATAGCCAATTCTATTGTTGCTGTTAAAGCATCCTTACCACGTATTTTTTCGCCATCTAATGTTTCCAAATTAAATGTAAAGAATACTGAATCCGTATCACCATATATATATTCAGCAAATGTTTTTACCTTTCCAATCTTGGTATCACATATTCGCCCACCACCATATGCTTTTTCAATAACTGCTTTTGCATAAGTAAGAAGCAAACGACCAGTCGCTGTAGTGGAAGCAGCCACATCTTTTTCAAAGAATGTACTTGTTTTTGCACCACATTGACCATACAATGAATTTGCTGTAATCTTATAACTCAATTGACGCTTATCAAGAACATTTTTCATAAAATCATCACTTTGCTGGGGTATAAGTTTACGGGTTGATTTTCTTGCAGCCAACAACTCTTCCAAAATAGATGGCATAATAGCTTTTCCATTATTGGGAAATTGTGCCCATCGACACACACGATATCCCGAAACAATTTTTTCTAACTTTCCGCGTTCATTTTTTTTCCACGAATAAGTATCGTATTTGATATCCACATATTTATATCCGGGCATGCTATCATATACGTAATTTCCACTAGCATCACGAACTCCTTCTTGTTTTATCAGGCGGTCGTTCAAATTGTATTCTTTCACCCAGACTTTGCTATCATGAGACAAATTTTCACTAATCATGGAAGACGGATATAGCGAAGCATAATCTACACAAGCAACTGGATTATCCAAATATAAATCGCATTTAGGGTCCAAAACAATCGCACCATCATAACCATTCCATTGTTCATTTTCAACAGGATCGCCATAATCAGGTTTTTCTAGTACAGGCATTAATGTTTCCTTTTCACGACATTTTTTTGCAATAAAACTGGTCAATTTAATACCTTGACCACGCATAACCAAGAAGTCAATAGGAACACTACAAATCTTTGCCATCTCAATAAAACCGGTTACTACATCAATTTTATTCATCAAATGATGAACAAGGTTACAATCCTGAATACAATATTTTGCAACCAATGCACGCTCATCTGGACCCTGATTTGCAAGACGGAAAATATCTTGTGGTGTCACATCGTCTTTTGCAAGTCCCCAACGAACTTTTTTCTCCATATTCAAATATTCGTGGTTGTCTATAACAAAAGATTTTGTTTCTTTATTCATACTTTTAATAATAAACTTGGCACCTTGCTTGTAATAATCGCTACTATGACCAATCTCCTCGAAATGAATGTATGTTCCTTCATGAACACCCATCATATTTTTTGTGAAAATAGTAGTTATCGGGTCATTATCATCATTTTCACCATGTTCTATTTTAAGTACATTATCGCCAATAAATTGTCCGGCAACATAATCTAATTTATACGAAGGCAAATTATAATCACGTCGCAAATAATTATACAAATCTACTTGAATACGCCCAGGCATTTTAATAAAACACAAATCATGTTCACCACTTGCAATGACAATCTTTGCCTCCTCAATCTTATAACTTCCATCTTCTTCCATTTCACCACAAACTTCATCCTCATTGCGCGATAATTCAAGAAATTGTTCGACACAATTATTTTCTTGTGCACGTTTAAACATAAAACTATAATCAAAACCAAATATATTATATCCAGTAATAATATCAGGATTTTCACGTTGGATTAGCTTTTGCCACGCCAACAATACATCCTTTTCTGTTTCGTATGTTTCTATTTCAGCATTCTCAACATTATCCATTTTACTACAACTATCCAAAACAATAATATTATTCTTATATGTTTCTTTTTGTCCATAATTCATAAAGGTAGAACCAATAAATGTAACCTTATCACCTTCCAAATCGGGAAGGACTGACAAATACATAGTGAGAAATACTACCTGTTCATCGTGAGTAGGGTTATTTTCCAACATTTCAAGTACATTTAAGTTAAAGAACGATTCCAAATTCAAGCGCTTCGCCTTTTCATCTTCGTCTTCATCCTCCTCCTCATGACGTTTTGAAAACCTATCTTTTTTCTCTTCTTTTACATATACTTCCTCGAGTTTCGTCGTGAAAAATGTAGGAAGGATTTTTGCAATTTTTTCTTTCGTAACTTTTTTCTTAGGATATACAATATCTACGTGTTTTTTCGGTTTTAGTTCAAATGCTTCATAAATCATATCACTTAGCAATTGTTTTTTTGTATTATCACCATATTGTTTCCATGCACTAGTAATGGTATCAATGTAGGCAATCATGTCCACTGCTAGTTTTTTATAGTCTTTAATTGGTACTGGGAAATCACCATGACTTGAACTCGCCTCTATATCAAAACTACATATTTTGTAAGGCACTGGTGTTTCTTTTTCATTCAACGGCAGAATTTTATCAAAACCCAACACAAATTCATAATCACATGTAGTAGTTTTTTCTATACTTTCAAAACTTTTCACTTGAACCCAACCGGACGGACTAATATTCTGAATATGAAAATACCGCAACAATGGTGGAATATTTGCTTCGTACAATTCTGTATCGTATTTCAAAAATTCCAACGTTTTCCTGTCATAATATCTATTTTTCTTGAACAAGTACTTTACGCGGTTATATGCCATCGTGTTTTGAAATTTAATTTCCAAAAACTTGTGTTTTTTTCCTCCATCAAAACCATATAATTGTTTGCGAAATACAAGTTGTATATCTTCTATTTGTTGTGCGTAAAATTTACCTACCTTATTTTTTATAAAATTTTTGTATGCATTTATATTCTGTGGTGTCCAATGATTTCCTATTTTTATGTAAAAGAATGGTGTATACTCTTCCACAAAAATGCAACACGACTTACCTTGTTCATTTATACCGAACATTTGTATTTCAAAAATCGTTTCTTTATCTTCATCGTCTCCAATAGATTTATTGAACACTTGAAAATCGAACAAACGAAATTCGTGATTAGGTATTTCCTTTTTTCCCATAATGAGTTAATTGATTTATATTTAACTAATTATGATATAATTATTTCAATTTTTACTTTTTTTTTAGATTGCACTACATATAGCAGGTATTGTTTTATTAGAAATGTATGCAATTGAATGCACAAATGCAACTACCAACATTCTAAAGTACCAAGGATGAATCGGGTCTAGAATAGAATAAACACAATCATTTGTCAAGTAAACCCATGGCACATAAATACCTAGCAACCAAGTATAAACCCACATTAAGGTATAATATAATGTTGAATCATCAAAAATACTACATACCATTCCAGAATTTGAATATAAATAATAACACATTATACCATAATGTGCCGTATGATTTAATATTGTATAAAATTTATCGAACCATTGTATTTTATATTCTTCACCATAATTATTATGCTCTTCTTCTAAATTAAATAAAAATTTGCACCCCCAATACGAAAAGGTAATTATAAAATGTACATTATATGCGATTGGTGCATAATATTCGGGGTCGTAATAAAATAACATGTTTACAATATCTCCACTATCTGTTAAACGAACCATATGTTTCAAATAAAAATAATCGTTATCTTCTACAAAATGATGAAAACAATTGTAATAATTGTAAGGTACCAATTTCATAAAAAGAAAAAAAATAAACAATGGGTCAGCACCCAAATGAATCGCAAATAAAGCTAAAAACGGCAAATGTAACCCATTCATTACAAACGTTACATTTCTTTCGCTATATATATATTTATCTAGAAACGTCTCCATATATTTTTATTAGACATACACGTTTAAGTATATTGCATAAGTATTTTGCATTTATTTAATTACGTTTTCTTCTTACTTTTCTAGTTTTTTTACTTTTTTTTTGCTTACGACTAGTTCTTTTTACTTTGCGTGATTTTCGCGATTTGCGATGAGGACGACGTTTTTTTCCACCATTTTGTTTTGGTTTCAAATTAGAACCTCCATTCTGTATCATGAATTTAATCAAATCTTCTTCACTTCTATCTCCATTGTATTCGTTTTCGCGATTGTTAACGTAACTCATAATATGAGGATAACCCATTATATGTTCGTTAGGCATTTTCAAATCAGACATACTATCTTTATGAACTAGTGCAATAATCACATCACCATTGTATTTAGATGCTATATTTGTAGATGCTTTATTCCATTTAGGAATCATTGAGTCACAATGTCCGCATCCAGGCATATATACCGCATTAATTACTGGTTTTTTTTGCTGAATAAAACTATTGATTTCATTTAACTTATTTGTTTCTGTTGGTAGAACACGATAAACTTTAACCATTATATATATATTTTTATATTTTAATTATATATGATGATAGAAAATAACGGCATTTTATTTTTAGTAATACTAATTTTTTTAATGGGTCTTTATTTTGTAACTGCATACGACAAAAATAATTTAAACGAAGGGTTTGAAAATTCGCCTAGATGTCCCGATATGTTAATACAAAAAGGTGCTAAATTTTTTCTTTATAATTCGAAACTAGCTAAAGTTCCTGGTGTGAACCCAATCGAATTTAGCAGTTTAGAAGAATACGTCGAATTCACTGAATGGCAACGCGGTCAAGATATTCGGTGTCCCATTTTATATGCACAAAGCACATTCGATACACAAGGAAAAGAAGTGTTTAAAATTCGTCCCGACCCTTTAGAACCTGAAGGTGGATTACCTTCTACAATACCTTATATCCCTTCCGCGGATGATGCTACACGTCAGCAAATGTTAGTAGACGCTAGCCGCGATGACGAACCTTATAATAGTGGTTCGTTCCCAGGTTTTGACCCGGATAATCAATATATTGGTGAAAACACTCCTTTAGACAAATTGTATTACGCAAACGACCAGGTTGTTTTTAAAAGCATTAGTGCAATGAGTACCGACTGGAATGGTGTTGAATATAGTCGCGAAATGATTGATAAAATCAAACCACAAGATGACAAATCAAAAGGTTTTGACCCACACTATATTTATGAAGAAAATGAAATCAAACCAATGAAAGAATAATTTTTCATATGAAAATAAAAATTGTTATTCATATGAAAATAAAATTACTATTTATTCCATTACATAAGTGTAAGTACCATACATATCAATATTGTTTACCCCTTTATTCTTGTTTTCTTTATCTTGTTTCGCTCGTGAGGTTTCATCAAGTTCTTCATTTGTAAACATTTGTGTGTAATTAATAAGATTCAGCATTATTGTTACTATTATTGTTATAAAAATGGCATACAAGAAATGTCTGTTTTTTAAAAAAGTAATGCTATCAAACATGTGTTTAAAAGCTTCATTCCAAGAAAATGCTGTCACTAATATTAAGGCAATGGATATGTGATGATAAAATTCGTCTAAATCGATTAAAGCCATATATAATTTATATATATTAAATTATTTGAGACATATTGATGCTACATTCTATTTCTTGATGACATAAATACTTACGAACATTTTCAATGACACGTGACGTCAACTTCCGCGTTTTATCCGTTTTCGTTTGATAACTAATTTCTTTTAAACAATTCGGATTTTCATTTAATGATTTTGTCAATTCATATATAGTTTTGTATTTGTCTAGTATGGCATTAGCACTCGTTATACTAATATCAGGTATTTGACTTAACATAATTGCATCAATATTTTCGGGAGTAATATTTGCTTTTTTCTCTTTTTGAATCGTTTTGCTATATTCGGTGCTATTTATTTGATTGTTCTGTAAATCACTAAATGAATATAATGGTTTGTCTTTCTCTTTTTCCAATTTTTTCGCAAAATCTATTAACATTTCACTAGTATGTTTTAACGATTTTGTTTGCAACACTGAAAACCCTTTGTACATTAATAAAGAGAAAATACAACTATGAAGCAAATTTGATGTCATTGTACGAGCCTTGCTGTATTGTTTAAATGTTGAACTTTCCTCCAATAAATAGATAATATTGTGATTGCATAATTCGTGTGAATTTAGGCGTAACGATTGTTCATTATAACGTCCGTCTTTCAAACTAGAATTTAGGTCATTGTGTGATTTCCGTTCAAAAAGTACTATTTCTTTATCATTATCATCTCTGAATATAATATCTCCAAGCAAAAGTTGCTCTTGAACACATGTTATGGACGATGCGTTATTTTCCAATCCTTCTTTCAATAATTTTATAAGAGATTCTTCACGACAATCTACAACAATTTTCATACTATTTCTCTTTTTATCTGTTTATATTCTAGTTATGAATAATATTTTTTGGTAAATTTTTTATAAATATATATAGTATAATGTTTAAAGTTAATCCTCAGGTTAAGCGAAAACAAAACTTTAACAAAACAACTAATGTTTTAACTTCTAATATGGTGACTAATCAAAGTAAACCATATCAACAACTAAAAGATGATATCGAGGATATTCAAAAAAATATATCTTCATTAGAAAAAGTAAATGCTAATATTGCAGAAAATTTGGGTTCTATATCTGAACAAGTAACAAATTTAGATTTTTCTATTGATAAAATATTCACAGGTAACCTTGATGTTGTTTTTTTAATGCCTGAAGTAGAATTAAATTCGATTTTCCCTGTAGTTAATAATGCTATCAAGTATGGTACTAGTTATAATGTAAATTTAGTAAACGGAAATGATAATGGTATGACTAAGGAAAATATTGTCGAAAAATTTATTAATTATTATAACAAAGGTTATCGTTATTTTTTAACATGGAGTTATTCAAGTATATTAGGTGAATTAAATGAATTTTTTAATAATATTTCACAAACTAACCCTGATATTAATTTAGATGAAATTGTCTTACTAGATACATATAGTACTGCTATTAATTTATTAAAATCGAATGGTGAAGTTACAAAACGTAATAAATATTGCAAACGTATGTTAACCAATGATTCTTTAACTTTAGAAATCCTAGGTAAACGTTTAACTCAAAATATCGATGATTATGATGAATGTGTTATGTTATATGTTAATGATACATATGGTGCTCCATATAATGTAGAATTTGAAAAAATTTGTAATGAAAATAATTTTAAATATACTTCATTCCCTCACACTGAACTGGTAAATGGTCTAAAATATATTAACGATACAAATAAAAAGTTATATGTAGTACCTGTTTTGTTTTCAGACGATCTAGTCTATCTATTTAAAAATCTTCCTGAACCTAATCTACGAAATGAAAATAATAAAATAAAATTATCGTTCAGCGAAACATTAAATTTCTTACCTGAAGTAATTAACAATCCTGTTTTTTTAAGTAAATATAGAAAATACAATGCTACTTTTAGTCAATATGTAGGGTCATCACCATCAGTTCCATTTTTAAAAGCTAACTTATCTAGTAATGTAAAAGGTTCAAGTATTGCTTATTTAATTATTGATAGTTTAAATATTATGAAACAAATAGATTACTTTAAATCAACTTCATCGTTAAAAGTTTCTGAAGTATATAACAATATTGCTGTTAATTATTATGGTTTAAGTGGTTTATGTAAAGTTGATGAAACAAATTTCGATAGAGATACCGAAATGTATTTGATTGCAATGTTATCTATTAATACTCAATTAGATGATAGTGGAAAAAATGATCCATTCCCTTTTATAGTGAGTGAAAGTTATACAGAATATAATGGTTATATTACTATTAATAATAATTCAAACGAAAAAGAAGATATAAAGAGTTTAGATGATAAAAATTATTATTTTACTAATTGGTTTAATAATGATATTAAAATGGAAACAAAATATATTGATGAAGGTGAAACAATTACATCTACATATGGTATTGGTGTAATCACATTTGAAGAAAAAGAAGAAAATCAAGATAAAGTTAATTTAATGGTTACTGCTAATATCATCGGTGGAGGTATCGGTGGAGACATTGGTGGAGGTATCGGTGGAGACATTGGTGGAGGTATCGGTGGAGACATTGGTGGAGGTATCGGTGGAGGCATTGGTGGAGGTATCGGTGGAGGCATTGGTGGAGGCATCGGTGGAATACCAAATCCAACTAATACTTTAAAACCTATTAGTATCACATTTATGAAATCATTATTGCCTTATTCTAAATCAAAATCAAAATCAAAATCAAAATAATGGTTTTGGCAGAAATTACATGTATTCACAAATATTAAATAATATATTATGTTATTTTTATTATATTATTATATATTATAATGTTTAGACTTAAACCACAGGGTAAAAGAAAACAAACCTTTAACAAAACAACAAATGTTTTGACTTCTAATATGGTGACTAATAAAAGTAAACCATATCAACAACTAAAAGATGACATTGAAGAACTTCAAAAAAATATATCTTCATTAGAAAAAGTAAATTCTAATATTGCAGAAAATTTGGGTTCTATCTCTGATAAAGTAACAAATTTAGATTATTCTATTGATAAAATATTCACAGGTAATATTGATGTTGTTTTTTTTATGCCTGAAGGTGAAATAAGTTCAATGTATGAAATTCTTTATAGTGCTTTAAATTATGGTACTAACTATAACGTAAACATAGTAAATGATAATGATATCGGTGTAACTAGTGATAATATTGTTGAAAAATTTATTAATTATTACACTAAAGGATATCGCTATTTTATATCATGGAATTATTCTAGCATAATTAGCGTAATAAATAATTTTTTTAATAATATTTCAACAACACATCCAAATATTAATTTGGATGAAATACTCTTTTTAGAAACAGCCAGTACCGCAGTCAATCTACTTGGTAATAATGGTGAAATATTAGAACGCAACAAACATTGTAAACGTATGATTGCAAATGATAGTTTAAATATATCTATTTTAGAGCAACGATTTCTAAATAATTTTAATGATTTTGATGAATGTGTTATGATTTATGCAAATAATACTTATGGAATTCCATATAATCTAGCGTTTGAAAAATTATGCAATGATAATAATTTCAAATATACTACATTTTCAAGTGATGAATTAATAAAAGCAACAGAATATATTAACAATACACAAAAAAAACTTTTTGTTGTAGCAATTACACTTTCAAGTGACACGAACGTATTTTTTCAAAAAATTCCTCAACCCGAGACACGAAATGAAAATACTACTATTAAGATTTCTTTTTCTGATAATTTAAATTTCTTACCAGATGTCATAAACAACCCAGATTTTTTAAATAAATATAAAAAATATACAGGTTCATTTAGTCAATATGTTGGTAGTTCACCATCATTGCCATATTTAAAAGAAAATTTAGATCCTAATGTAAAAGGTTCTACCTCTGCATATTTAATTATTGATTGTTTAAATATTATAAAAAAAGTAAACTATTTTAGCGATATTACTATTTTACCATCTGAAGATTTATATCAAAATATTGCACCAAGTTACTATGGTGTAAGTGGATTGTGTAAAATAAATAATATTAACTATGATAGAGACACATCTATATATTTAGTTGCTTTATTGTCTATAAATACAACTTTAGACGATACTAGCGAAAATGACCCATTTCCTTTTATTGTAAGTGAAAGTTATACAGAATACAATGGACACATTACTATTTTGGACGCAGAAAATGAAAGACAACAAAGTTTTGCTAATGATGTAAATTCTTCAGACAAAGATGGTTCTTATGCAACTGAAATTATAAAAAATCTAAATTCAAGTGATTATTACTTTAGCAATTGGTTTGTTAATAATATTAAAATGAAAGCCAAACATATTGATATAAATGAAACTGTTACATCTACGTATGGTATTGGTGTAATTACATTTGAAGAAAGAGAAGAAAATTCTGATAAAGTTAATTTAATGGATAGTGCTAATATCATTGGTAGAATCGGTGAAATTGGTGGAATCGGTGAAATTGGTAGAATCGGTGAAGGCATCGGTGGAATCGGTGAAGGCATCGGTGGAATCGGTGGAATCGGTGAAGGCATCGGTGGAATCGGTGGAATCGGTGAAGGCATCGGTGGAATCGGTGAAGGCATCGGTGGAATCGGTGGAATCGGTGAAGGCATCGGTGGAATCGGTGGAGGAATCGGTGGAGGAATCGGTGGAGGTAGAAACACCCTTCAACCTATTAAGATTTCCTTTATGAAATCATTATTGCCTTATTCTAAATCAAAATCAAAATCAAAATCAAAATAATGGTTTTGACAGAAATTACATGTATTCACAAATGTTAAATAATATTTTTCTTTTTTTATTATAAGATAAAATGTATAATAAAAAAACACGTAATCAAAAAAAAAAGCGTAACCAAAAAAAAACTCGCAAACAAAAAAAAACACGTAAAAACGCTTTTAAAGGTGGTTCTGCTGATACTGAAAATTGCATAAATGAAGATGACCCGATTACTTTAGAACCATTAACATCAAGTGATATTGTTATTAAATTCCAACCTAATCCAAATCAAAACAAATTTAATTGTTATGATAGAGATGCATTGAAAACACATATTTTACATCAATTAAATGTAGAAACCGAAGATGATAATAGTGACCCAGTTAATAATGTTAAAGACCCTTCTACAAATATTCAACTTGGACGCCAATTTATTGAAACCAATTATCCTGAAATAAATTTGCCCGAATTGGATGGTGATAGTATTTCTGATGCCACGTCTCCAGAGGAATATTTACTCGATTTTACTCCCATTTTAAATGAAATCGAAAATGAAGAAGAATATGGTGAACGTTTGGATAATTTCTATATTCTTTTTGAGGAACAATTGAATAATGTCGGTAGAAATATAGACGACCATATTTTATTTGAATTCACCGAACTATTAGGAGACTATGTAACTAGTCAAGTGAATGATGATAATAAAACATATGAATTGCAAAAGTTAATCGACACCTACGTAAGTGATAACGACGAACGAGTTTATTCTGGTGGAAAAAAGAAAAAACAATTTCTATATAATCCAAATAACCCTAAAAAAAGTTTTGATGTCTACATTGACAAAAATCCCAGTGATACTATACATATTAAATACACTACTATGGAAGATATAAAAAAAACAATACGTAAATTAGAACGTTTGTACAAGCAACATAAATATACACACCAGCGCATATGGCAAGTAGGTATGATTATGAAAGTACGCCTTGAAGCATTAAAAAAACATCATAAAACACTTTATCCCAAAGCAAAAAATGTATCCAAAAGATACAATTTAGCAAATAAATATTTTCATTTTTTAAGTAGTCGAACAAAATTGCCCGAAAATAAACGTCGGAGTTCTACCTTTCATTTTACCTAAATTTCTTGTTGTAACGCATCCTTCATTTCTTCACCAGAATAATCTGCACCAAACATAATATCGTCAGACAATGCATTGCTTTCTTCGTATTCATAATCTTCGTATACATCTTCTTCGTCATCCATTATTTCAAATGCTTCCTTATGCCATTCTTGCAATTTTTGCACTTGTTCATCAAAATTTGCACATTGGGTTTGCAATATTGAACCCAGCATAATAGGAACAATCGTATCCATTTCACAACAATTACAAATAAGTGTATTATTTGTAATTGTTCTCAGTTGGTCATTAGCCATAATAGGATATATTTCCACACAATATACACACGCCAAATCTACAATTCCCCTTTCCTGCAATTGCTTTACCGCAATCGCATAATTGTTCGTTGCTTCTTTCATATACTCCATGATAGTAAGTTTTGTTATACATAACCCCTATTTCTCCCATTAATTTTCAATTTTTAATTGCACGATAACTTCGTAATGTTTTCTTACGTAATGACGAATTTAGAATAAATTTATTCAGACCATCTATTTCACTTGTTAAAACATGTTTACGATATGCAATTTTTTCATCGTCGCTATATATTTTTGTAATATCGATTGGATACGTTTTCATTAAAAAACTCGCTTCATTTATACATTTTTTGAATACGTCATTATATGTATTATCATATTCATATATGATACGTATTAGCTCTGTGGGCAAAGAATACACCAGATTTGTTCCCATTAATATTCGAAATGTTATATTTTTACCAAAAAAAATAATTCAATAAAAAATGCTTTATAACTTACAACTTAACTTACAAGTAGCTTAAAATTTTACTTGCAACATGCGATGTATTGTTTTGTTCTTGTAATTGATGAACGCAATTCATTATGTTATAGTCAATATCTTCCACGTATCGTTTGACTTCACTAATATTATCTCTCAACAAAAGTAAACTAACTCTATATTCGTTTGTTATTTCTTTTCCCAGTCTATCTTTTATATCAAGCAATAATCTATTCACATTACCCAGAATAGCATTATGTGCGCGACGTTTTTTATAGGTATACCCTATTATTGAAGCATAATTATTACGCAATATAGTATAAATTTCATTTATTCCATTGACTCGAAATCTTTCCAAAAATTGGTTGAAATCATGACGTTTTTTATTGTTTTCTTGCTCTATTGTTTCATAATAATCAAAATGTTCATAAACAAACGCCTTAAAGCTTTCAATATGAATCGTAGAATCATTATCTGTAACCAATTTATACACAATATCGTCATCGTTATCATTTTCCGGATGTCCCCCATTTACAATTAAATCTCCGTGATTTGGACCACCAATAATTAAATCATACTGATATAACTCAATACCATAATAGTAATCTAAATCTGATGCGAAGTATATTTGTCCGTTATGACATGTATGACAACAAGGACGACTGGTTTCGTTACATTTGCACACATGCGTTTTTGACCAGTAATAAACCCGAATTCGTATGTCCTCAAAATTTTTATTTTTTAATTCTGGATGATTCTCTACCAATTCATTAAATTCTTCTTCACCATTTTCCCACCAATCATTTAGTGCTTCCTCGAATTTCCATTCAAATTCTTCACTCGAGTTATGAGACGGCATTGTTGACACAAATCGATTTTTCAATCTTTGGGTTTCCCTATTTAAATCGTTCAAACTACGTACTATATCCGTCGTCATATTTTACCTATTTTCTGTTGTTTCCTTTAGTTCAAATAAAGTTTGCAAGTTTATTTCAATTTTTTTTACACGTTCACTTTTTGAAACGAACTTAAAAACAACACTCTTGTATCCTTATATGATATTCATTTTTTTATATTTTGCCGCCTTTATTTTTAGCTCTTGTTATGCCAACACATTTACTTATGAAGAAATTGCAAATGTATCTGTGAATATTGCACAAGCTTCTTATTGCGTAAATAAAAATTTGATTTGGGATTGCCCTACATGCTATTCAAACAATATTTTGACACATGTTATTGAAAAAGATAGCGAACAAGTTATTTTTGGTTACAATCAAGATTATAATGCCATTTTTATTTCATTTCGTGGGTCTTCCAATATTGAAAATTGGTTGGCAAATATTCAGTTTCATCAAATTCAGCCTTACGACGATGAAAATATATCTGTTGAAAAAGGGTTTTACAATCTTTACGCTGACCTGAAACCAATTATTTATGACACATTACAAGAATTAGCTAGCAAATATTCTACTCACAATGTGCTTTCCACTGGTCATTCACTTGGTGGTGCATTGGCGACACTATTTGCTTTCGACAACTATTATTATAACGAAGAATATAATGTTATTGCATTGATGACATTTGGTTCACCGCGAATTGGTAATCACAATTTTGTCACTAAATTTGCAAACTACAATATGTATTCCAAACGCATTACACATTATTATGATATGGTTCCGCATGTTCCACAAAACTTATTGCATTATTATCATATTCCTAACGAAGTATGGTATAACGAAAACAACGATGAATATAAAATTTGTCTCGATACCAATTCTCCATATACCGAAGATTCAAAATGCTCTGATTCATGTTCACCCACGCATTGTACGTCTACAAGTGACCATTTGTATTATTTAAATGTTACCATGGGTTCAGGTGGGTGTTAATATTGGGGTTATCAAATAATAAATATCAACTACCAAATATATTTATTATTTCATCTGCAACGAGTATCACTATGACTTTCACGATTTCAATGTTACCCTCGTCTTTTTATTGTTTTTCTTCTTTTTTGTTTTTTGTTTTTTTTTAGTGTTTTGCTCTTTTTTTTTAGTGTTTTGCTCTTTTTTTTTAGTGTTTTGCTCTTTTTTTTACGTTTACTTGATTTGGTACTGCCACCTTTGAAGGTAGATTTATATTCTATATATTTATATTTATTGATAATAGGATCTATTATCGTTTTAACAGGGCGTAATAGAAACCAATAACTCGTCATTATTCCAAATTTTTCAAACGCACGTATTATTTTTGTTGCAGGTATAGCTATATTGCGCTTTAGTGTTCGACCAATTCCTTCTCCAAATTCAGGTTTCCAAGTTCCTATTTTTGTAATATCGGCAGAATACGTATTACCAGAGCTATTATCTGGTTTGGTTGTTGATTTTATAATTCCTTGCTTAATATGTAATTTACGTATTCTATGCATTTCAGATAACCAAAAAGTATCATTTTTCAATAAGTTAGTATACTTATTTATGTCACCGGGCAGGACGTAGTGTTCATTTGAAATTTCGCTTTTTTCTATTTTTTCTGTTTTTTTTGATTCTTCACAGAAATATTTTTCCATTTTTTTCAGTAACTTATCTAATTGTTGTAGATATGAATAAATATCTTGTTCCTTTTTATAAATAATTGGTATATTTTTATCATCGTTTCCAATAATTGGTTCAAGAATATATATATTAGGACTATTATGACTATTAGGACTATTAGGACTAGGATTAAAAATTTCCTGAATGTGTTCTAAAATTGTTTTTTTGTCGATTGTTTTTTTGTCGATTGTTTTTTTGTCGATTGTTTTTTTGTCGATTGTTTCTTTGTCGAATGCTGACTTAAAATTTGAGTTAAATGGTGGGTCATTTTGCATAGAACGTATTTTATCGATATAATTATTTTCATTGATAACTTGTAACCATGTAACAAATTTTTTCATATCAATTTCTGGTTCATTTTTGCCTTGTTTTGTTTGTCCGTTTTCGTCATAATATCCAGAAATATATAGATTGAAAAAAAACTTAATTATTTTCTTCATAGTTAAATCATCTATTTTCTTTAAAGCTATGTCATTTATAGCTTCACTCTTTATATATTTCGCTACAGGAGTTGGAGTAATTACATTTATAAATTTTTTGCATACATCAGGAGAAGGCTTAGAGGTAAACGTAAAAGAAGTCGGACACTTAAAATCCTTTCGTATTCCTCCTCCATTCTTTTTTGTTCCTATATCGTTTTCGAATGGATAAATCTTACAGATGAAATCGAAAGTCTCATACATATCATCTTCTTTATATAAAAAGTCTATTAATATGGATTTTATGGTTTTGACATTGATTTTGACACCTTGTATTTTATTGGTTTTGACATCTTGTATGTTATTGGTTTCGACACCCGGCACGCCACCGGTTCCGACACCCGGCACGTCATCGGTTTCGACACCCGGCACGTCATCGGTTCCGACACTCGGCACGTCATCGGTATCGCACGTTTTGTACTCTTTTATAAATTTTACGATATTAAATATTACTTTACTATTTTTGGCAATTTCCAAATCGGTTTCTTCCTTTTTCTTTGCATTATCATTTACATTATCATTTACAAATTTTTCAACATTTTCAACATTTTCAACATTTTTTTCTTTTAGAATTTCGGTAAAAAAACCAATAATTTTATCTGCGTATTTTTCCTTATTGACTTCTGTGAAATATTTTTGGTTTATCCACATTTTCTTATCATCCAATTGATTTTTATACATAAAACTGGCAGTTTCTAGATCTTTTAAACATGCAATAACTGATATGTTGAGTTTATGTATGTTTTGTGCGTGTCTGTAATATCGTTCATATTCTAAATATATTTGTTCGGGTGTCGGATTGCAACCAATCCATAATGAATCATTTTTAAATATTTCTTCATTTGAAGTTAATTTGTAACCATAAACATTTAAATCATTATCACTACGAATTCGTTTGATTGTATCTACATTAACATTATTTAGATTATTCTTCGGTGCAGATATAAAATGTTCATAATTATTATTAAATAGCGTATTACTATTTCGAGCCATTCTACTTACAGACTGATTCATCTTTCCAATACTATGAAATAATGTTACATCATAATCTAGATGATACGTGGTTACTAGATAGAAGTATCGTCTCATCATATATTCTTGCATATTGCGATATTTATTAATCAAATCATTCATTTTTTTACTATTTTCATCATCGACACCATCTACATTTTCACTAATTGCCTTGCCAAAAATGTTCGTTTTTGTTTCGTGAATATTATACAACGATTTTTGTATTTCCTTCAATTTGTTTAAGGAATGAGCGTTGATTTTTCCGTTTATTGAATGCTTGAGAATATACGACGTTAATTGCATTTGAAAATAGGTAAACATTGTTGACGATAAATTTGCCAAATGACCATTTAATATACTAAGTGACGACATACTTTCTTTACTCCCAAAATTATCACGTTTTGTGGTTAGAATATTCGTTTCTATATTGCCTTCACCCAGTTCATGTAATCGTTTTGTAGCAATAGCTAATAAATCCACGCGGTGTTCGGTTAACGTAATATGAATTCTTCTAGATAATGCCATTCTTATAGCGTTCACATAATTCTTATGATATTCTTTATTAGTTTCATTATCAAGTTTAATTAATAGGTCAAAATTTTCATTTATAGAATTAATAACATTTTCCTTTTCAATGGGAAATAAGTTATGTACTCTACCAAATACAACTTCTTTATATTTATTATCTTTAAAACATCTCTTTGTATCTTCGTTATATATGGAATCGATTCGTTCATGAAAATCTGCTATATTTTTTTTTAAATTAACATTATTAAATAATGGTTCAATAATGCTCCATTTACACAACATATCACCTGTATCAAAATCGTATAGTTCAGTTGGTTGTGGTTTAGCTAACTCTCCGCATAGTTTATTTAAAGAAGTGATAATAATTGGTTGAACAAACAAGAATTTCGAAATAAATGTTATTCCATTTAATACATCATTTGCAATACCTGTATCCTTCTTCTCAACACCACCACTTTTCAACATGTCATATACTTTATCTTCCAGTTTTTTTTGTTTTATATGACACATTTCCTTGTCATTATTTATACCACAATCACTCGATGTTATTTTAACATTAAATATATTGGCGATATTATCTTGAAATAATTTTAGTTCCAGGTCTGTATTATTTTTATTTGGCGTGTACTCAAACAATATGGATATGTCAATATATTCTTTAAATGTATCTTTTATTAATGAAACAATAAAATTATTTTTTTCTTCAAAATCTTCATCTCTAATGTTCATCACATTATTTTGCGCCTTCAAAAGCAAAGATATAATAAATAACCCTTCTGTAAATGAAACTATCTCTGGTTTTATTGGGTCTGAAACAACATTATCAACATTATATTTGATATTTAAGTTTGTTAGGATTTCATTTTGAGCTTTTTTTAAAATTTCAACATTGACTCCAACTTTCTTATTAAACATGGTGACATCAGTTATATTTATACCTTTTTTTGTTGTTTGGGATCTCGTTGTATACTGGTTATTGGTATTGGTATCATCACTCGTTGTATGCTGGTTATTGGTATTGGTATCATCTATCGTTATATTAATATTCGTGAATTGTTGCGTAAAACGACACCAATTTAAAAGTAATTGTTCAATATCTTTCGCATTCACGCCTATTTTTTCATTAGTATCTTTTTTAATGTATTTATCAATAATATTCGTATAATCATTCATTTCGTCTTTGGTTTTAAAAATATTTTCGATAAATTCAGTCGTTAAATTTTTAAATATTTCTAATTCTGCTCCTGTATCCGAAGTAATAAAGTTGTTATATTGTGCTTTTGTAGCATCAATAATAACTTTCTTATATTTTTCTTTATCAAAATCGTCACTATTAATTCTAGTTATCAAATATTTTATTAAAACATCATTCTCATATTTATCAGGAGTGGGCTTAACAGCAGCAGCAGCAGCAACAGCTTCTATAGCTTCACCAAATGTTTCATTAATAAAATCACTACTATCAACAGAAGTGGGAGTAGCAGGAGTATCAGGAGCAGCAGGAGGAGTACCACTAGTATCAGGAGTATCAGGAGCAGGAGCAGTAGCAGGAGCAGGAGGAGTATCAGAAGCAGGAGTACCATCACCATCACTATCACTACCACCAGTAGTAGGATCAGAAGCAGCATTAGTAGGATCAGGAGCAGCAGGAGCAGGACTAGCAGCAAGAGTACTATCACTACCACTAGTATCAGGAGGAGTACCACCAGGAGCAGCAGTAGTAGCAGCAGTAGCAGCAGTATCAGGCAAATTTGAACAAAAATCTTTATAATCGAAACCTTGTACACTGATAATATTGTTATTAATATCTTGAATAACACTAAAGAAATTCTCCTGTGGCATATATTTGAAAAAATATGCAAAACAATCATCCAATAAAACTTTATACTCCTCGGTAAATTTTAGCGGAATACCTGTTTTAGCATGCAATTCTAACAATTGTGTATATAAATCCAAATTACGCAACAACGTATTTCCGAATTGAGTTAAATTTTTTCTATAATTTTCTTTATGAAATGCTAATGCCTGAAGTGTTGCAACTAAACCGAATATGGCAAATGTTAGAGCAGGTAATCCTAAACTAGTGCTAACTATTCCAAGTGCCCCAAATATATCTGTGCGCCATGTTTGTATTGAAGTATCATTGGAAGATAAAAACAAACTTACACTACCATCTGCATTAGATAGTGTATTCATGATTGTTATCATAGGTATAAATACAGAATGAAATCCTGCTTCCCATCCATTTATTATATCCATGCTAAGTTCTTGCTTTGTTATGCTAATCTTTTTGGGAGATGCTGAATCAAAAGAGTTAGGTGATGTAAATTTATTGATATATGTAACGATTGGTAATTGATTTGTTGTCATAATGTATGTATATATATATATATATTTGCCTATAAAAAATAGAGGGTTGAATCCTAAATAATGTATTTTTCACTTTTTTCACCTTTTTCACCTTTTTCACCTTTTTCACTTTTTTGAAACTTTTTCTATATATAGAATTTCCCCAAAAAAAGCATGTCCAAAATCGAAAACGAAAAAAAACTTTCAACCCCCAAAAACGTGATTTTTTGAAAATGCTAGATATATCGTCTAAATACAGAAAAAATCATTCAACTGCTCTTATCATAACTTTTTCAAAATTATATGTTTTTTGAAAAATTTGATTTAGGCGTTTTTTTATGTAAGTATATAATACTTACACAATGACTTACAAAAAAACGCCAAAAAACGCCGAAAAATTTATTTGTGAAGATTGTAACTTTGTTTCTAGTAAAAAAAGTGATTATGGACGCCATTTATTGACACGCAAACATAAAATACTTACAAATACTTACAAAAAAACAGCAGAAAACGCCGAATATATTTGCGTTTGTGGAAAGCAGTACAAACATCGTCAGAGTTTAAATAACCATAGAAATCGATGTAATTTCGAAAAAAATATTGAAAAAGATGAAAAAGATGAAAAAGATGAAAAAGATGAAAAAGATGAAAAAGATGAAAAAGAATCGGAAATGGGAATAATGGAAAAAATAAAGAATGTTGAAAATGAGGTGCAAAGTTCGAATGATTACAAAGAAATGTTTATGGAAATGATGAAACAGAACCATAAATTGCAACAACAAATGATAGAATTAATACCTCAAGTAAAAGGAAATACAACCAACAACACAATGAATAATTTCAATATAAATTTATTTCTGAATGAGCAATGCAAAGACGCGTTAAATATTATGGATTTTGTAAATTCGTTAACAATTGAATTAGCAGATTTGGAACGTACAGGTACACATGGATTTGCAGATGGTATTTCAAATATATTTGTGAAAGCCATACAGAATTTGGATATAACCAAACGTCCAATCCATTGCACAGATTTGAAACGCGAAGTTCTTTATGTCAAAGATAACGAAACTTGGGATAAAGATAGTGAAGATAAACAAAAAATAAAAGGGGCGATACATACGTTAAAACAAAATAATATACGCAAAATAGGTGAATGGGTTCAAGAAAATCCCGAAAGTCAAGAAATGAATAATCCAAAAAATGATATGTATATGAATATGTTACATGAAAATACGGGAAATCAAGATAAAAGTATACCGAAAATCATAAAAAATGTCGCCAAAAATGTGGTATTACCAAAAGATGATAACAAATAATGAAATAGCAACTATATATATATATATATATGGTGAAAATAGACATTGGTAAACTCAAAGGGTTAGATGTCTCAAAAGCACGCCCAAAACTAACTGCAAGTGATGGAGATGTAGATGATTATTTCGGTACTTCAGTAGCATTTAGTAATAATAGTCTTTTAGCCATTGGGGCGTATAACGATGATGTTACTGGCAATGATAATAAAGGAAGTGTCTATTTATTTAGCGGTTCCGGAACAAACTGGACAGAAATAAAAAAAATAACTGCAAGTGATGCAGCTTCCGATGATAAATTCGGTAGTTCAGTAGCATTTAGCAAAGATGGAAGTGTTTTAGCCATTGGGGCGCGTGGAGATGAAAATAAAAAAGGGATTGTCTATTTATTTAGCGGTTCCAGAACAAAATGGACAGAAATAAAAAAACTAACTGCAAGTGATGCAGCTTCCGATGATAAATTCGGTAATTCAGTAGCATTTAGTAATAATGGTCTTTTAGCCATTGGAGCGTTTGGTGATGATGATAATGGACTACCTGCTTCGGGAAGTGTCTATTTATTTAGCGGTTCCGGAACAAACTGGACAGAAATAAAAAAAATAACCGCAAGTGATGCAGCTGGAGGTGATTGGTTCGGTTATTCACTAGCATTTAGCAACAATGGTCTTTTAGCCATTGGAGCGTTGTTAGGTGATGTTACTGGTAATGATAATAAAGGAAGTGTCTATTTATTTAGCGGTTCCGGAACAAACTGGACCCAACAAACAAAACTAACTGCGAGTGATGCAGCTAATGATGATTTTTTCGGTATTTCAGTAGCATTTAGTAATAATGGTCTTTTAGCTGTTGGAACGTTTTATGATGATGTTACTGGCGATGATAATAAAGGAAGTGTCTATTTATTTAGCGGTTCCGGAAAAAACTGGACAGAAATAAAAAAACTAACTGCAAGTGATGCAGCTACAAATGATGGGTTCGGTAGATCGGTAGCATTTAATAAGAATGGTCTTTTAGCCATTGGGGCGAACGGAGATGATGGTAATGGACTATCTGCTTCGGGAAGTGTTTATTTATATGATTTACCATTAAAAAAGAAAACAAAGAAAAAATTCCTTATTCAGTTGAGTGATAGTGAAGTGAAAAATTATGTTGAAGGAGATGAATACAATGGAATAACTATTTTGGGAATAGTAAAAACAGAAAATACAAACGGAGATAAAATAAACTATTTAGTATTGGATAACGACCCAAATAACGTATATGGTCAACTTCTAAAAATAAAAAATGACAATACAATTTCAAGAACAGAAAAAATAGCAGAATATGAGGATTATCAAGATACATATAAAGATTCAGCTGAAATATACAATTATATTGAAAGTTTATTGAAGAACTAAACTTTACTTTCAAACTCATAATCATCACTTTTTTCATTATTTTCGCTCAAGAGAAATATAAATTTCAAAATAGTTCGTTCGCCTTTTTCTAACGGACTCACACGATGATAAATGCTGGAAGGTTTCACCAGTACTAAAGAATTCGGTTTTGGTTCAACACTATGAATGGTGTCATCCACATTAAATTCAAATATTGAATCACTATTGTTTTCCAAGGTTAAAACACATTCATAATAAGGTTGATTGTATAAAGGTTTGTCTTGATGCCACGGCATTCCCTCTGAACCCGTTTCATATTTTCTATATTCAATAGGAAATTCACTGACAAAAATCGTATCTTTTTTCAGTATTTTTCTCATTTGTTGAAACAAATGCGAAGAATAAATCATATAATAAAGAGAAGCATCTGTTTTTGCATCGCACATATAGGTTTTGCGTGATTTCACACGACTATCATCTTCCAATTTAGAATCGAGTGTTTTGCAATATTTGGCAATATCTGAAAATTGTTTTTTCGGAAAAAAAGGATGAACTAATACTAAATCATCATTTTGGTAACTTAATAACGTCTTTTTAAAATAAATATATAAAACAGAAAATATTAAAATCATTATTAGTCCAGTTATTTTTATCCATGTGTCCATACTAATTAGAATAGCAACATATTATTAATATGAAAATTGAAAGTATTTAAACTTATTGATAGCCTAACATATAAGGATGGTAAATCTAAAGAACGACGATATTTTTAAGTGTGATGACAAGCTCATTTTCAACCCGTATAATCCATTAAATAAAGAGATTACATTGAATGACGTTCAATGCATTCTAAAAAAATATGGAATACCTTTTCCAGTACATAATTTGGAATTGTATAAACGTGCTTTTGTACATCGCTCTTACACAAAACGTCCTCAATTGGAAAACGAGAAACAAAATATTTGCATTGTTGAAAAGCCACATGACTGCATTCCTTTGAAAACAAAGTGCAATGAACGTTTGGAATTTCTAGGGGATGGAGTATTGGAATTGGTGACGAAATATGCTCTTTATCGTCGTTTTCCAAAAGAAAATGAAGGATTTATGACGGAAAAGAAAATTGCACTAGTAAAAAATGAAGCCATTGGTAAATTGGCATATGATATGGGAATTCATAAACATTATATCATTTCAAAACATGCTGAAGAAAAAAATACACGTACAAATTTAAAGAAACTAGGATGTTTGTTTGAAGCATTTATTGGAGCATTGTTTTTAGATTATAATAAAATAGAGGTGATGGACGACGATGCATGGTTTCAAAATGTCTTTGTAACCGGACCAGGTTTCCAAATGGCACAAAAATTCATTGAAAATATATTTGAAGAGCATGTGGATTGGGAAGAGCTTATTGATAATGATGATAATTATAAAAATATTTTGCAAGTAAAAATTCAAAAGGAATTCAAAGTAACACCCCATTATTTAGAACTACCATTAAGCGAACAAGAAGAGGGATATCGCATGGGTGTATATATTTGTTTAGGGCAACCCATTTTCCAAGTAGATACAAACGATGCAATCTCAATGAGTACGCTGGGAACATTTCAAGCAATTCATGATTATGTAGAAAAAAATGAAAAGATATTGGTTTTTATGGGGGAAGGTTTGCACAAAATTAAACGCAAGGCAGAACAAATGGCATGTAAACGTTCGATTGAATATTTGGAGTAATTAGGATTAACGTAATAAATAATAATCATTTTCTATTATATGGAGCAAGTGTTGCAAAATTTAAGAAAAAAGCCTAGACCACAGAAATTAGAAGCACAAGAAGTGAAAATGAAAAAAACGGAAGCACCTAAAAGCGAAATACAAGAAATAGACGATGAAATGTTGCATCAAATGTTAGAAGGAAAAAATAAAGAAGAACCTACTGAACCAATCGGGAAAAAGAGTGAAAAAGACGAAAAAGAGGAAACAATTTACGAAGATGTTCGCGAAGAACATGCTGAAGATGATTTTTCTGATTTTTTAGCAACTTTACCAAAAAAGGTAACCAATATCAGAGGCGATACTATTAAAAAGAAAGCAAGTGAAAAACCGAAAGTACAAATACAAGAACCAACTCCAAAAGAAACAATACAATCAAAAAAGGAAAAACCCAAAACAATGACTATTAAACGTGAAAAACGTCAACGTATAACCGAAAGAAAAGATGTAACAAAACCTGCCAAACACGAAGTATTTAGTGTTTCATTGGACGAAGAAATTATTGAAAAGATGCCGAAAAAAGAAAATTTAGTGGTATTAAAGAAACCATCTTACTATTTAAACAATCGCGAAGTGTTTGTCAACTTCGTAAATCAAATGTTTAAAGATTATCGCAAGGAAGTATTGGATGATAAATCGCAATTGAGTTGTGATACAAGTGAACAATCCGAAGAATTTAAACTACTTACACATCAAAAAATAGTGCGCGAGTACATTAATTTATATTCACCATATCGTGGTTTATTAATATATCATGGTTTAGGTTCGGGTAAAACATGTAGTTCCATTGCCATTGCAGAAACGTTTCAACAATTGCATTCGGTGGCTTTGGCGGAAGGAACAACAAATGTACGAAAAGTAGTGGTAATGACACCTGCTTCATTGCGAACTAATTTTTTCGAAGAATTAAAGAAATGTGGTAATCCAATGTATCGCAAGAATCAATTTTGGGAATTTGTAGAAACGCGTGGTGATAGTTCAACTGAAAAGAAAATGTCTAGTGCATTAAGTTTACCAATATCTTTTATTCAAAAAAAACGTGGAGCATGGTTTGTGAATGTAAATAAACCATCTAATTTCGAAACATTGTCTAGTGATGAAAAGGTAACATTAGATGAGCAGCTGGATAATATGATACATCAGAAATACACTTTTATTAATTACAATGGTCTACGTAAAACACGTTTGAATGAATATACGCAAAATAATACAATTAACCCATTTGATAATAAGGTAATTATTATTGACGAAGCTCATAACTTTGTAAGTCGTATAGTGAATAAAATAGGCCGTGATAAAATGGAAGACCCGACATTTATGTCGATAATTTTATATAAATTATTGCTAACTGCAGAAAATGCACGTGTTATTTTATTGACTGGTACACCTATGATTAATTATCCAAACGAAATAGGAATTTTATTCAATATATTGCGTGGTTACATTAAAAGTTGGTCAATACCTTTGGTGCAAGACCAAGGAAATGTTCGTACTTATGAACAAAAATTAAAATCGATGTTTAAAAAGCACCAAATATTGGATACTATTGAAATAATAAACAATCAAATTGTTTATACGCGAAATCCGTTCCATTATACAAATAAATATTATGGCGAAAACTACAAGGGTGTGAAAAAACAAGAAAGTGGTCATATTATGACAGATGCTGAATTGAGTGAACAAGTATTAAAAATGCTGCATGATGAAGGAATACATGTAGATGCTAAAAAAATTCGCGTTCAATATACAAAGGCCTTACCAGATGATTTGGAAAATTTCCAAAAAATGTTTTTGGAAGAAAGTTCGGGTCAAGTCAAAAATACAGATATATTAAAACGTCGCATATTAGGATTAACATCATATTTCAGAAGTGCGCAAGAAGGGTTAATGCCTGATTTCGATGAACAAAAAGACACTCATATAGAACATATAGAAATGAGTAATTATCAGTTTGAAAAATATGAAGAAGCGCGTTTACAAGAACGTAAAGTGGAAAAGAAAAAACGTGGTCCAAAGAAAAAGGATGATTTATATCAGGATTCTACGTCGACATATCGTATTTTTTCACGTGCTTTCTGTAATTTTGTGTTTCCAAATCCTCCTGGTCGTCCAATGCCAAAAGAAGACGATACATTGCAAAGTGCAATAGAAAATATGGATGATGAAGATATGTTAGATGCTTCACGAGTAGACGAAAACATAGATGGACGTTTATTGGAAGATGAAATAGAAGAACGTCAGTCAATCGCACGTGCAAGTAGTTATGACGAACGTATAAAAGATGCATTGCAATTTTTGAAAATGAACGAAGAAAATGTATTATCGCCAACAGGATTACAAACATATAGTCCAAAAATGTTGAAAATATTCGAAAATATAGACGATGATAGTTTTGTAGGAAGTCATTTAATATATAGTCAGTTTCGTACATTGGAAGGTATAGGTATTTTTAAATTAGTATTGGAAGCAAATGGTTTTCATGAATTGCGGGTTCGTAAAAATGCTTCACAAGAATACGAACTGGATATTCCAACTGATAAATTAGTAAAAGGAAAGATGTTTTCTCTTTACACAGGTACAGAAAGTCGTGAAGAAAAAGAGGTAATACGTAATATTTTTAATGGTAATATGAAAGCATTATCAACGACACTGCAAAATCAATTAAGAGAAGTACACGAAGATAACTTACGTGGGGAGTTGGTAAAAATATTTATGATTACAGCGTCAGGAGCAGAAGGTATTTCATTGAAGAATGTACGTTATGTTCACATTATGGAACCCTACTGGCATCCGGTCCGTGCCAATCAAGTAATTGGACGCGCTCGTCGTATTTGTAGTCATTCAGAATTACCAAAAGAAGAGCAAAACATTAAAGTATTTATGTATTTAATGAAATTTTCCAAAGACCAAATAGACAATTTAATGTCGGTAGAATTAAAAACAAATGATACTAGTCGTTACGATACTAAGAATAAAGACCCAATTAGTAGTGATGAATCATTGTATGAAATTATGAATGTAAAAGATGGAATTTCCAAACAATTATTAAAATCAATCAAAGAAGCTGCTATGGATTGTGCGATTCATAGTAAATCAAAATCGGGAGAAGTATTAGAATGTTATTCTTTTGGAAACGAAACAGATCCCAAATTTTATTCTTATCGTCCAAATATTGAAAATGAAGATCGCGACGCTAATTTGAAAGCATTGAACAAGAAAAAAGAAGTATTTAAAGCCAAACGTAAACGCGTAAATGGTATAGATTATGCATTACGTTATGATAACGGAAAGGCAACAAATAAATTATATGATTTGGATAGTTTCATGCAAGCAAAAACCAACCCAAATATAACAGCATTATTGGTTGGATTATTAGTAGAGGAAGACGGACGTGAATATGTAGATTACAATGTTTAAATGAAAAAAAATAAAAAATGTAAAAATTGATATTAAATTGCAAAAGTAAATTAATATTAATCAAAATGGTAAAACTCGATATTGTAGATACTGGAAATATTGTAGGGAAAAGTGTGAAAAAACAAAATAGTAGGAAAGTAATACCTGATGAAACATTTGCAATTGATGTTGAAGAAAACACGATAAATTGTGGCGATGATGATTGTCTGTTGCGTTATTTCGTAATATCCGGTGTTATTATGTTTATCGGTGTGGTAACATTATTAGTAATGTTTGTTTAGAACAATAAAATTAAACTAAAAAGATAATAAAGTAAAAAACATAATTAATCTAGCCAATGCAAGACATAAGTCAAATGATGGATTTTTTTAAATTTCAGTTTATCACATCATCCATGAAAGACATGAATAATGAAACAACCATTTTATTAGTATTGTTATATGGATTTTATTATTGTTATACAAATATTTCAAAATCTATCTTTGATACAATGTTGTTTCGTTTAAAACATATGCAATTTAATAGAAAATATTCAATAGTATTTAGTGGACAGAAAATCACAAAACATGGAATGTGGTCTTCTAGAACAGAAACATTATTTTCCGACAATTTTCGCGCATTATGGAATTATATTAATCAAAAAAATATAAATATATACGAAAATCGCGAATGCCATAGTAGGCAAGTTAACTATGATAATGAAATTGTGAATGAAAGCAATACATATATTGTATATCAAACTGAACCATTTGAAATAACAAATTTTATTTATGGTAGAGTAGAATATAACGTAATAGAAAATGATAATCAAAAACAAGAATCATCAGCTGTGAATGAAATCGAAAAAATAGAATTAACAATATTTTCTTATACAAAAAATGTATATGAAATACAAGATTTTGTAAAAAACGTGCGTATAGATTACAACCATGAAATAGAAAACAGCCGTATAAACAAGCGATTTATTTACAGCTTAAAAAACATAGATAGTAAAGAAGAAGAAATTAAATGGTTGGAAAAAGAAATAACAACAACACGAAATTTCGAGAACATGTTTTTTCCAAATAGGAAAGAAATCATGGAAAAAATAGATTTTTTTCTTAAAAATAAAGAATGGTATACTCATGAAGGACATCCATATTCATTGGGTATAGGGTTACATGGTGTACCAGGTACAGGAAAAACATCGTTTATTAAGGCATTGGCAAAGTATACAAATCGACATTTGATTGTAATACCTTTAAATAAAATTAAAACAGAAAACGATTTTTATGATGCCTATTTCGAAGAACAATATTCGACAAATAATGTAAAAAATATAGAATTCAAAGATAAGATTATTGTTTTCGAAGATATCGATTGCATGTCAGATATTGTCAAAAAACGCAATGTATATGAAAATGATGAAGCAAAAGAAGTACATACAACATATGAAAATAGTGAAACAAGTGATATAGATGACAATAATAGTACGAATAATGAATCAAAAAATGACAAAAATATCAGTGAAATATTAATTAATGCAGCATGTAGTATGAATAACAATGCAAATACAAATAGATTTAAGAAAAAAACCGAAGAATTCACATTATCTTTTTTATTGAATACATTAGATGGTTTACTGGAAACGGATGGTCGAATACTGATAATTACAAGTAATCATTATCGTAAATTAGATCCGGCTTTAACTAGACCAGGTAGAATAGATATAGAAATAGAAATGAAACCCATAGGATTTGATACCATTAACGAGCTGTATTATCATTATTACAATGAAAATATTCCAAGAAAATATCAGCAGAAAATGAGGACAATTACAATAGCTCCATGTGATTTAATTAATATTCAAAAAACATCGAATATGACAAAAACAAAATTTATAAATAGCATATTGCAAATGAGGCAATAAGTTAATTGTATTTTTCTGGATTTGTTTATTGAGAGTATTATTCTTCATTGTTATTGTGAATATTTTCAATGGTATTTTCAATATTTTTTTCAACAACTTGGATTTTTTGTTCCTGAATAGCATCTATGTTTTCAAGCATTTTTTCTTGAATTTCGTTCATATGTGCTTTCATTTCTTGTTGTGTTTCTTCTAGCACTTCAATACGTTTAATTAAATTTTGAATAATTATATTTTCTTCTTTTTGAATATTATTATTATTATTATTATTATTATCATCTGAGTTTGATTTTACGTCAATTAGTATTTCTTCTTTCTTAAAAATATCTATATCTTTAGATACATCATTTACCAATTGTTCACTATCTATATTTTTTATTTCTTTTTTACTAGTATTTGTGGTGCCATTTTCATTAAGTGTTTTCTCTTCTTGTTTATCAAAAATGTCATAAGAACGTTCTTTCATTTTTTCGTGAATAAGTGAATCTACATTAGAAATAGGTTCTTCTTTAATATTGTCCCCAAAATCGATTGCATCTGGAACATGAATTTTCATATATTTAGTAAATTCGCCTTGTCGTTTTTCCAGATTGTTTTCAAATTCACTGCGTTTCTGTTTCTGTATTTCTTGATGCGTCAATACTTTAGGGTCAACTATATTATTCTTCACATTATCTTGTAAAGTGTTTGATTTAATAGAATTTAATTGTTGTAACATGGATGAAATAAATTCTTTATTTAGTTCCATCAATGGTTTATTAGCTGTGGTAGTTTGATTCAATGTAGTATTAAAAATAGTAATTACATTATTGTATTGTGTGTTTGTCAAACCTTTAAATGCTTGATTGTCGCGTAAAAGTTCCCACAACATTTCTTTATTTTCGTTGGTATTCATTTATGTAAATTAATAATAAAATTTTATATTGTTTTTGTTTGTTTTGAATTTAATAAAGATTTAGATGAATTTTTTTCACATGTTTAATATATAATGTCTAGCTGTGATATTCAAACAAAGAATAAGGTAATGAGTGTTTTAAATAAACAACAACATAAAAACACCATTTCTAAAATTAATGATTTAGTAAATCAAATTCCATGTGATATTCGCCAAAATGGTGGTGGCATGACAAATGCACAATATGCACAATTACTTGCTTTAATCATGTCAATAATCGTGGCAATAAATGCTGTAATGGAAGTAAAGGAAATTCAATCGGCACAATGTGATTTACCAACAATGATTCTGAACTCATTATCACAATCACAACATTGTACAAATCAATCAAATGCATTAAATAATGCTATAACAGCTGCTGTAGCGAAAGTAACTGGAGCAGCAGGACTTGGTGTTGGTACCTACTTGTTATCAGAAGATAAAAAAGAAATAGAAGATAATAAAGAAACAAAAGGTGGAAGAAGAGTTAGAAAAGCAAGAAAATCAAGAAAATCAAGAAAAACTAAAAAATCTAAAAAATCTAGAAAAGTCAAAAAATCTAGAAAAACAAGAAAATCTAGAAAATCTAGAAAGGCATAATTTTTAAAATTCGTATAATTTTGATATAATATCCATATCAAAATTATTTATTATTCAAAACATTTATCAGTATTGCTTTAATGTTCTTTTAGTTCTTCTTCGTTTTTTTTTAATTGTAGAATTGTTTCTATTTTTATGTCTTTTACCTCCGCTAAGTCCAGCGGCACTAGAGAGCCAGTTACCAACAGATACACTTGCTTCAGCAATAGTCGTAAGCCCATCTTGGATGGTGTTACTCGCAACATTATCCCCCATACCAGCGGCACTAAGTGCTGTGTCAGCTAAATATGTTGTTACTGGATCTCCCATCACCCTACTAGCCATAATCGCCATATTCTCAATTTCAGTATATTGCGGAACTGCAGTTTGAATTCCACTTCTTGTAGTCATAACATCTATAAATTTTTGTTTAATTTTATCATGTTCGTCATCAACAAGGTCTAATCTCATTGAATTTAACGTGTTAAATTTTTTCACGGCAAGACCCTTAATATATTCTTGATATAACATGCCATTGCGTGCAGTTTTATCGCTGCCAAGTTGATTACCAAGTAATGCATCAGTTGGCTGTCCAGTGCGCGCAATAATGTCAGTATTTTTCACTAAATCAAGTGCAATGAATTCAACGACATCTTCTTCACTTACATTTAATACCTGAAAAACTCGTTCACCACGGATATTTTTTCCGTATGGGAAACCATTTGAAGCAATGGTTTGAACAATACCGGCAGCTTCGCTAATAGAACCTGCAGCATTGGCAGCTTTTTCTGTAAAATAATTACCCCATGCCGCAAGCATTCCATCTTGTTCCGAGGTGGTCTCAAAATTGGTTTGTGATTCACTAGCGCGTTTTGCGATATCTTCTGGTGTTTGTTTCGTTAAAAACTGCAATTTTTTGATACTATGTTCGGAAACCTCAAACGATAATTGTTGGTCAATCTGCAATGGTCTTAGACATTCGACACCATTCATGAATGTTTCCATCCATTCTGTTCCAACTTTTTGTAAAGTAGATACTGCGCAAAGTTCGTTAAATAACTCATCGCTACACATAGAAGCAGCCGCTAACAATGCCGAGAAGAATGTTCCAAAAATAGGAATTGTGTCAAAGAACCCTTTTATTGAAGTTGCTGCAGCAACAATCTTAGTATTTCCCAAAATCAAGGATGAGAATATTGTAACAGAAACCATAGCAATTTCTTGTTTGTCCTTGTTATATTTGTTATAACGTTGTTGTTCCACCCAATCTATATTAAGACCTTCGCGCGCTTTTCGCACCGAATCATAACTTGTTATAAACAATTTCTTTTTTTCTATTTCACTCAATTGTAACTTATTTAATTCTTCATCGGTTAGTTCACTTACGCCCTTTATTTTTGTTTCCAATCCATTGTCTATTTGTTGTTCTTCTTTTTCCGGCAACGACTGCAGTTCGAGCTTTATAGTATCATACTTTGTTTTATTTTCTTCTAAAAATGCAAGTTGTGCTTTACTACTTTTATCACCTTTGCCGTATGTATGCGTTGAATCAATGCCGCCATACGCTCCTAAGCCAAAAGTGGTGGATATAGTTCCCAATATTCCTTCTATATCACCCAATCCTTTTCCACCTGTCCATTCACCCATTTTTAACTTAAAATTATTACAAACATCGCGTTGCAATGAATTAAACGCTTTTATAACGACGCGCATTAATGTCGGGTGTGATGCTAAATAGATTAAAGAATTTTGCGTAAGACTATTCACACTATTTGAACCCTTTTTTAATCCATTAAATGCAATAGTACTAATGGATTGTACATATTCGTATGTTGTTTTACTCTCGTCTTCTTTAACAAGACGTTCAAGTTCATCTTTATCCATTGATGTCTCGGTGAACTTAAACATATCGCCAATATAAACAATAATTTTCGTATTTACCTGTGTTGTCATGTTCCCAGATAATGTTCCAGCAAAATGTTTATCACCTAAAAGTTCCATAATCACATTTTTTGTCCTATTTATTTTATTGCCCCAATTAGTATAGGCGGATTCTGCGCGTCTTTCAGCTCGCACTAGTGATTTCTGGAATGCCTTTTTAAATTCACTATTATTTTCATAATGTTTAAATAAAATTTCCAATTCGGTTGGTGGAGTGAATTTAATAATATCACCATTATTTCCATTGTAATAGCGCTTTAATTCTGCTAATTTTGAGATAATATTATCATTCTTGTAACCTTCAAAAGATATCTTATATTGATGTGATACCGAAGCATTTGGATTAACACCGGTTTTTATCATTCTCAAAAGAGTTTTTGCAACAACGTCCCCGCGTTGACGTATTCTTATTTTCAAATCCTCTATTGTCTTTTCTATTTTTATATTTGTTTTATCAATTAATCCAAATTGTGAATCATCATATTCGCCAATCGCGTTTCGATAAATAAAATCTCTTGCGCTTTCAAAAATTGTATCATCATCACCATGAACACGTTTAGTTTCTGCTGCTTTCTGTCGTTCCTCTTTTTTATCCATGTAAGCTTTGTCAATTTTCGCCTTGTTATCGTCCAGTTCTTTTTGTCTTTCTTTATCACGTTGCTTTAATTCTTTTGCGTCTTCTTCCCGGACACTTTCGATAGTAGCATATTTATCAGTATCCAATTTTATTAATTTTTTGCCAAGTGAAATTATATTACATTGCAATACTCTTGGTGACATTTTGACTTTATTTCTCGTTATGGTAACGCTACATCTTTGCGATGTTTGTTTCGAATTATCACCCTTTTCCTTACTCAACTTAATATATTCTTCTATCGAACCAACCCCAGCTAAATAATCTTTCACAAATGCATCATCTGAATCTGTTAATTTATTTTTTAACCCAATTATACGAAGCAAATGTAATTGAAACCATTCTTTTGATTCTATAATTTCCTTATTAACTCCATCAGGAAGTGGTTGCGATTTTACATAACTTATTATGGTATCTTTAATATTATCGTATTGTGTAGTTAGTAATGTATAAACCGCGTCAAGTTGACTAACACTTTGTTTTTTGCTTAATTCTTGTATTGTTTCGTCATCCATGCCTGCAAAAAGCCTTAGTTGTTTTTCATTGAATAGTATATCTCCTTTTTCTTTGTACATATTTTTCACCTTCTCAAAAATTTTAAATATGCTTTGTATTCTTGTTCGCACAATTACCAAACCATCCAATGTTTCATTTAAACTTGCAATATTCTTGTCAAAATTTTTATTAAATATACCAGGAGTAACTAAAACTATGGTGTTATCACCCGGTTTAACTGGCGTCACCGACATTTCTTTCACATCCGTCGGGGCATCCGTCTGGGCATCCGTCGTTTTTTTTAGCTTATAAAAAACTCGTCCTTTAAATTCTTTCGCGTCAACACCTATACCAATAATGTTAGTATTTATTTGTTTGTTCAATTCTTCTTTTATGTTTTCAAAATATTTTCCGTCATCCTTAGCCACATTATATATTTCTTTAATTTTATCATATGAATCGTTAGACTTTATAGGTAGTTGAGAATATAATTCAACAATATCATTTACATATTGACGAATATGTAATGCATGTTTTATTGGTTTATAATTACGAAGTACTTCTTGAATATATTCGGTAAAATCGTCGAAATAATCTGTTTCCTTAAGTGATACAAATTTTTCAGTTTCGTCATAGGAATCATCATCATAACCAGTATCATTTCCGAAGAAATCCGTCGTTGGTTCTTTTTTTATGCGTTCAACTCTATACAATGCAACTCCTTCTTTCTCTGTATTCTTAATTTTGATTGCAATATTCTTTGCTAATACACTTATATTTTCAGCAACATTTACAAATGAATTAACGTCTAAAATATCTTTAAGAGTTTGAATATTATCACGAAATGTAGCATTGTCATTATTATCTTTAGATGTATAAATAAATTTCCGACTTTCTTCAGACAAAAAGCCCATCCATTTAGCAATTTCTATGGCGGATTCCCCACCTGCTTGTTTGGGTCTTTTACTCTTTTTTTTGTCTACTATGATTTTTCGAGTAAAACTAGGGTTCTTCTGTATTTCCCCTAACACATATTTTTCACATTTTTCTATGTCTGATTTGTCTACATTGCAATTTGTGCAAAATAGTTCTATTTTATCAATATAATCATCTCGCAAATCAACTAGTTCCCTATTTTTTTCGTCATCGGTCAAACTCATGTTTTTTTGTATTTTTTCCAACTCTTTTTCATATTCACTTTCTAGAATTTGTCTCATTTCATATTCTATGCACTTTGATATATTGGCACCTTTAGTTTTACCGCCAAACATTATGCTTTTTCCACCTGCTTGAGAAGGTCTATCACTGCAACCTTGACTGCGTTGTGTTAACAATGCAACTATATTAGGTCGTCCTATTGTTGCCTGATTTATAAAATCGTCGAAATGTTCCATTTCTTCCTGGCTTAGATTTTTTTTGGATGCATATTCCCTGAAATGATTGTTTGCTTTCTCAAGTACGGACTTATTCGGAACAAACGCACACGCTTTTAATGTTTCTATAGCCATTGTTGCGTTAATAGCTTGTTTTAATACGGCTCTAGTGTTCTTGACACAACATTTATATCCTTTGCTTTGTTTTCCATTTGAATCAAATTCTGTATTATTATATACGTGCAATTGGTCACATAAAAATCGTCCATTTTTCAAATTATCAATAGATGGAGCTTTAATTCCTTCATCAGGATTTGCTCCACATTTATATTTATTTTCATATTCTCCATGTAGCAAGTATTGATTATCCATCTCATACATTTTTGTTAATTCCTCTATTCCTTTCTCATTTAATTTAGTTAAATACTCCCCAAAATGAGTACGCAATTTTTCGACCAAATCATCTTTACCATAAATTAAAAATTTATTATTTGAAATCACATTATTTTGTTGTTCATTAAGAGAAGTAGGCAATATACTAACAACATTTTTAAAAGATGGCATGACAATTTTAGCTCGTTGCGCAGGGTCCAATAAATAAACAATATAATATAGTAGTCGTGTATCGATGTTGCTTAATATATCATTCGAACCATCACCACCAGTTTGAAATTCGTCGTCGTCACTATCGGACTCGCTATCGGACCCTCCACCATCAGTATAATATGGATTTCCTCCTTTCATAGCAAATATTGGATCTGAATGAATCATATTATTATTAGTCATATTTATATATATATATTTTATGAGATATTTTTAAAATATATATTGCAATAAATACATTAGCATTTTTGCTTCTGCTCTAAACAGATGTGTTAAAATAATCGTTTCTGCATTTGTGTACTTCATCATCGGATAAACGTTTTGATAAAAATTGTTCCCATGTTTGTTTTTCTTTTAGCATAGTAATAATAAAAAATAAGCAATACATTCCACATTCTGTATTTTTACGTTGGTGAACTATTTTATCATTATAACCATAATGAATATTTAAATTCATGTTTTCTCCTTGTTTGAGTATGCATTTAGCCAATTTAGTAATTTCAGAAGGTACGGGATTATCATTAGTCGTTTTTACGCTATCAAAATAATATAAATACTTGTTTCTCAAATTTAAATACATTGCAACCCAATGAGACCCGCCTTGGTTGTGTTTATCTAAATTAAATATAAACCCAATTTTATATTTCCCATGTTTAATTTTGTCTTCCAATTTAAAATTTACTAATTCAGGCCATACATATTGTGTATTTCCAGTATAACTATCTTTTTCATAATAATCAATGGGAGAAGGTCCAATAAATTCAAAACATTTGTATTTACGTTCATATTGTTTCATAACATCTTGAATATCGCTTGATGAAAGCCATGTGCGGTCATTTTTTAACCAACTTGGAGGATGAGTTGGTGCAAAAGAATTCACTAATTCGCGTCCTAATTTATTAGGTATAAATTCACGTCTTAACCAACACGATTCTTTATTGCATACATTGTGGTATTTATATCGTAAAAATTCCCATATCTCTTTAGGGTTTGTTGTTTTAATGGGGTCATCCTTGTGACGTTTATTATAGGCATTTTTAAGTTTTTCCAAATCATCTTTGTCGTAGCACGTAAAATCAAAATCATTATCACTTAATGGGCTACAAGATAGTTTTTCAAAATTTTTATCAGGCATAAATTATGAATAGAAAATATATTTCACATGAAAAAATAATTATATTTGAAAAATATAAGAATGAGTGCTAGTTTAAGAAAAGTCGTAAATGCAGGAAATATAGATAATTTAAGAGATATACTACTGAAAAAAAATTCGTTTACAGAGAAAGAAATAGATAATGAAATTAATGAATTAAAACGAAAGAAAAATTCAGCGGTACTCGATATGAATAATACAATAAGCGATGAAACATTTAATAAAATGATAGAAATGTTATCGGATTATCAAAAAGCTAAAATATTAGATGCTAAAATGCAAACAGATACACGTAGACATATGCAATCTTATTTAGTTGGTGGCAAAAAAAAATCAAGAAAAAATAACAAAAAAAAGAAAACAAAAAAGGTAAAACGAAAATCAAAAAGAAAAAAAAACTAAAAAACACCACAATTAGTTTGGTCCATAAGTTTCGGCGAATTCCATGGTTTTGTAAACCCAAATTCTTCAAGTGATTTTAGAACATTGTCGTTATATGTATTGAAAAATTCGGATACATTTCTAGATAACACAAAAAGTGAAACTGCTTTATTATCTGATACAATAGCATACTCGTAATAATTATTTATGACTGGACCTAATTCTATTACCCAGTAAGGTGCTGGATACAAATCTTTTAGTTGTACTGTAAGATAACCGCCATAATCTCCTTCCCTGTAAAAGGCAACGCCGGTAATGGAATCAATCTTATCATTTTCGTCTAATTCTTTATTTAGTACAGAAATATTTTTGTTTTCTAGCAATCCATAATTAGCTGTTGAACAACGTCCATTTTTTTGAAATGTATCGTCAAATTTATCACTATAAACTTGATACCATTTGCCTAGATATTGTTCAACATTAAGATAATCGACTGCCATGTATTCTTTGCCAAACGCACAACCAATGATGCTAAAAAAAACCAAAAATGCAGAATACATTAGTACTAATTAACAAGTTAATATCTTTATGTGATTTGTACAAATACATTTAGCATTTTTTTGGTTTATTTTTGAAATCGTTGCGCTGATAGCGGGTTGAATTATTAAAAACTTCACTATCATTAAATTCTTTCCCGTTCGTTTTCATTTCTGGAACACTAAATAATAATCCATGTTGAAAAGGAGGAGGTAGATTTTGCAAAGGATAAGAATACATGTTACTATTTGTAGAAGGAACATATTCACGTTGGTCACATTTTTGTAGAGCAAATGTGGTATTACGCAATTGTGTTTCCGTATCTACATTATTAGCAAAGCCGCTCCATGGAGCTTTAGAATTTCCTGGATAAAATTGTTTCTGACTATCATATACATTGTGTATGGCCAATGGTTCGTTAACTGGTTTGCGTATATTTACAACAGGCATTTTCACATATTTGGTAGGAGTTGGTCGTACATTCATATTAGGTTCTAATGGTCTATCAGTAGTATTTCGTTGAAACATGCGCTGATTTATTTCATTATTACGTTCGTCATTACGAATACAAACACCATTTATTACGTTATACATACGATTCATATACTAATTAAATAGAAAATAAATTAGTATATGAATTTATTAAATTATAAACATGTCAAGTTTTACATGGGGAGTGAGAATACACACATGCTATAAAGCAATCTACTTTGGAAATATAGTACAAAAGAATGAAGTATGCTCATATATAAAGGAGCATTGTCTTTACCTTTTGAGCTAAATAATCTAAAGGCAACTAAACCAATCGACCCAACAAAAACAACAAAAAAGAAAAGCATCAAAAAGTAAAAGTAATTACAATATTGCGCATCAAAAGGAGTGAAAAATCCTGACCCATTCGAATTAGAAGATTCTTCAAACATTATATAATATAACACAATATATTTATTGAAAATGATTAAAGATAAATAATAGTATAACTTTATGTGCGGTATTTTTGCCTTAATGTGTAATGCAGACGAAAGTGTCATCGAAAAAGAGTTTATGAAAGGAAAACATCGTGGACCTGAATATTCATCTTTGAACAAAATAAGTCTTGTAAATTCAAATAATAACTTTTATTTGGGATTTCATCGTCTTGCCATTAATGGTTTAAATAGTGGTTCTCATCAACCAATATATTACAATAATATTCAGTTGATTTGCAATGGTGAAATATACAATTATAAGCAACTTTATAAAATGATGGATATGACTCCTTCTACTGATTCGGACTGCGAAGTAATTATTCATTTATATTTGCGTTATGGTATTGAAGAAACATTGCGTATGTTAGATGGTGTATTTGCTTTTATTATTTATGATAATAGTGAAATACAAAATCCTAGAATAGTTGTTGGACGTGACCCGTATGGTGTACGCCCTTTATATAAAACATATTCAAAATCAATCAGAAGTTTTTGTGGGTTTGCATCTGATATGAAAATGCTTCATACTTTATGTCAACGTGAAGGCAATATTGAAATAGAATATTTTAAACCAGGTAGTTATTCGGTATATAAAATAGAAGACCAATGTTGGGAAGCAGAAATAAGTGAACAACCTTATAATATTATTACTAATACATTTTTAGGTGATGAAAATCTAGTGTCAATTGAAGAAATCGAATTTAATATTACTCGTTTTTTGATGTCTGCTGTAAAGAAACGCGTTGAAACGACCGAACGACCAATTGCATGTTTACTATCGGGCGGTTTAGATAGTTCATTGATTTGTTCCCTTGTAAATCGCGAAGTAAAAATGCATACGGGAAAAACAATAGAAACATATAGCATTGGATTAGCTGGTTCGGATGATTTGAAATATGCACGCATTGTAGCAGATTATTTAGGTACTCATCATAATGAAGTAGTTGTAACCGAAAAAGAAATGTTGGACGCGATTCCTAAGGTAATTTATAACGTGGAAACATATGATACAACAACAATTCGCGCAAGTGTTGGTAATTATCTGGTTGCAAAATATATAAGTGAACATAGCGAAGCTAAAGTTATATTTAATGGGGATGGTGCTGATGAATTAATGGGTGGTTACCTATATTTTCATAAATGTTCTGATAGCATTGAATTTGATAAAGAATGCAAGCGCTTAATGTCAAATATTCATAGTTATGATGTGTTACGTTCAGATAAATCTATTTCTTCAAATGGACTAGAGGCACGAACTCCATTTTTGGATCGTTATTTTGTACAATATTATATGTCTATACATCCGAATATTCGCAATCATAATTATTTGAAAAAATGTGAAAAATTTTTGGTAAGAAATGCATTTTCAAAAGTAAGCTTTGATGGAAAGCCATTAATGCCAACGGAAGTGTTGTGGCGAACAAAAGAAGCTTTTAGTGATGGTGTAAGCAAACAAATCCGGTCATGGTATGAAATTATTCAAGAACATATAGAAACACTTGACGAAGAAAATATGTTTTTATCAAGTCATTATTATTGGAATAAACCAATTACAAAAGAACAACAATATTATCGTCATATATTTGAAAAACATTACGAAGGGCGTTCAAATATAATTAAATATTTTTGGATGCCAAAATATGTTGATGCAACAGATTCAAGTGCGCGAACATTGAAAATCTATAATGATGTAAAGCAAAACATGTAAATATTGCCTTTGAAAAAATATTACTATAATATAATAATGAAAAACGTAGAAAAAATTTATTATATTATATTATTTGCAACCTATTTTATATATGTAACTACTTTTATTGGAATAGCGTCTTTTGCGCCCGAATATTTAGAAACGTTACAAACTACATTTAATGTGTATATTGCATTAATTTTATTGTGGCGATTTCATCCTTTGCGTAAATATAAATTTACTGATTTTGATCAACAAATAATATTCAGTGCGGCGATTTTTATGTTATCTTCGACATCACTCACAAGTGTTGCGCGAATATTTAAAATTCCAGAAAAAATTCTTGAAGACACATCATAATTTTTTTACCAATAATAATATCCATATCATAATCTTTTTGTGTCTTGCGATGATATTTAACATTCATAAAAGCATTTGCCATATTTTTGATTAAGTATTTTTGATTAATTTCACCCAATAATTTGGATTTAACTAATCGTTCTACCATTGTTGTATAATGAAGTGACGAAACATAGGGGTCGATGTGTAAATAATATACATTGTCGTCATTCATATCATCGTAATATACATCATCTATAAAACATATTTTAGCTTCTTTCGGTAATCGTGTTGTGCGCAATAAATCTTTGTACGTTTTATCATGACTAGTGCGTTTTGGTTCTATCACGCGTCCATTAATCATAAAAGCGTATATAATTTTTGAAAAAATAGGTTGATTTAACTTGTATTCAAAATATTGTTTAATTAACTGAACCCATTCTTTTGGACCTTGATTATTTGTGTAAATCATAATGGTAACGTTATATTGTTTTTTTACATCAAGAACATATCTTATAATAGAAAAGATTTTAGGACGCAATATTTCAGGATATAAATCCATTATATCACAAAAAAGTTGAAAAGGTATGGGTTGGTGTATATAATTTTGCAGTGTATAGTAAAATAGACCAAAATTTTGAAAAAAACCCAATGTTTCATCTAAATCAAAAACAATTACATGTTTGTTATGTGTTGTTAGCATAATATATGCGAATATTATTATATTAGCAAATTTATTAAATCAATTATAATATTAGACTAATATATGGAACAACTTTTAAACCACGATGACTATAAAAAAATTTTAGATTATTATGATATTCCTATCCCAAAAACTCGTTCCAAGATGAAATCAACCGCGGAAGATGTTTTAGCCAATAAATTATGTAGATGCATAAAAAAAGTGAAAAAATCACGCAAAGATAAAAGTGAACGTATTCCTACAGGTATTTGTCGTGATTCTGTTATTCACCGAAAAAAATTGGATATATATCAGTTTCAATGTGAAAAAAAGTCAAGTTTAAAGAATTTCAAAGGAAAAACATATAAAATACGAAAGCGTGCAAAATTCAGCAAAACGCGAAAAAATAAAAAATGAGTTGAAATAAAAAAAATGCATAATATATGGATAGTAAAACAAAAAGTTCTTCAAGAAAAAAATCTAAAAGTAAATCATCGAGTAAAACTATGAAAAAAACATCTAGTTCAATAGAAAATAAAAAACGCTACAATGAAGATTTTTCAAAAATATTAAGTGAATTGGAAACAATATTAATGCGCCAAGGAGAACCTTTTAAAGCACGTGCATACAAAAAAGGCGAAGAAACAATATTAACTATGAACGAGGATATAAATACTTATAAACAATTAGAAGGCAAACCTGGAATGGGTTCAGCAATTTTAAAAAAACTGAAGGAATTTGAAGAAACTGGGAAAGTTGGTTATTTAGAACGTGAACGTGTTAACCCAATTAATGTATTTACTCAGGTACATGGAATAGGAATTAAAAATGCTAAAGAAATTATTGAAAAGGGTATTACCACAATAGAGGAACTTAACAAACATCCTGAAATGCTGAACAATGTTCAAAAAAAAGGGTTAAGATATTACGAAGATTTAACTCATCGCATCCCTCGTGAAGAAATAGAAGTATATGATAAACAAATACAAAAAGTGTTTGATACAATATTTGTATCACAAAAAGACGATGTGTCATTTGAAATAGTAGGAAGTTATCGTCGAGGCCTTGCAAGTTCAGGAGACATCGATTTAATTATTACTTCCAAACTAGATAATAAGAAAGTATTTGCCGATTTTTTAGACGGGTTAATAAAAGAAAAAATCATAATAGAAGTATTAAGTCGTGGTAAAGTTAAAAGTTTAACGATTGGTCAATTAGAAGGGAAAAAGGCTCGTCGCTTGGATTTTTTATATGCCCCACCAGATGAATATGCTTTTGCTGTATTATATTTTACAGGTTCAAAAGCTTTTAATACAATTATGCGGCATCACGCACTTTCTAAGGGAGTAACACTAAATGAACATGGTTTGTATAAAATGGAAAATAAAAAGAAAGGCGATAAAATAGTTGGGGAATTTTTAAGTGAACAAGATATTTTTTCGTATTTGGGTTTGGAATACAAAACTCCAGAACAAAGAAAAAATGGAAATGCTATAGTAAAACTAACTAGTGATTCTATAAAAAAATCCGAACAAGAAACAAAAACAAATCAAAAACCTAGTGTTCAAAAAGTACTAAATACTAAAAAATCATCATCTAAAAAATCAAGTCCAAAAACATTGAAACAAACAACTCCACCACCTGCAAAATCGTCTTCTAAAAAAATCAAAACTGCTAAAAAACGCCTAAATAAAACCCCGAAAGTTACTATTAAAAAATCAAGTCCGAAAACAATTAAAAAGGTATCGTCAAATAATAAAGGAAAGCCAAAAACAATGACTATCAAAAGAAAGGTAGTACCAAAACGTGAAATTAAATTGCATATAAAGCAGTTCTTATCTAAAAACATCGATTATTTAGATAAACTGGAAGAATCAATGTTAGTAAAAATGATGGAGCATGCAAATGAGCAATATTATAATGAAAAAGCATTAATGAATGACAATCAATATGATATTTTAAAAGAATTTGTAGAAAAGAAATTTCCCAAAAATGAAGTGTTGAAAAAAATTGGAGCACCAATTATTAAAAACGTGAAAAACAAAGTAACGCTTCCTTATTTCATGGGGTCAATGGACAAAATTAAACCCACTACAAATGCAATAGAAAAATTCATAGAAAAATATCCAAAGGATTATATGTTATCTGTAAAATTGGATGGTGTCAGTGGTTTATATTCAACAGAAAATGGCGAAGAAAAACTTTATACACGAGGTGACGGACGTGTTGGTCAAGATATTAGTTATTTAATACCTTATTTACGTTTGCCCAAAAAGGAAAATATTACTATTCGTGGAGAATTTATTATTTCAAAAGAATTGTTTGCAAAACATTATGCAAAATCTTTTAAAAATGCGCGTAATTTTGTTTCGGGATTAATGAATTCTAAATCAGTAGATGCAGATGTTATGAATAATATTGATTTCGTAGCATACGAAGTAATAGAACCAGTATTGAAACCAAGCGACCAATTCAAGTTGATGGAAACGCTGGGTGTAAAAGTGGTGCATCATGTACAATGTGATTCTATTACAAATGATTCTCTTTCTAAAAATTTGGTGGCTTGGCGTGAAGGATATAGTTATATTATGGATGGTGTAATTGTAACACATAATGAAATTTATCCTCGCCAAGAGAAAAATCCCGAATATGCATTTGCATTTAAAATGGTTTTGACAGACCAAGTCGCAGAAGCGAAAATAGTCGATGTGTTATGGTCTCCAAGCAAAGATGGGTATTTAAAACCACGTATACGTATTGAACCTATTGAATTAGGAGGTGTAACTATTGAATATGCTACTGCTTTTAATGCTGCATTTGTGGTAGAAAAAAAATTAAATTTAGGTGCAATGGTAAAGATTATTCGTAGTGGTGACGTGATTCCTTATATTCAGGAGGTAATCGAACCGGCAGAAGAACCAAAAATGCCTGATGAAAAATATTATTGGAATAGTACTCATGTAGATATTATTTTGGAAGATAAAGACCAAAATGATGAGGTATTAGAAAAAAACATTACTATGTTTTTTCAAACACTAAAGGTGAAACAATTGAGTGAAGGAACGGTGCGCAAGTTAATGAAAGGGGGATATCGAAGTATTTGCAAAATTTTGGAAATGACGAAAGATGACTTTATGAAAATAGAAGGTATACAAGAAAAAACGGCAACGAATTTATCAACAGGTATTAAAGCACAATTAGAAAAAGCGAAATTGCCAGTATTGATGACTGCATCGAACAAATTTGAGCATGGGTTTGGTACTAAAAAATTTGAAGCGATATTAGAAGGATATCCTGAAATAATTGTCTCGCAAGAATCAAATGAAGCAAAAATAGAAAGGCTTGCAAACGTAAAATCTATGGCAAAGAAAACCGCAACTAATTTTGTAGAACGCATAGGCGAGTTTACTGCATTTTTGGAAAATTGCAAATTAACATACAAATTAGAAACAAGTGCAAAAATAGAAAAAGAATATGATATTAATCATGTATTGTTTCAAAAACATATTGTTATGACAGGTTTTCGAGATGAAGAATTTATTAACAATTTGAAAAATAAATACAATGTAAAACAAAGTGCGTCTGTATCGAAAAATACATTTGCATTGTTAGTAAAATCTCATGATGATGGTTCTAGTAAGGTAGAAAAAGCAAAATCATTAAATATTATTATTATGACAAAAGATGAATTTGCGAAAGCATATTTGTAATAGAAATTTCCAATAACATCATTCGATTATTGTATCATGAATTAAATATTATATTATTTTAAACTCGCAAATAATATAATTTCAAATGGTAAGAAGAATTAAAATTCGTATTCAGTAATTTCTTTATAAGTTGGATTATTTTTTATTTTATCTATTTCTTCTTTTGAATAAATATTTAAATATTCTTTATTTAAATAGTATTTTTTTCTATCAGATGTAAATTTTGATGAACAATTTACTCTATCAAAGGTAGAATTAGTTTGTTGAGGTTTATAATTTAAGAATAATGATAACCTATCTAGTAATGAATTATCTTTGTCAGATAGATTTAAATAGTCATCATAATTAATAAATATTACTCTATCATTTCTGATTGAATACCATTTTTTTATAAAATGTAAATAATCTTCAATAAAATCCATTTTTGAATTTGTTATCCATTTACATTCTTTTGCCCATTTTTCAATAGACGGAAGCCAAGAAAATATATCTTTATAGACAATAATATATCTATTAGTATGATTTAAATCCCTTAACAATTTATCTAAATCTTCTAAAGAATTAATGATAAATGGATTATTATATTGTTTTGATTTATCTGTTACTGGTATCAAATTTTTATTATCATATATTCTAAAATGTTTGTGTGATGGCGAATATCGTTTTTCTCCATTCATAAAAGAAATATTATAATTCTTTTCTATAAAAGTTTGAACAACATTAGTGCCACTTCGCTGTAACCCATAAAGATAGTAATTCATTCTAAATAATTTAAATATATAATTTAAATTATTTAAACGAAACAAATCGAAAAGGATGAATTCACAAAAGCATATTTGTAATAAAATAAAAAGAAAGAAAAAATAAAAATTGATTTTAATTACAATCTTAAAATCAATGTAAACTAACAAAACGACATGTCAAGAATAGAATCTTTAATGTCATTACGTGCTGCAACCCACAATGGTTGGACAAAAATCAATCAACCATCAAACCATAGAGTAATCCGAATTGGTAATGCTTCAAATTGCAATGATGATTCTATTATTTACGATTTGAAGCTGAAACAAAATATCGAAAATGTTTTGCGTAAATATAATATTAGCGATGACTCCTATATATTGAACGAAATTAAAAACAAATACGAATATTCTTATGAAGTTAAGGTAAGTGAATCGAGTTATAAACAATTAGCAAATAATTGGGTGAAATAATTTTTAAGAAAGTAAATAACTTAAATAAATAACGTTTTTTATTATGTATAATGGTTTACAAATTATTTAGTTTTTTACTTTTATGCGCCACGTCAGGAGGATTTGTTTTTGAAGGTTCAACACGCCCCCTCGGTTATTTCGATCCGTTGGGATTTTCTAAAGAGGGTGATTTGGCGAACCAACAATTTTATCGCGAAGCTGAGCTAAAACATGGACGTCTTGGTATGGTTAGTGCCATTACTATTCCAATTATTGAAAAAATGACACATCAATCAGCGGTACATGATTTTGATGAACTTCCCATAGTAATGCAAATGGGTTTAACTGGTTTAATGTTTAGCTCTGAATTTGCATCTATGTTAAAAGGATGGAAAAACCCTTTTGAAAGCAATGAAAACATTTTTCGATTGAATGAAGAATATCAACCAGGTGACATTGGATTTTCACTGGGTGATGATTTAACTAGCGATAAAGGTAAAGAACTTTTGAATAAAGAATTAAATAATGGTCGTCTAGCGATGATTGCATCTGCAGGAATGATAGCACAAGAATTGGCGACGAACCAACCTATTTTTTAGATTACTTTTCATAAAAAGAACGAGTTTTTTTTCTTAAATAGTCATATTTCTCTTTATATTTAGCATACGAATATGTAGTCAACCTATGATAAATAAAAGTATAACTATTTGATAATAGTGCGGGTTTTATATCATTTACATTAACGTAACTAGATGAAAATAACGATTCTTCTTTTACCTTTTCTTTTACTTCTTCTTGGAATAAAAAATTTTTATTTAAAATATCATTTATGAAAAGTGTATAGTGGCTCATATACACAATCGAGAATTTAAATTTATTTGAAATAATAAATAAAGATTGTTTTTTATTTTTTCAAATAATTCATTGCACTAAGCAATATTTTTTCTTGTGGTGTTAGTTTTCTAAAAACAAGTGCTTCATCCATATTTATTTGCATATATTTTTTATTACGATTTGTGCAAACAACACTTGTTCCTTTTGCACATATATTAATGTCACAAATCATTGCACCGCGCGTTAAAAATATGTTTTCAGGGTCTTTCAACGGAATCCAGCGCATATAACATCCCAATACAATTTCAGGAATTTCGCTAATATAAATATAATCTTCTAGTTTCTTCATTAAATCGTCTACGTCTTCCTTGTTCAAATTTAATTCTTCAAATAGTTCTCTTTTTGATTTTTCTATTTTTTCAGATGTGTGATTTAAAATAAAATTATTGTCATCATTTTCGAATGCTTTTAGTAAAATATCTGCGTTACTCATTAATATTACTTTTACTATTAAATAATATTAATATTATTTTTAAATAAAACTTTTATCATAATAGTTTATATATATATATGGCATTCTCTAAAACATTTAGTTATACTGGTGAACAAGAACCATACCTGATTCCTTTTGGAATAAATCAAATACACGTTGAATTAAACGGAGCATCAGGTGGAAATGGTGATTTTGGTGGTCAAGGTGGTTTTGGTGCAAACATAACAGCTGATATAGATGTAAATCAGGGCGAAACAATCTATTTTTATGTAGGAGGTGCAGGCAAAAATGGCGTTTCTAAAAGTGATGCAAACGAAAATACTATGATTGGTGGTGGATTTAATGGTGGGGGTAGTGCTGGTGGGTTTGGTGACCCCGGAGGAAGTGGTGGTGGTGCAAGTGATATTCGCATAAATGGCTCTGAACTAAACAACCGCATTTTAGTAGCTGGTGGAGGTGGAGGTGGTGGAAGTGACCCTCAAGGCGGAACAGGCGGAAATGGAGGAAATGGAGGAAATAATTATGGTGAAAATGGAAATGATGATACAAATACTGGCAATCAAAAAGGTGGAACTGGTGGTAGTCAACTAGAAGGAGGAATTGGTGGGAGAAATGATTCATTTGTAGAAAGTTCATGGGGGACAAATGGTTCTTTAGGACAAGGTGGTAATGGTGGTAAAACAGATTCGGTGACTTATGATAGCGGAGGTGGTGGTGGAGGTGGTTATTACGGAGGAGGCGGAGGAGCCGCATCGAATGTTGACTCACGCGGCGATGCTGCTGGTGGAGGCGGAGGTTCATCCTATGCATATGAATTAGCAAATGATGTAGAATTAAAACAAGGAACAAACCATGGAAATGGAAGTATAGTAATGTCTTTTGTCATTCCAAGTTGGATATGTTTTGCCCCTAATACAATGATACAAACTGACCGCGGCGAAATTCCAATTCAATTAATGAAAGCTGGTAAACATACTATTGCTGGAAAAGAAATTTTAGGAATAACCAAAACATATCACGAAGAATCAGAATTAGTATGCTTTAAAAAGGGTTGTTTACATGAAAATGTACCAAATCGTGATACAATTATGAGCAAAAAGCATTGTGTAATCATCCGCGGTAAATACATTCAAGCTGAAGACATGGTAAATGATAAAACAATCACTTTAGTTCCTTATGGTGAATCATTTTTATATAATATTTTAATGAAAAATCATGAGGTAGTTCGTGCAAACAATATGAAATCGGAAACATTACATCCACAAAATAAGATTGCTCGTTTGTTTAAAAATTATATTTGGAAACATGGATATAGTAAAAACAAGTCTTTGAGAAAATAGATTGATATATTATTTACATTTATAAAATAATATATAATAGTTATAATGACAACTATTCGTTCTGGATTATTTGGAGGAAAAACACGTCGTAAAGCAAAAGGAAATAAAAGAAGCAAACAAACAACAAAGAGAAAATGGTCATTGAAATATAAAAAGAGTATTAACTGCAAACGTCCAAAAGGTTTTTCACAAAAACAATATTGCAAATATGGACGTAAAAAAACAAGAAAAACCAAGAAAAGACAAAGAGGAGGAAATTCAAAAGCTCAAAAAGAAAAGGATAATTATCTTTTTGATGATGTGGGTGTGGGTGATTACGACGAAGTTGAAGATGCCTTAAATAACGGAGCTAATGTGAATGCTCTGAATAACGATGGTGATACACCACTTATACTCGCAATTAAATTAGAAGATATAGACATGGTTTACTTATTATTAGAACGCCCAGATATTAATATTGAACTTGATCTTGCTACAAACAAAGAACTTCAACTGGCAGAAGACCTATGGGATAATATGACACCAGAGGATCAAGAAGAAAATAGTATTCCTTATGCGATAGAAGACTACATAATCACGAAAAAAGAAAAAAAAAGAATACAAAATATTGTCGCACAGACTATTCCAGGACATTTGAAAAGACAAGAAGATAGGAAAAACCTAGCTATGGTTATGAGTGAAAAAGATGTAGGGAATAGAGGTGATGGAACAATGCCTTATGAACTACGACATGAAATAGGAAAATATCTAGGAGGTGGAAAGAAAAACAGAAAGGCAAAAAAAATGTAATAGATTGTAAATATGGACGTAAGAAAACAAGAAAGGTGTAATAAAAAAAATTCCCAAATCATTGAAAAGTTTAGTATAATTAAAGATTTAACAACATCCATTACAAGGTTCTTTACAACATTCTTTGCAACATTCGCAATCACAATTATTTTCACCACCTCTTAATCGGAGTACGAGGTGGAGCGTTGATTCTTTTTGGATATTATAGTCACTTAATGTGCGACCATCTTCGAGCTGTTTTCCAGCAAAAATTAATCTTTGTTGGTCGGGTGGAATACCCTCCTTATCTTGAATTTTTTGTTTAACATTGTCAATAGTGTCGGAAGATTCAACTTCCAACGTAATAGTCTTTCCAGTAAGAGTCTTAACAAAGATTTGCATATAGATATTATAAAGAAAATATTTTTAAATATCTTAAGTTAAATAATAATCCAATCATCAGGCCAATAATCTAAATTCGCTGAATTGCATATATTACTTGGTCGAATACAGATTTTTTCTGGATTGTCGTTTAACCATGCTCCCCACCAATGAAAAGTTGAAAGACCGACGATAAAATGTTTGGAATATTTAAAAAGATTAAAGTCGTTTAACGTTTTATATGCTGTTTCATCTAAATTAATATTGTTATTTTTTTCATAATCAATAAATAATAAATTTTCTATATCTTTAAAATAGGTTTTAATTTTATTAATATTATTTGACCAAACAAAAAATGTTGGATGTTCTTTATTTTTTTTAAAATAAATAATTGATTTTTTTACATAATTTATTTGATCACTAATAAATTTTTGCTCGACTTTTGCATTTTTATATCTATTAGTTCTAATAAGTATTGATACAGATTCATTTTCTTTTAATAAATTTATAAATTTATTATTATTATCTATATAATTATTTTTAACTACAAATAATAATTGCAAATCACGTCTATAAGATTTAAAATACTTTTCGCTTTCAAAAAATCCTTCTATTATAAAATTATTTGTAAAAGATGTATTAAGATAATTTTCATTATAATTTGTAATTTTATTTATACTTTTTTTTTCTATTAAAAATATTTTTTTTTGAATGAAATATTCAATAAAAAAATCAATTATTTTTAAAATTTTTCTTAAAATATTTTTATAAAAGTTATCGTATTTAAATATATAATTACAAATTATTATTTGCATTTCAAATTTATCTAATATAAAGGTTGTGTGTTTATATTCTGATTTATAATATCCGGATGTGTTATCTATATATAAATTATAATTCTTTTTTTTTGATAAAGAATAAGCATGTGCATACATAAATAACTGATTACCAAGTCCTTCTGCAATTCTTACAATTATATTTTTATTAATCATTATTTGTTATACGTATAATATCTTTGTTTATTTCTAAATATCTTTAACTATTTTAAGTTAAATATAGTTTAATAAATAAAATAATAATGAAAGTAATCGAAACAAAAAATCTTGATTTTAGCTACAATGATAAAAGTATTTTTAAAAATTTAACACTTGATTTTGAAAGTAATAATTGCTATATATTGGCGGGTTTAAATGGTTGTGGTAAATCGACCTTATTGAAAATGATTGGGGGAAAAGTATTATGCGAATATGATAAAATAAAGGTTTTAAACAAAGACCCTTTTCGCGATACATCATTGAATAATGATATTACGTATATAGACAATGATTGGGGTAAACAATCTGTCGCGTTTACAGGTTATAATATGCCTCTTCAATCAAGTTTGCAAGTGAAAGAGATGATGATAAATGTTAAAAAATTGTATCCTCAACGTAATCAAAAATTATTAGAAGTTTTAGATATTAATCCTGAATGGCGATTAAATGCAGTCAGTGAAGGTCAGCGCAAACGAGTTCAATTGTATTTAAATTTAATTCGTCCGTTTAAAATTTGTTTGTTAGATGAAATTACTGTGAATTTAGATTTATTAGTCAAAGATAAATTTATGAATTATTTAAAAAATGAAACAAGGAATCGCGAATGTTGTATTATATATGTAACACATATTTTTGACGGATTAGAAGATTGGGCGACAAAACTAGTTTACATGAAAAGTAATCAAGAAATGACTGAATATGATGTAGAAAATATACCAAATATATATCGTTTTCTTCTAGAAAAGTTCAAAATAGAAAGTAAGAATCGCCAATTACATATTGAAAAAGAAGACAACAATATAGATATAAATCTAAAAAACGCAGGTGGTTATAGTCACGGAGTAATGAACAACTTATAGAATGATTTTTTTTGTTAATATTATAATATTAGTATACTTTATAATGTTTAAACTTAGACCTCAAGTTAAGCGAGACGTGGTACGTGGTATGGTAGATTCTAAATCAGTTAGTGTTAAATTAGAAGAAGGTTCTTCATCCAGTATATATGGTAAATATCACTATACTTCGAATGATTTCAAGGGACAAGATTATGTAAAAAACGAAAATATTATATCTGGTGAATTCATCGTACCATTAATGAATTCTAATAATGAATCAAAAGGTTGGGTATCCTGGCAGGATTTGGCATATCCCACAACAGACCCAAAATGGTCAGTTCAGGAAAGTATAACTATTTCATTGGGTACTAACCATAACGCCCAAACATATACTGGTTCAGCAGTTAGTGTTGCAACCGGCGGATACTATGACTTAGGAACAACCTATACATTTTATGTATCCGATGATAATGGGAATAATGCGGTTGTCTCCATTAACAAAATCGACAATGTAGTAAGAAATTTGGTAATTGAGAGCATCGAGAATGTATATCACTATACTTCAATTGGTTTCAAAGGTCAAGATTATGTAAAAAACGAAAATATTATATCTGGTGAATTTATCGTACCATTGTTGGATTCTAATAATGAATCAAGAGGTTGGGTATCCTGGCAGAGTTTAGCATATCCCACAACAGACCCAAAATGGTCAGTTCAGGAAAGTATAACTATTTCATTGGGTACTAACCATAACGCTCAAACATATACTGGTTCATCACTTAGTGTTGCAACCGGTGGATACTATGACTTAGGAACAACCTATACATTTTATGTATCCGATGATAATGGAAATAATGCGGTTGTCTCCATTAACAAAATCGATAATGTAGTAAGAAATGTGATATTTGAACGTGTCAAACGTTAAATAAATATACATTTACTAATTTACTAATTTACTAATTAATATATCAAATTGCAATAAAATTTAATATATTATGACTAAGCTATTCACCTTCAATGGTGATTTCTTTTTCTTCTTTGTTAATAATATTCGATATTTCCATTCCACTAATAACACGCTTATCTGTTAATTCCTCTACAATTTCACCAAATGCATCTTTATAAATTGTGATTAATTCATAGGAGCGTTTATAAGCAAAATTCACCAAATGTTTTACTTGTTGGTCTACATCATATTTTGTAGAATCACTCATTTTACGTGAAGCCATACCCATTTCTTTCCCTACAAATGGCAGTTCGTCATTCGAAGATTCATCATACATTCCAAAATCTTCGCCAAAACCATACCGCGTAATGTAATCGCGAGCAATCTTATTTGCTTGAAATAAATCATTGGAAGCACCAGTTGTTATATCCAAATCATGAAATCCACGGAATATTTGACTATCAAAACTAGATGCGTTGTATTTTTGCCTATTCAAATGTACTTCCGCGGCACGACCACCTAATGCAATAATTAAATTAGACAACATAAATTTCTTGGTTGCATATTTTTGAAAACGTTCTTTAGGTGTAAAAAGGGTATATCCACCAGCACCATTTTTGTTAGCATTAATAGTAACTTTGCGGACATCAAAAAATTCTGGAAACAATGCCGCCATTAAAGCATGACCTGTTTCGTGATAACTCACGAGTTCAATAATAGATTCGTCTGTTTCTTGGTTATAGGAATTCAAACCAATGGTAATTTTTTCATATGCGTTCAACAAAGAGGTTCTGTCGATAGATGTTCTATTAAAACGAATAGAAACAATGGCCGCTTCATTGGCCAAATTGGCAATATCTGCACCCGAAAATCCAGGTGTAAGTGAAGCAAGCTCTTCAAAATCAACAGAATCATCTACTTGTTTGCCTTTGAAATGAACCTTTGCGATTTGAATGCGGCCGTCGTAATCGGGTAGTGGAACACTCACTTTTCTATCAAAACGTCCTGGTCGTGTTAATGCATTGTCTAAAATATCTATTCTATTTGTAGCCGCCAAAATAACAATATTATCGCCTTGTTCAAAACCATCCATATTGGTTAGAATTTGGTTTAACGTTTGTTCACGTTCGTCATTACCACCTGCTATTCCAGCTCCACGCTGACGTCCAATTGCATCGATTTCATCAATAAAAATGACACATGGTGCATTTGCGCGAGCACGTTCAAACAAACTTCTCACACGTGCTGCCCCTACACCTACAAACATTTCGATAAATTCAGAACCACTTACACTCAAAAAGGGAACACCTGCTTCAGATGCAACTGCACGTGCTAGCAATGTTTTACCTGTTCCTGGACTTCCTTCCAATAACACTCCTTTGGGTACTTTTGCGCCAGCAATATCGTATTTAGTAGAATTTTTCAAAAAATCAACGACTTCAGTTAATTCAAACTTGGCTTCATCACATCCAGCAACATCCGCAAAAGTAACATTCAGATTATTATAATCAACAAGAGTTCCTGTATTTTCATTAAATTGTTGTGTAATCATATTCATTGGATTTCCAGGACCATTTCTACCACCAATATTAGAAACAATATAAGAAAATAGCAAATACATGAAAATAAAACCACCAATATCTGTAATTAATTTACCTAACGAACCAATAAGTTCACTTAAAATGTTAACAGGAACAGGTAGCATGTCTGTATTAATATTATAGTGTGTAACCATGTCTAACATATTTTGATATGATTCGGGTAAAATTTGCACATTATGTAAATTTGAACTTTCTATAACTCCATCATCATTCAATGTATTATCTATCGCAATTGCATGATTTTTATCAGCTAGAAAAGAAACAGCACCTACTTTATCTTGCTTGATGTTATTCATGAATTCACTATAAGACCATTCATCTCCAATATTTGTGCCATAAAATTTTCGAATCATTTTGCTAGGGTGATTTTCAAAATCAAATGCATCATGAATCATTTGCAACTTTCGCGCCGCTTTAGCAGAAGCACGTTGTTGCCTAAACGTGTAACCTGCTACACAAATAGGTAATAAAAATAATAATAATAAATCGCTCATGTAATATTATTATTATTTAACTTTATATTGTTTCTTTTTCTTTTTTCTTTTGGTCAGCAATGTTTAGTGTTTACGTGATTTTTTTCCTTTTTTGTTTTTCTTTGTTTTTCTTCTTCTGCGTTTTCCTCCATCAGCTCTTTTACGTGAGAACATGCGTCCCATACTTCCCATGTTTGTTGACAAGGCACTACTTAATGCACCAGTTACTTTAAGGTCAGCCAGATTTTCCATTGCCATTACTTTTTGTAAAGCACTACGAATAGCTTGTTCACGTTGAGCTTTGGAAGAAATATCGGTTTTTAATCCAGGCGTTGAGAGAACTTCACCTGTTTCTTTGTCTTTTTTTGTTCCCATCCAGTTTCTAGCTGCATTACCCATGTTACTAATTTTATTATAACTGCGTTGAGCAGCATTTTTACGAGCAATACAATTTACAAAACATTGTGTCAAATGTTCTTCTAAACCCTGAAAACTGGCGTCACTGGAATTTCCACTCACTAAAGAGGCTGATTCACTATCAGCCATTATATATTAAACTAAGTTTTTATTAAAACATAGATCCAAAACCTGAACCACCTAAAGCTTCATTTGCTGCCATTAGTGGAGGAGGTCCCATTTGCTGAGGAGCAGGTGAGTTAGCATTCACTAAAGGTGTAGGGTTTTGTTGATACATTTGATCGAAATTGGGGGAATTAGATATAGGTGTGCTTCCTAAACTTTGTCCCATGTTATTTTGATTTTGAAGTTGTTGATTTTGTTGTGGGTCACGTGTTACAGCAGGAGGTGGCAAAACACCACTAGGATGCTGTTGTTGTCTTACGACAGGTTGTTTTTCTTTTAAACTTTCTTCGCCATTAATAAGTCCCATAAGTCGTTCATATAATACATTTCCCTTTTCACCCAATTTTGTTTGAAGACTAAGAGTTATAAATAAAACAACCGACACAATATTTGTCATATGAAAAGGTGGATAACTATCTTTACTATAAGTAGGTACAAATGTTACAATGCGATGAATATAAAAGAGCCCAATAAAAATAACTAATACTTGTGCAATGATTTCAATCACTATTTCTAAACTTCCTTTTGTATCGTCAACATCGGGAATATAATTTTTCATTAATTTATTTAATCCAATAACAGGTAATAATGATAGTAATGAATATTGTCCAATATTAAGTAAATCATTTTTTGTATCTTCTTTAAATTCAAAAACATGATCGAAAAATCCTATTTTTTTTGATATTCCGCTATTATCTTCGTCCATATGAAGTATCATTAGAAATAAAAAATACGAAAATTGAAAAAGAATATAATATTAAAGTAATGAATATATTAATTAATAATGGTTAAAATTTGCGATAAACCTTATGATGAAAATGAAGAAAGTTCTAAATATTTTGAATATTTTGAAGAATTTCCCTTTCCATTGAGCGATTTTCAAAAATATGCAATTCAAGGTATTGTAGAGGAGCAACATGTACTTGTAACCGCCCATACCGGTTCAGGGAAAACATTACCAGCGGAATTTGCAATTAACTATTTTACTAAACGTGGGAAAAAAGTCATTTATACAAGTCCTATTAAAGCATTGTCTAATCAAAAATTTTATGAATTTAGCAAAGCATTTCCTAATATTAGTTTTGGTATTTTAACTGGTGATATTAAATTTAATCCTGAAGCAGATGTATTAATTATGACTACCGAAATATTACAAAACACGCTTTATTTACAAAATTATAAAAATGAAAAATCAAATGAATTGCTAATGTTTGACATGGATATGGAAAACGATTTAGGATGTGTTATTTTTGATGAAATTCATTATATTAATGATAAAGATAGAGGAAAGGTTTGGGAAGAGACAATTATGATGTTACCACAGCAAATACAGATGGTGATGTTGTCAGCAACAATCGATAAACCTGAAAAATTTGCAAAATGGTGTGAAGACCAAAAAAAAACAAAAAGTGTTTATTTAGCTTCTACAAACCATCGTGTTGTTCCACTACATCATCATTTGTTCGTAACTGCACCCGAACATTTGTACAAACAAATAACATCAAAGTCTGAGGTTGAAGAAACAAGAAAACAAATGGATATTTTAATGCCAATACGTAGTCCTAATAAAAATTATCATGAAGATTCATATTTGAAAAGTCATCGGTTGTTGCAAAAAATAGAAAAACACAAAACATTTATTAGTCCTAATTTTGTATTAAATCAAGTAGTGAAACATTGTAAAAATAATGAAATGCTTCCAGCGATTGCATTCGTATTTTCAAGAAAAAATGTAGAAAAATATGCAGACGGAGTTGGTGAAATAGTAATAGATGATATGTTTCCTGTTCCTGAAGTTATTGAACGCGAATGTGAACATATCATTCGCAAGCTTCCAAATTATAGAGAATATTTGGAACTACCCGAATATAAAAAAATGGTAAACCTAATTTCAAAAGGTATTGCGATTCATCATAGTGGTATAATGCCTATTTTACGTGAAATGGTAGAATTGCTTTTTGCAAAAGGATATATTAAACTATTATTTGCAACAGAAACATTTGCAGTTGGTTTAAATATGCCTACCAAATCGGTTATATTTACAGGTGTATCTAAATTTAGTTCCGAAACTTCAGGTATGCGATATCTATATAGTCATGAGTATACACAGATGGCAGGTCGTGCCGGTCGTCGTGGCTTGGATAAAATAGGACATGTTATACATTGTATGAACATGTATCGTCAAAACATGCCTACTAGCAACGAAATGAAACAAATGTTATCAGGTGTTCCACAAACACTGGTTTCGAAATTTTCGATAAATTGTCAATTACTCTTGAGCATTTTTCAAAACATTCATGAAACGACTAATGAAAATATAGCGAAACACATTAGTAAAAGTATGTTGCACAATGAAGTGCAAAAACAATTGCAATATTCAAAGGAAGAATATGAAAAAGTAAAAGAAAGTTATGAAAAGAAAATTAATATGATTACAGGTAAAGATTTAGAAGAGCTTTCAAATTATAATACATTAAAGGTTTCACTTAGCGGACTTCAAAATAAAAAAAGAAAGGCTGCACAAAGAACAATGGAGAATATTGAGGTTAATTATGGAAAGAAATGGAAGTCATTGTTGCAACAATATGAAGATGCAAACAAATTAAAACAGGAAATGGCTAATATGGCTAATCAGGTTGATTATAGTGAAAATTATATACACAACACAATGGATTATTATTTAACATTTTTGGAAGATTGTAATTGCATTGAAAAGGATAACGATTCTTATAAATTGACCATTGAAGGTGAATTGGCTTCTATGATTAAAGAGGGTCCTGGACTGCTATTGGGGAATCATATATTTACCAATAAACTGGCTAGTTTTAATGCAAGTGAGATTGTTGGCATATTAAGTATATTTACACCGATTAAAGTAAACAATGATGTAAAAACGCAACGTCCTAACACAAGTAATAGTGAATTGAATAATTATATTAGTGAACTAAATAGCGACTATATTGGAAAATACGAAAATATTTATCATGAAGAACTGCAATTTGACATTATTCAGGAAGTAATGGATTGGATAAACGCAGTGACAGAACAAGAATGTAGACAAATTTTGTTTTCATTGCAAGAAGAGAAGGATGTATTTTTGGGTGAATTTGTCAAAGCTTTATTGAAAATAAATCATATATCGTTGGAATTGGAATCGGCGTGTACTATTATAGGTAACGTTCAATTAGCAAATGTATTTAATGGTATTTCTGAAAAAACGTTGAAATATGTGGCAACAAATCAGTCTTTATATATTTAATTATTGTGTGTAAGTACAAACAATGAATTTAAAATATTTTCTATTTATAGTTTTTCTTATGCAAAGGGTTTCTCTTCATATAATGTACGAAATAATCAAATATGTCCCCAATATTGTTCCATTTGATAAAATGTCTCTTGAAATATCAAACTATTTACGAAAACGTTCTGGAAAACGAATCAATCGGTTTATAGAACGCTATTTTTTCTCTTCACAAAAACTTACAAACTATATAAAATATAAATTTATAAAAACACATGAACTAAATTCTAAGGATTATAATCGTTTATTCATGAAAACATTCTTGGAAAGAGACAAGTGGCAGTTTCTACCTGAAAGAATGTGTGCAAACAATTTTCCGAACAATTCTATTTCGTGGATGTATGTTGAACGTATTCCGAAAAGCGAATTAAGAAGTAAATATGATGTATATAAATTTATTCAAACATTACGTCATGACCAAAAAGACGTAATATTTAGAGATTATATTTTTGATTTTAATGTAAAATTATATGACTGATTTATTGGTCTTCTTCTTCTTCTGCGGGAGGCATCATGTTCTCACCATGCATGTGGTGCATTCCTTCTAAATGTTGTCCTCTTAGTATCATAATACCTAAAGCAACAAACATAAAAATAAAAGGAAATAAAACTAAGAACCACGAAATACCTGAAAATCCAGTTTTACATATCGAATTCAAAATAAAAGTCCAAAATATAATGTATAAAAACTTAGCTAAAAAAATAGTTGCATTGTTTTGTGAAGGACAGCTGTAAACACCTAAACAATATCTATCACCTGCACCCATATTTTGTGCAAGCATCAATACCAATGCGAACATAGATATAAAAAAGTAAATGTAGGCTGGTGTGCATAAACTTCTAATAGTTTTGGCAATTTTCATTATACTATATTATGATAAAAAAATATAACTCCAAAATAATAGTTTTTTAGTTAATAAAGAAAAAATAAAAAAAAAGATAGATTAATGCCATTTAAAAACGGGCGAACACTCGAAGAACTATTAGTTCAAGCAAGATATGTAAATTATAATGATCCAAACAAGCCATATGAAGAATGGACCGATGATGAATTTAACATGAAGTCGATATATATTGCTTTACAAACAGCCGAACAAACACATTCACTTTTGTATATTTGCAATTCTTTTCCACCATTAAAAATTTTTGTGAAAGCACAATTAAAAACATACATTAAAATGTATTCACAACAAGGGCAATCATAATTATTTATTCTAGCAAATGAATTCGAATTTTTTGCTTCATTTTGTTTTCATCTTGAAATAAGAATATTTGAAATAACGAACAATCAAAATTTTGTTTGTCTATTTGTGAATTAACCTTAGATACTAATTTTAATTCTGGAATATAGCACATATACTGAAATAAACCATCATTTCGAGTAATTTTATCAAACATATATCCGTTATATCTCGTGGTACGTATTTCCGGATTATTTGTACATAATTCTAAAAGTGTACATTCTGTTTGCACTTTACGAATTGCACGCATTGTAGTATTAATATAATCGATTTTATTTATCCAAAATTTATAAAATTCTTTGGCATTGTCTGAATATTCATATATCTTCATATTCATTTGAATATTCATTAAATTAAGCAAATCAACCAAACGTCGAATAGGGGATGTAATATGAATATATGCATCCAATTCTAATACTTCGTGAGGTGATTTACCTAGAACATATTGTCCTGATGTCGTTCCCCATATTTTCATGAAATTGTATACATCTTCGGGAAGTTCTTTAGGAATATTATTTTTGACATCATGAAAGACAGAACCTCTATAAATACCATTGTTATATGGTTCAAAATGTTTTGCACAAAAATGATTCATGATTACCATTAAATAGGCAATTAAATCATGACTTGTTTTGATATTATTAATAAACTTGTGATTTGGTAACAAATTACGAGCAGTTTGCAACAAGTATTTGTAATCCTCTAAATTACGAAGATCTTCTTCTTCATATAAATAATTTTTTTTCACATTGATTAAGCAATTATTATAGTGAACATCAATAATTTTATTTTTATTTATAATCAAATCCATTGTGAATGCAATACGCTCTTGGTTTTCATGTAAACTACATAATATATCTGAAAGAATTGTAGGTAGCATTGGTCTTTTTTTATCAGGTAAATAAATAGTTGAAATACGGCTCGCAAAAGAATCCCATAAATCTAAATGGTCCATCCATATACAAACATTTGTAATATAAATGCTAACAATAATATTACCATTGTCACCTTGTTGAATACTAA